GACTTAGCTAAAAAATACGGGATAAGTACAAAAAACCTTGGTGAAAAAAGTTCTAAACTTGGATTTAAATTCTCTTGGGAGGATGGTGATTACGACATTGGAGATATTACAAAAGAAGTTAATAAATTAAATTAATAAAAAAAAGGTCTGATTTCTCAGACCTTTTTTATTTAACACCAATCTTTTTCAGAAACAATTTCAAATTGTATGATATCGTGGTAAGTTCTAATTTCACTACCTGATTCTAATTTAAACTCTAAATAATAATCATTAGGTATAAACCAAGAAGTATCAATTAAAAAGAAGTTACTATCTTCAGTTCTATTTAATTCACCCCAAGGAAGATATTCTATTTGTGTTTCACCTTCTTTAATGTATATTCTATAATACATTTTATCAACAGGTTTATAATCAGATGTATAAGGTATTGTAGCCTGAACCTCAACTCTTCTAGTATCACCACGTTTTATTTTTTCTTTACGTTGTATTCCATTAAAAGAAAAATGATAGTCATATATTGATATGTTTTTACCATTACCAACGCCTCTACCACTTCTATCATTAGAACCAATATTATAATAAGAATTTTTTTCTTGAATAATGAAGTCTAACTCAATATCACCTACGTTATTACCGTTTATAGTTACATTTTCCCAAACATCTCTAAACTGAACATTACCACAGTAACCATTAACAGGGTCACTAGATACGTTTAATTCAACATAATAAACACCTGTAGTTGTTTGTTTTATATCTATAGCCGGTATTATCTGATATACGTTATCATTTTGGTCGTATATACTAACAGAATCTATGGTAGCGTTAACTCTTTCACCACCAGCATTAACAAATAGATAAAGTCTGTTTGTTTTATCTAAATAAAATTCACATCTATCATCTTTTATTAAATCATTATATACACTCTCCATAAAAGGTTCATAAACTGTTTGGGTTTCTCTAGAGAAAAATCCTACATAACAAAAAGATTCTTGTGGAGCTGATTCTAAACCTGGTGAAAAAGCTACACCCATTGTACAAGCAGTAACACTATTTAAAATTAAACCATTAACATAGTTAGTAACGTCTACACAAAAGTTTTCATTTCCCTTATCAAAGTGTTGTTCACCTTTAACTAAGTTGGTTGTTGTTCCTGTGTATCCTGTTGATGAACCTGGCCACCACATAGTAGGGTCTATATAAACACCTTGTTGGTACCAAGATGTAAACCCTACACGTTCAACCCAGTTTGCTGGTGATTCACAATATACTTGGTCACCCGTATCACAAGTTAGGTAAGTTGTTGGTACATAATCATATCCATTACCCTCATCCCAAAATTCAGGTACTTCAAAAAGTATTAAATCAAAACTTGTAGCTCTAGATACTTCACCACAAGAACTTGAAACTGTTTTACAATACAATTCCCTGTCAAAACAAGATGTATTTGTTAAATTAATTTTATGTGTTAGATTAGATAAATTATACTCACCACTCGCAACTTTAGATATTAATTCAGTCAAATCCAAATTAAAAATATATCTAGTATAAATTAAGTCATTTACATTATTAGACCCCCCATGAAATAACTCTACTATTGGGTTTCTGCCTGTATTGACACAAGAATTTCTTATAATTACAGTATCTTTATCAAAGTAAGTTCTGTATATACTCATTAGTTTTTATTTACTAATAAATATCTAAAAAAAAGATATAATTTTAGAAAACTTTTATTTTGTTAATAGGAGGTATTTCAACATCACTATTATTAATACCATTAGCAACAAGATAAGATAATAATGCTGTCACAACTTGTTGATAAGCTAATAATTGATTTCCTCCCCTACCTTCTAGTTTAGTTATTATTTCACCAGACGCATTATTAATAATATCAAATTCAACTAAACATTCATTATCATCACAATTCCTGACTGCATTTATACTAATTAAAGGTGAATTAATTTCGTCAACCCTTTGTATTTCAGAATTAACCCTAACTTCAGCTTCATTAGGTAATATGGTTGCTTGTTTATTTACCGTTGATTTTGTTTTATTATTTTCAAAATCACCACCAGCAAAAATATTTCTACTATTTAATCTAGGTAATTCTTCGGTCATCCATCTTTGTAATTCAATATAAGCGGGTTCTTCTGGATATTGCGGTAATTTATGATAAGAGTGGGTGTGTGATTTAGCCCAATTAAATAACTTTTCAATAAAATCTTTTAATATATCACCATAAACTAATGGGTGTAATTTATCTTCTAAAGAAAATTCTTCTTCATCAGTAAAATAAGGATTAACAATTGATGAGTTATTGTCTCTACCAATTAAATAAATCTTATTACTAACCATATTAATATCAGTCCTAGTCTCTGAAAATTTTTCTTGTTGTAATATTTTTTTAAAAAAAGTATCAGTAGTAGCATTTATATCTATATTAGTACTGTATTTACCCGGATTTATTGTTTTTAATTGTATATAGGCAGGGTTCACTTCATTTCTAACCGTAGGTTGGTCTGGTAGGAACTTTGCTGCTCTAATCAAAACTTCTGAAGGTTTAAAAATTATATCAGAGTTGTCACGTCCTTGTATTGCAATCTCATCTACATTAGGGTAAACACCTTGAGCGGTAACAATTTTTTTTATTGATTTCTCATAAGTTAATGGAAAATCAGGTCTACCTCTTTTAGCATCGGGAAAATCTAATGATTCTTTTAACTTATCACCTAATTGTGGTATTAAAGGTCCGACATATTCTCTGACAGCTTGGTCATTTTTACTATCGTATAAAATTATTTTAGCCGTTTCACCTACTTTTGGGATTATGTTTATATGTAAAGGTAAAAAAGGAAAACAGACTAAAGGGTCAAACTTTGACCATGGTGTGGGTGGGGTATCTTCAGGTTTATCATCAAAACCTTTTATCTTCACCCTAATTCTACCCGCAGCTACAGGGTCATTAACATCAATAACAATACCTAAGTGTATTATTTTCTGTTGATTTCTTGATTTTATCGAACCGTCACCACGTGCCCCTTCTCCTAGGGATTCATTTCTTTCAGACATCTACACCTCTATTTTTTAATTCCTCATTAATTGAGTTATAAACCTTTTCTATATTTTTCATATGGTCATATTTTTTTATAGTTTCTTCCTTAACTCTATAAAAATCCTGACCCAATTTAAATCTAAGTTCCAATAGTTGTGTATTACTCTTTTTATCCAACCCCTTCATAATTAAAACATTTGCCCATGACCACATGAAGTGTTTATTGTAGTACCAAAAACTTGTATAGGACCTCCCGCATTACCACCAGTAGCCTGTAATTGTGTACCAGCTTTTGTACACACATCAATTCTAGCGTCTTCAGTTAAAGCTTTAACAATTTCTTCCATCCTTATTTTTTCCATTACCTCATCAGGTGATACTTGACCCCCAGGTAATGGACCAACAGGTAAACCTGCTTCAGATTTTCTTTGGATGATTCTTGCCGCAATTTTATCGGGACTCATGCCAGGTTTTAAACTACCCGTGTACGCTAATATATTTGAATCAATTAAATTTGTTGTTGGTATATTCGGTACTTTAAATAAATTTTTTATTGCATTTAAAACAGAACGTGAACTTTTAAAATTTATTTGACCAATTTTTTCTGATTCCCTACATTTATTTTTATTACTCATACAATTTAAACGTTATTAGCACCACTTATTTGTGGTTCAGGTACACCACTTATTAACCCTGAGTCTTCTGAAGCAGCTAATTTAGCTTTAGCGTAACTTTTGATTATTTTTATTTTCTTTTCTGCTATTTTCTTAAGTATTTTTTTAACCATTTTAGCAATAAGTTTTAATATTTCAGGTTTTAACCATACCTGAAAAGTTATTTTTACTAAAACAGCTAAAGATTCTCTAGCTATGTATTCAACAAATACTCTATTATTTATAACAAAATCAAAACTAGTATTTTGTGTAGTATTTACCGCTGTTGTTATATACCCCGAAAGGTTATAAATCCCCACAACGGTTGGTTTCATAACAGAATTTTTTACAAGAATTTTTGGTAATTCTAATAAGATGTCCCAATTAAATTTTTTCTTAATTGCTTCACTATTTCTTGGTGAATTCTTTGCAGCAATATCTTCTATTGAATTTAATAATTGTATTGTTTTTCTTTCTTGTAATTGTGCGTTGTTGTTGTTATTTTTTATATCGTCTAAAAAACCCACTAATAAAGGTGTGTTGTCATTTAAATCAAATTCAAAAATACCACAACCTAAATCTATGTTCGTTACACCCAATTTTCTTTCTCTTGCTCTTCTTTCTATTTCTTCTAAATCTTCATTATTAAAACTAAAAAAAGAATTATCGTAAACTATTTCATCATAACATGGGTCTGTATCTAAAATTTTGTCTATAATTTTATTAGTTTTTTCTTCATTAATTAATTGTTCTACAGTTGTGTCTGTTTGTGAAGAAATAAGACCAAAAAAGAAATCTAATAATGTTGCCATAAATTTTTCTTTACTAAATAATTCTACACTTGCAAAAAAATCTAATAAAAAATCACCAAAATTTTTATCATCATAATTTTGATTTACTTTAAAATCTATTTGATTGTTTTGTGTACCCCCAGAAAAATATGTTAAATCTATTAATGGACCATTAGGTCCTTGCCAAACATTAAGGGTGTTTGGTGTTCTTACTGTATCGTATATAAACTTATCAAAATCTTTTGATGAATCACCCAATAAAAATGATGCCATACCACCAGCGTTGGGGTCCATTTTAAATAGATTATTATAATCTATATCAGCTAAATTCATTAACATATTAGCTCCTGATGGCATCACAAAATCAGAACCACAATTAAACGTGGCTTTAATACCCAAAATCAAAGCTTCTTTTAATATTTTAATAAATTCAGGTAAAAATTTAATTAATATTTTTTTTACAATTGTTTTCCATTTTGGTTCTTCTTCGGGTTCTTCTTCGGGTTTTTCTTCCTTTTTTTTTTGTAAAAGTTTTCCGTTACCTGGGAGTTTAAAATCAAAACCACGTTCCACGTTTTTTTCTTTTTCCTTTTCCTCTTTTTCGGCTTCTCTTTTTTCTTTTTTATCATTAGAAACAATAGTCAACAACTCTAATAAAAAAGGTAATATGTTTTTTGAATTGCTATTAGCAGAGTCAAAAGAAGAGGTACTTTTTGAATCGGGTATATCATTAAGCGTCTTAATGATACCAACCTCTTCAAATACACTTTTTTTATCATTTTTGTAACTCATATTATTCTTTTTCTTTTGTAAACATATCTCTTAATAACTCCATGTCTTCGGGAGTTAATGAACCATCTGATTTAGATTCAGTTCCCTCACCTTTAAAAATTAAAGTACCCATTAATTTAACTATTGAAAGTTTTTTATCTATGGTACTATCAACTAATTTTAATAAGTCAGTGTTTGCTTTGTTTAGATTAACTAAATCATGCATATCCTCAACTTCAACTTTCTTTTTGTTTTCGTTGATTTGTCTTATAGCGGTACTACGTTGTTCAACAAGTTCGTTATATGCTTCTTGTGCCACACCTAAAAAACTATCTGTACTTAACTTAATTTCTTTTTTCTTTGGCCTACTCATAATCTTTTTTTTATAAATATCCTTTTTATATAATTTTAAAAAGAATCATCTCTTAAAACATTGTAAATGACCCTATATCTTTTCATGCCATTTCTAATGTCTTTAGTATTAAGAGATGTCATTTCTCTCATATAATATAAAATAAGGTTTTTATTGAATTTATTTTTACCAGGAACATTATCATCATCAAAAAGATTTTCCCATTCATCTAAAATAGAAGTTAGGGCCTTACCGACTTTAATTTCATTTTCGTTTAAAACTTTATTTTCCATTTCTTTTTTAATGCTAGTAGAAATGCTTCCGATTAAATCACCCAAATTTGGTTTTGGGTCATCGATATAATAAGCCATGTTTTCGTCCTCCTCAATCATAGGAGCAACGTCATCGTAACTTAAATTTTGTTTAAGTCTTTTATCCCCCTTTATCATTTGACCTAAGAGGTAGTGTTTACACACAGTCCCATAATAAGAGTAAGATTTTTTATTTCTTGACGGCTTAAATTTATGAAACTTAATGTGTAAAAAACTAAGTGTATCGGCATGAAGGTCATCAAACTCCATTGTTTTAGAATAGAGTTTGTACCTTCTAATAATGCTTTCAACCATTTTATCTAACGGGGCCTTGAGCTGTTTACTGTAGATTCTATTTCTAAGTGTGTCTTCTTCCGTTGTGCCAGTCCATCTATACCCGTCTTGTGTAGTCGGGTCTTTAATTAATTCTCCAAGTTCAAGATAATTCTTTACTGCTTCTTCTTCTTCCGGACCAAAGTAAGGTTTCTTTTTAGGTTTCCTACCCCTTTTCTTTGGTTCTTCTATCATTTAGACTGTTTGTTCTTCTGCGTTATAAGTTAGACCTCTGTCTTGTTTAAAATAACATTCCTTTTTAGCAGTATTAAACCACCATCTAGCTTCAAGAGGGTCAATTTTATTTACACCATTATAGTATTCAAAAAACAAAGAAGAAGGTCTCATATTTGTTTTTTTGTAACCAATCTTAGGGATAGTCATAATTTTTTTATCGTAGTAAGTCATTCTTAAGAAGAACTCATACACAAATTGTAGTCTAATACTAGATTTCAATTTACCTACAGATTCAAAAGATTCTTTTCTGTAAACTCCACCAGAGATTTGGAAACTTGGGTAGTTCAATAAAGCGTCATTATCTAAGAAACCAATCTTGTCTGAAAAATCTTTTGCCCATACAGGTTCATTTGTAAAATGTAAAAATCTACCTTCAACATTAGCGTCTAAAACAATAGGTAAAAATGCGTCTACATCATCATAATAGTTTGCGTATTGGTAAAAATTACTAAACCAAATTTTAGAATATTCATCATCCATTTCTAGAATACTAAACCACTCTGTTTCTACTTGTGAAACACCGTAGTTAATTTGTGAACAAAAATCAGTTTCACCATCATTTTCAACAATAGTTAAAATATCTTTAATTTTTTCATCATAAGAATATTCTTCCACTGTTGTTTTTGCTTCACTACCTTTTGGTACTACAATAATAACTTTTGTAGGTAATTCTTTTTGTTCTCTAAGACTAGCCATAGCTTTAGCAAAGTAGTCTTTCTCCTCTTCATTAATTTTATGTACAGGTACAATAACTGTTACTTTATTATCCATTTGTTTCTTCTGTTTTAGTTTCTGTTATTACTTCTGGTTCAACAAATTGTGTCAAACTAGATTTAAATTCCTCAATAGCTTTATTAGTTAACTTTTCAAAATAATTTTTGATTGTTTCTTTTTGTTCTTCAGGAGTATATTTTTTGTTAGTTTCTTCCATTTCAGTGTACAATTCTTGTGGTTCTAAATCTTCCAACCAAGCTTGAACGTAGTTACCTAAAATATCTACAATATTGTTAACATTGTTAGTCCACATTCCGTTTCTATCTGTCATCCATTCAGGTACCATGTTAGGAACTTTACCAATAACAGGTACACCACATCTCATAGATTCTAATGGGAAAGTACCAAAGCCTGAAATATCGTCAACCCAAATAGATACACAAGATTCAGCTAAATTTTCAGCAAATTTTTCTCTAGACATACCTCTTAAATCTCTAAAAGAAACCCATTTTAAGTGTGGGTATTTAATGTAAAAAGCCTTAAAGATTTTTAGAGTATCTCTTTGGTCTCTAGTGTTAATCGTTACAATAGGTTTTCTAGGTTCTTCCGATTTTTTAAAGTAACTTGGGATTGAAATTGATGTTGAATCAACTTCGATTGTTGGGTTATTGAACAGGGTGTTAATGTATTCTTTTTGGTTTGCTGATGTTGTAATAACATCTCTTACTTTATAGTCAGCCCAAGTTTTACCTGGTTCTAACATCTCAAAAATATAATCATATGCCTGTGACATAATCATTTTTCTACATGGTAATCCTTTAATTTGTTCTAATACATTAGCAAAAATTTCAGGGATGATTACAAAATCACTACCACCAACTTTTAATTCGTTTCTTTCGATAGAAAGGTGTGGTAAATTACCATACTCTTCACCTAACCAAGAATTAACACTAGTATAATCATTTTTTTCATGTAAGATATAAGCTCTATATCCTAGTTCAGTTAAAACTTTTACGTGTTCATAAACGTTTGCTACTCCAGCCGTAGGAGCTCCTTTTGTGTCCATCGTAAAGAAATAAATACCAAAATCTTTTTTTGATAGTTTTTCGATGTTAGACTCAATTTGTTTTACAATTTCTAATTTTTCCATATTAGCTTCTGTTTTTTTTTATTAATTTATATTTTATTAGTGTATTAAATGAAAGTCTGAACGGTATTGATAGTTGTTCACCTAATTTGGTGATTCCCATACCCTCATCAACAATCCCATTTTCGTTTAATATTGATTCAATCATTGCTTTAGTTAAATCCCATTTAGTCATATCGACCATTGGACCTTGTAAATCAATGGGTTCTTCTTCCCCTTCACCTTTTGGGTTTTTTTCTTTAGTCAACAAGTCCTCAAAACTTTTAGACTCTTCTTCGTCTATTTTTACAAAATCAGAAATTGATTTTAAATCAAAATAGTACTCTTCTCCAGCTATGTCAAATAATTCCATAGTTAATTATTAATAATAAAATTTTAGATGTAAACCATTATAAGGACCATTCTCCCTCACCACCCAATAAAATATTTTGAATATCTTTTAGTGTGGTAGAATCAATTTCTTTAATTGACTTAATATTAATATTAGATTGTACTAATAGTGTATTAAATTCTTTCTCTATTTTAACACAAACTTTTTTACTTGGTTTTGAATTGATTATTTCTGGGTGGTCCGTAATCATCACGTCAACGTAATCCCATACTTTATTATATTCTGTAACAAATTTTATGTTAGGACAAGTGCATCTTGTTTTTGATAGAAAAAATAAAGTAGACGGAATAACTAACCCACCTTCTCTAGTTATGATAATAAATTCGTGTTGTGGATTATCTATAATTAATTTATTTAATGTCTCTACAGCAGAATTAACAACCTCATTTGCGTACCCAAAAATCTCTAATGTACATTTTTCATACATAAATTCTTCTAATGTAACTTGTTTTTTGACCGTAACTAATTTTGTATCTTCCTCTGATTCAAGAAAAGAATCTTCATTAAAGTCAGGATTAAATTCTAATTCAGCTTGTTTAACTTCTTCTTCAGGAAACTTAATCCAATTTTCTAAATCATAGTCTTTAACCTCAATCGGTTCATTGTCTTCGTCAGCAAAATATTTTTGGAATGTGTTTTCTATTTGCCCAAAATAATCTCTTAATACATTATCTATTGATACCCCTATCTTCATCTTCTACAACTTTATAAATTTTTAGTAATTCTTTTTTTGTTAATTTTTTTACTTCACTAAAATATTCTATAGATTCTTCCAGTGAGTCAGATTTAAATTTATTTATGGCTTCACCATTTTTATTTATTAATTTAAAAGTTTTCATAATTAATTTTTTCTTTTGGTGTTTGGTATTCTTCCCTCGGCAAGAGCCTTTTCGTAGTTATCAATAATCTTAATAAGTAATGGGTCTCTAACAATATCATTTCTATCAAACTTAAAGTGAAACATTTGGTCATCTTCACCTAAAATTTCTTTAACAAAAAAGTCTAAAGCCACATACTTTTCATTGATGTCGTTTTGTCTTGAATCTCCAATAATAGTAATTTTAGAACCTTCACCAAAACGAGTAATTGTTGTCATTAATTGTTTAATGTCAGCGTTTTGCATTTCATCACAGATAATATATGAGTGTTTAAAAGTACGACCCCTCATGTAAGCAATGGGTTCAAATTTAATAGTGCCGTTGTCAATTAACATTTTAAGTGTTCTACCGTCCATCATCTCAATTAAATTATCTAAAAAAGATTCCATAAATGGTTGTACTTTATCTTTTTCAGAACCAGGTAAAAACCCTAAGTCTTCACCAGAAGTCTCAAGAGGCTTCACTAAAACTATTCTTTTAACTTCACCCTTTTGTAATGCTTTAACTGCTGCCCAACAAGCGGTAAATGTTTTAGATGTTCCTGGAGGGCCGACAATTGTAGAGATTCTAGAATCTTTTATACCATTAAAAAGTTCGTATTGTTTTTCTGATAATTTAACATTTTTATAGGAACCAAATTCTTTATTAATTGATTCGTTGTTTAAATACTCATCATAAACCTCTTGTGTATTAATTTTACGTTTTTTTTGATTTGTCATAAAAAATTATATTAAATTTTTGGAAAAAGTATATGATTACTTCCTAATTTTATTATAGTTACCCTCAAACCATTCTATAGTTTCTTTTAAACCTTCATATAAAGGTGTGAATTTAAAATTTGGTAAATAATTTTTAATTTTACTATTGTCGCTTGGTTTTCTAAATTGTCCGTCTGGTTTTGAGGTATCCCATATAACCTCACCCTTAAAATTCATAATTTCAACAATTACGTCAACAATTTCTTTAATCGATATTTCTTCGGATGTCGATAAAATTATTGGTTCGTTTTCAGTGTAATTATTTAAAACCCATTCAGATAAAATGGCAACATCTTTATTGTATATAAATTCCCTTAATGGTTTACCTGAACCCCATATAGTTAAAGGTGTTTTAGTTTCTCTAGCAATATAACATTTATGTATTATGGAAGGAATTACATGTCCGTTTTCAATATCAAAATTATCATTTATACCATATATGTTTGTTGGTATAACTGATTTATAATTTAATCCATATTGTTCTTTGTAAGCTCTTATTTGAATGTCAGCCATTCTTTTAGAGTAAGCGTAAGCATCATTAGAAAAATGTGGTGGACCTAAATGTATTTTATTCTCTGTTAAGGGATACTCAACGTTGTCAGGAAAAACACATGTTGAAAGGAAAACAACTAAATCTTTTATGTTGTGTTTTCTACATGATTCAATAACATTTGTATTTATCATGATGTTATCATAAAAAAATTCTCCCTTATATCTCATGTTTCCACCAACGCCACCTACTTTAGCTGCGGTATGGATAACCTTATCAACAACAAATTCTTTTTGTATTTCTTTATTTGTATAAAAAGAAAAAATTTCGTCAACAGATTTTTGGTCTCTTAAATCACAAACTTTAGAATTTAAGGCAATTAAATTACCTTTAAACTGTGAACCCACCAAGCCACTTTGTCCTGTAACTAATAATCTACCCATTAAACATTTCTATTTCTCATAATACCTAGCATTACCTCTGATGGTATGTCTAATATATTTTGTTCTATTTCATTCTCTTCTACTTTATAATGTTCTAACCAATATTCAATCATTTCATCTAACATTGTCTCAAAAGTATATTTTGGGTCCCAATTTAACTCATCTCTTAACTTACTTGAATCCCCCTTTAAATCATGTAATTCTTCAGGTCTAAAATGTTTATCATCAATAACAACATATTTTCTAAAATCCAAGTTTAATTTGGAAAATGTGTATTCACATAATTCTTTTACTGAATGTGAAACACCTGTAGAACATACATAATCATCTGGTTTATCAGATTGTAACATTAACCACATAGCTTCTACATAATCTTTTGCGTGACCCCAATCTCTGGTAGCATCAAGATTACCTAAATGTAAATTATTTTGTAATCCTAATTTAATTCTAACTGCAGCTTTAACAACTTTATTAGTTACAAAATTAGTTCCTCTTCTAGGGGACTCGTGATTAAATAATATACCGTTCCATATTTTCATACCATATGAATTTCTATAATTCTTACAAATGTTGTAAGAAAAAACTTTAGCACAACCATATGGTGATACAGGATTCAATGGTGTCGTTTCTCTTTGATACCCATCATCGTCTATTGAATTACCAAACATTTCTGAAGATGATGCTTGATAAATTTTTGAATGTGGTGAAACCATCCTTACAGCTTCAAGTAAATTTAATGTACCTAAACCAGTAGCGTTAGCCGTGTATATTGGTTGGTCAAAACTAACTCTAACATGGGATTGTGCTGCTAGATTATATATTTCATCAGGTTGTACTTTTTGTAAAACTCTAACTAAAGATGCCATATCAGTTAAATCAGCGTACTCTAAATTAATTTTACCTTCTGAGAGTAGGTGTTCTATTCTAGTAGATTGTGTTTCAGATACAGAATTTCTTTTTACGGTACCCCATATCTCATAATCTTTATTCAACAAAAATTCTGCTAAATAAGAACCGTCTTGTCCGTTAATACCCGTTATTAAAACTTTTTTCATTATTAATTTTTTGTGTTAATATATTTATTATTTTTAAAAATTCATTTTATTGTTTATTACGGATGTTAACCTATCCCAAAAACTCGTATAAATTAACGATAACTCAAAATTATTTTTAATAAAAGGTAACATGTTATTATATGTCTCAAGATTTAATTTTTCAATTATTCCCTTAAATTCATCGACACTGTTAAACTCTAAAAAACCCCTCTTATCAAAATAATTACCAATATTACCACACCCCCAATATATTGGTACGGTTCCAGTAACTAAACAATCGATTATTTTTTCTGTAAACAAATTATCTATTTTTTCATTTTCTATAATTAAAGAAAACATATAATCTTTAAATGCGGTAATTTTATTCTCAACTGGATTATATCCATGACCATAAGTGTCCATAGGGGTTAACTTACTATCAATTATTTTATGTCGAAGTTGATGTCCCTCAGTTTGACGTTTGTTGGAAGCTACAATTGATAAAATTTTTGTTTTATCATGAATACCCCTATCAGATTCATTTATCCAACAAGAACCAAAAGGAAATAATTTACTATTTTCACATTCTTCTAATACTTTTGTATTCCAACTTAAAATTAAATCAAAATTATTTTTAAATGAGGGTATTTGGTTTACTATCCCCATGATAGAGGGTGGTTCTATTTGGACCATGACTTTATAATCAGCATTTTCATCGTAATTAAAACTATCAAAAGAAATACTAACTTTTTTATTAAAATATAAATCGTTATGTAGAGTACCAAAAGTAGAAGCTTTTATATTATTTTCCATTTTTTTTACAAATGCCTATTTTATTGCTTGAATGTTTAAACTCATTAAAATACCATTCTCTTTATCCATATGAGGCATATATGCCTGTGAAAAATCATCAATATTAGAATGTTCCGATTCTCTCCAATCCCATATTTTGACATCAGTAAAACCAATTTGTTCTAAGTCTTCTTTTAAAGTGTTGTAATCAAACCCAACATAATGATAATTGTGTTCATAACTTTGTCCACCATATAAAAACCCCATTAATTCTCTTAAAGAAGTACCATTTTTATATTGTAAAAAAACTTTTTCTAAATCAGGTACAGATAGTTTTATAATTCCACCTTTTTTTAATATTTCATACCATCTTTTTAATACTGTGATATATTCATGTCTACTAAAATGTTCTAACACATGACAAGCATAGATTTCATCTGCACTAGATGGATTGAATTGTGAAAGTGTTTTTATATCATCAACTACGTCACAATCTAAATTTTCTCGTATATCTATGTTTATATAATTTTTTATAATTTTTGTCCCGCAACCTAAGTGTAATTTCATATTTTTAAGTATAATAATTGTGTGATTTTAATTGTCTATGTATAGTTTCGTTTTCTTTAACTTCATACTGAATGTCGTTTAATAAGCAATACACGGTTAGATACCTTTCAAAATGGTGTGCAAAATAATTAGAATCATTATTATCCAAATAAACAGGGTAAAACCATTCCATAAAATTTCTAAATGTTTCAGTTTTTATTAAGACATCCCCAATACTAAACCATTTGTCTTGTATAAATTTATTATAATGTTTTTCTATTAAAAATTGTAGATTAAAACCTAATTTATTTTTTATATAATCATTAAATTTATGATGTTCTGGAAAACCAGTGTTAAAATAAAAATTAAAATTAAAACCCATAGATGATTTAATATCGTAACTAGTTTGATTATTAGGTGTTAAAATGTCAACATCGTAATCAATTAATCTAATGTAATCTGAATTTAAAGATGTGTTTTTAAATATGGAATACCACCCACAGTATTGTAAACAATGCTTATTGTTTTCTATATTATCAGATAAATTTCTAGATATAATTACATTCTCTAGACCTTCAATTTTGTCAACCTCATTAAAACCTAAAAAAACAAAATAATGTTTACCTAAACAGTCATACCTAGTATTTTCAATACTATTCAAAATAAAGTTTTGGTCGTGGCAAAATATGTATGTAGTAACCATTTAAATATTAATAAATTTTTTATTATTTAATTTTTGTGTGTGAACATTATGTGGTAGTTTAACGTTATTAGCATCAAAAACCGATGGTAATACATTAATGTACTTATTATCCACAAATATTAAATTTGTAAAATCAGTTTCAGCGTATAAATAATAACCTTTTTCTTCTCCTAAATTTTTTAAACATGTTAAAGATGCACTATAAGCATAAGTTTCATCCCAAACATGGTTTTCATCATATTCCAACGCTACAGATTCTTCGTGTGAAAAATTTGAGTTATACTCTATAATGACTACGGATGGTTTATATGTCAATTCTTTCCAAACCCAATAATCATTACCATCGATATCTATAGATAGTAAATCTAAATTTTCAGGTACTTCATATTTTTTTAATAAAAAGTTTATATTGTCTTTTGTTATAAACTCATTTTTTACATTACCTTGTGGGTTTGATATACCTTCCATTTGTAACCCATTCCACCCAATGTCTAAAAACATTCTAATATTAGATAACCAATAACCGTCACCTGCACCAAATTCTACAGCGTACTTGCTATTGACACCTATTTTTTCAAAAATACTATGTAGTATTTTACTTTCCCCATTTTGTGAATAATCTGTCATATTTAATTTTTTAATTGTTTATTATTATTATTATTTTTTATTATTAATAAAAAGAGCGTTACCCCAATTACTGTTTTCGGGGTATATTGAATCAAGTTCAAAAGAGTATTGTTTAACATAATTCTCTATTTTATCTAAATTACTACAATCTTCATATAATTCTGAATTTATATATTCGACATATATGTAATCTAATTTTTTTAAAAAATCACCAAAGCCTTTTAATACTTGAATTTCATAACCTTGTGTATCTGAAACTAACACATTAAAATTATTAATATCAATACCCAAAGAATCAAATCTTTTTATTTCAACACTTTCAGTATGATTAAATTGTATAGAAGTAAATTGTGATAAATGATTTAAAGGTTTAAGAAAAGATGATGACTCACCGTTATTTGAGGCGATATTTATATTTTTTATCTCATCCCTATCACCTAAAGCAAAATTATAACAAATAAAATCTGGGTTATTTTTTGTTAATAAATTGAACACATCTTTTATGGGTTCAAAACACATAACATTATTTGTATATTTTCTAAATAAACTAGACTCTTGGCCTGTATTAGCACCTACCTGTATTATACCCCTTATTTCTTTAATTTTCTCCAATACTTCGATTTCCATTTTTATAATATATAAAAATTTTAGTTAAATTAAAGTCTAACTAATTTTTATTTTTTACATTTCTAACACCATTCATTCGGTATTAAATCATGAGTATTGTGGTTTATTGCCTTACCGAACCAATTTTTTGGTGTTATAACCATTTTGTTAGGGTTTGTGTTTAACCATGCACCCCACCATGAAAAAGATGAATTAGCTATTATATTATTTTTACATAGACTCATTAACCATAAATCGATATAGTCTTTTTCGCCCTCAATAAAAATAAATTGTGGTCCTTTAAAATTTTTTTTACACCATTCTATGTCGTTTGAAAAAACTAAAAAAATTGTTTTTTTATCAAAATTAGAAATAGCTTGATTATAATATTCGATACTACAAATTGGGTGGTGTTCTGGTAATCCTAAATAATCACCTCTTCTAATATGAATTGAACAGGTTTTTTCGTTTAAAAATTTACCATATTTTTCATATATTTCTTCTTTAGATTTTTCATCTATCGCATATAAATTTAATATTTGTTCACGATTATGTAAAAAATATTTTTCACTTTGAAAGTATCCGTACAACTTTAAATTTGTTGTGTACGGTATTTTAGAATAATGAAAAAAAGGTTCTTGATAAGTTTTATTACAATTTGTAATACCGAATTTTACGAATCTAAAAATATTTTCAGTGTAAGAATTTATTGGTTGGTGAGCATTTGAAGCTTGGGTTACTTCGAATACGGATTCGTCATTATTATCTAAAGACAATGAATAAGTTGTAGCTATTTGGAACATCTTGTTACCTAACCCACCTATTAAGTTACACGTTATCATTATATTTTTGTTTTACGTAATCTATTTCTTCATTTATATTTTTATTGTATCTACTACTAATTTGAAATTGGTGTATTCTATTACTTATTAAAATATCACTAACTACCTGTGGTAAACCATATTTTTTATATAAATGGTAATAATACTCACAATCCATTAACATTGTTAAATTCTCATCAAAAAAAACAATTTCTTCATTAATAAAGGAAAGTACTGAAGGTGAACTAATTGTGTTAACACCATACAATATTTGGTCATTCCAAGAAGGTACCATTTCCCTGTTAAAAGTAAGACCATCATTTGTGTGATTACAACCATTAACTAACCATTTACAGTTGGTTTCTTTAAATGTATTGTGTATTATTTGTAATGCGTTATCGTCCACAAATAGGTCATCCTGGAACATTACTTTTATAATTTCCCCATCAGCATTTTTTATGGCTATATTTGTATTAGCAGGACCATTGCCTCGGTCATACTCATTTTTAATATAAACAATATCAAAAAATATATTATAAGATTCTACAAGTTTTTTGATTCCATCATCTACACTATGGTCAGAAATAATAACGTTAAAATTTTTAAAACTTTGTGTTTTTATAGAATTTAATAAAGCCTTTAAATAATGCAGACCATTACCATACTGTTCCCAAGTGGGTATGCAAATACTTATTTTCATACCCAACGCCAAGTTTTAATATGATTAGTTAATTGTTCTCTATTCATATTTCTTATTTTATGGAATTCTTGCCCATTAGAATGAAAAAGTGGGTTACTATCAGAACTATTGTGTGTCCTACTATGGGTTAAATGATAAAGAGGACCCTCAACTCTACATAAACTATAACCCATAATTTCTATACGTACAACTCTTTCCCAATCTTCATGACCCCATGAAACAAAATTTTCATTTTCTAAACCAATTTGTGAGTATCTTTCTTTGTTAAAGAAAAAAGCTCCACCAACAGAATTAGGGTTAAATAGAGTACACTGACTTAAATCAATGTCTTGAATATTATCAGAATCAACTAAATGGAATTGATTTTTTTGTACGTCATAGAATTTTCCTGAGTAAGGGAATACCATATCACAACCTTCTAAAATTTTATTTCTAGATTCTAGGTATTGGTCAACTGTGAAAATAACATCAACATCATAGTTAACAACAATGTTTGTTTCACACATTTTAGTCATATCATTCAACAATCTTGTTCTATGAAAAAGTCTTTCATCGTTTTTTTCAAAAACATATTTTATTTTATCTGAAACTGATTTTACAAATTCTTCATTAGAATTTTCATCACTTTCTAATACTATAATATTAGTATCAAAGTTCCTTAATAAAAAACTTATTGAAGTTTTAAAATTATCTCTTCTATCCTGTGAATCAAATCTAACAGGAACAATAAATGTAACGTCTTTAAAATCTATCATCCTCTATTTTGATATATTGCTTGTAATTGTTGTTGTACCTGTTCTGGTGTTGCTAAAGGTGTTTCTGTGGGTGTAATCCCATGTTTATTTTTGTACCACATAGTACCTTTTCTAAAATTCTCATTCCATGTTGGTGTTCTAGCAATAGTACTTTCAGCTATTGAGTTCGGTATATCAGTTAAGTAATTCCAACTTTCATGAATATCGGCAAAATACCAAAAAGCTGGGTGATACATTTTTTTAATAGCTTGGTATGTGTGTTCAACATGTTCCCACGCGTTTTTAAACATTGGGTCAAAACCACCGATATCTTCTAATACTTTTCTTTGGTAATAAGAAAATGCCCCAACACAATTAGGGTACAATGCTATTTTTACACCCGTATTTAATACATCACCATTTTCATAAGGGATAATCATCCTAGGGTTAGGTTTACCATCTACATCCTCTCTTTCAGATAAATCTGTAAATCCCTTACTACCAATCTTATTAGCTGGTCCGTGTAAAGCAAAATTTAAATGTTTAATACCAGAAATTAATGAGTGTTTAATATATTCTTTAAAAACATTTTCATCTTTAATTAAGATATCATCTTCCATAATAAAAATATGTTCACAACCTTTTTCCATTAGATAATTAATAGCTGTTGTTTTTGCTGCACCTACAGACATATTTGTTTTATGCTGTATGATATGTGCATCTTCAGGGTAAGCGTCTTCAGGGTAAGGTGTACCGTCATTTACAATAACAAAATTCTTAACCCATTTTGGAACTGTAAAAGCACTTTGCCTAATTCTATGTTCAGCATTATAAGTAACCATACCAAAACCAATAGAATCAGGGTCAAACTCTAACTTTTCTTCAAAAGTTTTATTATTTGATAGTCTTACAGGTAAGTTATCTTTATATCTTTCTTCAAATTTAATTTTATTATCTTCCCATTGTTGATTGGTCATACCTACTGATAAATGGGTTACTCTAATTAAAGTCGTTAAACCAATTTTAACACCATCTAAATAATTAGGGAAACAAAAAGCTAAATCATAAAAATGGAATCCATCAAAAGATTCGTCAAAAGTATGTTTAATTTTTGTTTTATCTATAGCAAAAAACAAACCATCTAAAACAACCATTTCAGTAATTTTATTACCCTGGTCTTTAGAATAATAGTTAGTCCATTTTTTACCTTCGTGTTGGTGTGATACAATACCATTCATAGATTCTTTCAAAGTCCACCATCTACCGTCTAATAAATCTGTTGTACCAGCTATCCCTAAAATTCCATATTCAGGATTTTTATTAAATAGTTTTTGTAGTTTTTGGCCCCAACCCTTAGTTTCAAAAATTAAATCATCGTGACAAAAAACAACTATATTATTTTTAGCCATATCTAATCCTTTATTATAAGCTTGTGGTAATGACATTTCACCATCATTAACAATTTGTATAACATCTACGTTATGAATACCACAAGTTTTTTTAATTTGTTCGATATACTCAGGGTTATCTTTTCTTGTTGAATATACTACTGTAATCATAGTTCAAAATTATCTTTAGTATTTTCTTTTATTGAAACAAATTCTCTAATAGTCTTACCTAACTCTGTATCATCAGAATAAGTTTTAACTAATAATTCTACAACCTCCATTCTTAAAGCCTCATGTCTTTCATTAATGGGGTTATTTTCCAAATCCGTATATACTTGATTTTTCATATTACTTCTCAATTTCAATAATATTAATTGGTTCCTCACAATAAACTGATAAGTGACATGAAGCCTTAATAGCTTCTTTTACTGAATTACCCAAGTATAATGCTGCTAAAGCAAAATCCATACCAGCACCAATAGCTGTATAATCAGTTACTTCTTTACACCAAAAACCTTCCATTACAAAAGCTTTTTTCTCAAAAACAATAACATATTGGTTAGTTAATTTTGTTTCTTCTGTTTTATTTCTATACCAATCTTGGAACTCTGACATAAACTCTACCATTCCCTCCACAGAAGCTTCTCTAGGCTTTCTTGTTTTAGAATAAATTAGAAATAATCCACCTTCTTGTGCATCACCACAATCACCGATAACCATTCCGTTTACTTCATTAAGTTTTGCTAATTTATCTTTTTCTTGTGTCCAACCAGATACTAGGATACTATCCGCTCCAATTGTAATTTTTTTATTTGTTACTCTTACTGCTACTACTGACATGTTTAAGCTTTTGTTGTTATGTTATAAATCCCACTATTTAAAGTTACACTATCCGTCCCTGATGTGGTATACCATACTTGTGGGTAAAAGGGTGGCTGAGGACTTGTATATGGGTTAACCTCATTTGGTACCCCAGTTGGTATAAACGGATTTATTGGTGTGTGTGGTGTGATTGTTATAGGGTTTCTCCATTCAGTAATTTTAGTTACCTTTAATGTAAATTCTCTCCACAAACCACTTGGTAATAAAGAATTTAGTTCTTCATAAAAATCATGAAGGTTAACATCTTCCTCTATTGTAATTGTTTTATTAATTGTATCTAATTGAATTTTCATTACTTTGTACCTGTAGAACCAAATCCACCCTCACCACGTTCAGATTCGTTTATTTCCATAACTTCGATTAAATCACCGTAGTCTGAACTAATTCTATGTGCCACAACACCTTGTGCGATTCTTTCACCTCTTTCCCAAGTAAATTCCTCATTACTAATGTTAACCAAAAGAACTTTAATTTCACCACGGTATCCTGTATCTACAGTTCCAGGTGAGTTTAATACGGTAATACCGTTTTTATAAGCCAACCCACTTCTAGGTCTAATTTGTAATTCATAACCATCAGGTAATTCAAAATACAAACCTGTACCAACAAGTTTTCTTTCTAATGGTTTTAAAGAACCACCTTCATTTGCTCTTAAATCAAAACCTGAATCTCCCTCTTTTGCATAGACAGGATTTTTATTTTCGGATTTATTAATATAATTAATTTTTACTTTTGTTTTAACTGGTTCATTAACTTTTTTATTATCGTATTCTTGTACTGATTCAGCTAATTTAATCGCCATTAAAATTTCTTGTCTAGTTGCTTCAGGTAACATATCCATTTCAGCTAGAGCTTTTAATTCTTCTATTTGTTGTGTAATTTCTCCCATTATTTAAGATTATTTAATTTTGTTATTATATCTACAAGAGCCTTAACGTCTCTTTCACAATATTCTTTAATTTCTTCATGATTACCCTCCCAATAATTGGTAGTAACGCTATCCCCTTTAACATCACCGTTTTTAGGTGATTCAATATCTAATGATGAACAGATTAAATCTAAAGAACCCAAAGACCAATTGTTACCAAATTGCCAAACTTCTTTAGTATCAACAACTCTTAAATCCCATGGTTTAGTTTCATGTGTTGGGAACAGTTTAGGTGGTTTCATTCCATTAATAAAAAATCTTTTACCTAAAAATGGGATATCAAATATTTTAATACTTTGACCACAAAGGTCAAACCCAAGAGGTTCAATTTTATTAAAGATTTTTCTAACTTCAGTTAAAATATGTAATTCATCTTCACCGTAAAAAGATTCAAATCTAACCTCACCTTCTTTAGTTACAAATGCCATAGAAACACAAGCTACCTTACCATATTCAGGGAAGAATGCCGCAGTTTGTCTATAAACTTCTTGGTGAATTTCTTTTAATGACATAGATTCAGAGTCTATTCTAGTTTCATCGGTAACTTTTTTTCTAAACGAGTCATAGTAAGATTCCCACATCTTTAATTTATCTTCAGGCATGTCGTATAAATCTTCATACTGACTTACTGATTCGATATCAAAAAATAATAATTTGTCTAATTTAAATTGCATTTGTATGTTCGATTAATTGTCCAACTTCTTTTTTATCATCTTTCAATATTGTTTTATAGAAAGATGCTCTTGTATGTGTAACTGTATCAATATGGTATTTATCCTTAACCGTTTCATGTAAGTTATGTGACAATAACTCTACTAAACTCGGATTATCCTTTAATTTTTTGAGTGCTTTATACCAATCCTTATGATTTTTACCTGTATCTACTAAAATTGCGTTACCCTTTTCATTAATACCACCACCATACTCTAACAAGTTTACACAATCTATTTGATAAGGTCCATAATTTTGTGCGATTAAAGCTTTTTTATGGAAACCAGATTCAATAACTTTTAATTGTGATTTAACCTTATTAAATGTATGTTCTTTAAGTGGGGCCATTGATACATCAAATAGATTGTAGTTTGATGCATAAGTGGTAATAGGTTTGGTCCAAACTCTTCTATATAATTCATTTAAATCGTTGTATTTTTTATCACTACTTTCATCATATTTTTTTATTTGATTCAAATAGTCACCTTCAAGTAATTTGTAATTTTTAGTAAACATTTCTTCATAACGAGCCCAAACACTTTCATGTGGTTCAATTTTTCTTGTTCTTTGTTGTCCTGTATTTCTATCAATTTCAGTAATACTACCTCTAGTATCAAAACCACAAAGTACCATTTGTGAATCCATTTTATTTTCACCTAAAAATCTACTCACACCCTCTTCAATAATTTTTAAGTCATGTAAGTGAGATGAACCACCTAACCAACCTAATCTAATAAGTTTATCTGTTTTTTCGAGGTTTGGTGTAAATTGTTTTTCTGAAGGGTCAATTGCATTTGGTAATACAATTACATTTTTATTTAATTGGCTAATTTCTTTAGCAAAAATATCTGTAGTTGTAATTACATAATTAACTCTCTTAATATTTTCTTTGATTTTTTTAGGTAATTCATCACTAACAATCATATGATATGCTGGGTGTTCTTTAGAAGGTAACCAGTAATCATCTAAATCCATAACTGTTATAATACCCAATGAATGGATTTTGTCCAATATTTGAAACATATCTTCCATATATACTTGTCTTAACATACCGTCTTTAATCATTGGTAACGTTCTATGGAAATGGACAATATCAAATTTTCGTAAAAAACTTTCGTCCCAACTAAAATTATCTGTACCTGCTGTAATAATTTCTACATAAAAATCGTCATTATACAATTCTTGTAGTTTCATATGTGGTTCTACTGAACGAAATTTAGATACCCCTGTTCTATCTGATGGGAATACTAAAACATTTATTTTACTCATAATCTATATTTTATACCAATATAAACTATTAGAAAAGTTTAGTAAATAAAAAACCCGACTTAATGTCGGGTTTAGTATTACTTTTTTGGTGTTCCTTTGTTACCTTTGCAACTACATCCTTTTGTTCTCATGTTTTCTTTTTTTTAGTTGTTTGTTATTGTACCCTTTTAACTTTACTATTTAAAGTTTTTAAGATTTTTACGTTTTCTTGAATCATTTTTTTATCAAAATATTTTTCAACAATACTAGGTAATGCTTTTGATATTTCCTCAGCAATCATTTGTCTAATTACATTTTCATTTAGTGTACTAGAATTTTTTGCTACAGGTTTTTTTTGTTCTACTATATGTCTTTTTTGTTCCATATAATCAAACTCGTCTTCTTCAGAATAGTATTCTTCTTTTACACTACCGTATTTTGGGTTTATTTCTTTGATGTCCTCATCATCCAAAGAAAATGTCCCAACAGCATCTGGTTGTGGAATTGGGTTTTCTAACATCGCCCTCTGAATTTCAGGTGGTAATTTAGATTCTTTAACTCTTTGTTTATACATATCACTTCCTATTGCTACTTTAGGTACAGAATTTCTAACAGGTTCACTAATTTCTTCACTTAAAGAAGCTTGTCTACTTGTAACATTAGATTCTAAAATTGCCATGTCAGTTTTATCAAACTGTCTAGCTCTTTCATCGATAACTTTCGCTTTTTGTAGTATTGCTTTTAATCTTGGGTCCATTATTCAAATGTTGCTTGTTTATAAATTTTTATCATACTCCTATCTCCGTTAGGATTATATTTTGGTACGCCTGATTTTCTATCAGAAATAGGTTCATAAAACGTTTGACCCGTTTTAATCCAATTGCTAATTCTATCTACCCTAAAAGTTTTCCAACCTTCAGGTTCGGTATCAGTAACCCCTTGAGTTTGATAGACTCTAATTATTGGGTTATTGGCTAAAGATTCTCCATAAACATAAGGTTCAATCCATCTCCAACCTCTTACTTCTGTTTCATCACCCTCATAATAAATTCTAGCAACCTTATGTTTTTCAATAGAATCTTCTATTTCATTTGGTCGTACTTCTTCTAATATAATATTGCTTAATAGAGAGTAAAGTTTCATTATTACCAATATTGTTCCCCGTAACTATAATTATAATAATTACTACCAGCTGTTCCAGGTTTGTATTTATTACCAGAAGTATACAACAACACATTTTTACGTTGTATATCTATCAAAGTACCAACACCTGAATTAGGTGCGGTTTCTCCTCTACCATAGTTATCACCAGTGCTTTGTGCGTTAGGGTGTTGAGCGTCGTATCTCTGTCCATTAACATTCTTATAATCGTTAATTACAGTTTGTTGTGCTCTACTAATATCACCTTGTGCTTTTAATGATGGTAATTGATTAGTAACTGCCCCACCATTAGGGTTTAGTTCTTGTACTGAGTCTGCGTCCGTTAATATAGGAGCTATTGATTGTCCAGGCATAATTTTCTGTTTTTATCAATTGTTGTTATTAGGTTTTCCATTAACCTCATATTATAAATACCTTCTTGTCTTAAAATTTTATTTGTATCTGAGTCATGTTTTTCTGTGTCTATTCTAACATTACCACCAATTTTTTCTTTTTGGTATTGGTTTTTCATACCCACGTCACTCATAGCATCTTGTTTACCTTTAATACTTTGTCTAGCTTTATTCAAGGTATGTTCTATCCAATTCTTCATTAAGGTTCCACCATTTAATAGGTAAGATGTATGTTTATTACCCTCATTATGACCATCAAAAAAATTCTTAATTAATTTTAATTGTTCATAGGTGATAGAATCTTTATCTACCAATTCTTCCAACCTTTGATATCCCTCAACATCTTTAGCACCTTTATATGCATTAAAAATTTTTTTTAAATGATTTTTTATTTCCTCATCAATATCAAAAGATTGTCCCTGTAGTTTGGAATTGGCCATTATCTAATTTTCTTTTTAAGTTCATTCTTATATTCAACAGGGATGTCTGTCATATCCATGTCTAAAAGATAATTTATTATAATAGCCTTTTCTTCACCAGTGGCATCATTTTTACCAATTAAATCTCTAAGTGTTTCTACTTTTCTAATTAAAATAGGATTAGAGTCTTTAATAGTATCTAAATTTTGGATTCCGTTTAATCTTAAATCAGGTTGTTTAGTAACAAAATCCCTATCAAAATCTTTTTTAGTAAAGATATCCTCAATAAGTTCATCCATTTTTTTTGCTGAACCCTCTTCTACTCTTTTTTTTAAAGATTTTTTATTTTTCTTTTTTGTTAAATTCGGTTTTTTATCGGACATATATCTCCATCTGCCGTAATTATTATACCTACTAAGTCCCTGCATTTGATTTTGCTTATCGTCAGTAGTTAGTTTAGAAGCTGTAACATCATCGTTACTATTAATAGGCATATCACCCTTAATTTTAGCTCCCCCTTTGGTTATAAATTCACGTAATAATAAAATAGCCATAAATTACTTTCTATATAAATATCAGGTAATTATTATAATTCTACTTTATTTTTTCTTATTTTAAGGGTTTAATCAACTAAGGCTATGTTTTTAGAATCTAAATTTTCTTTTTTATCGGATAATCTATCATTAACCATATAATCGGGTGAAATACCTTTTTTCTGCCAAAACTTTAATTCATCATCACTCATTGTCATAAGTTCTTCTAAACTATCTTGGTCTCCAGGTTCAGATGGTATGCCCGATACTAATCCCAACTCACTTCTAGTAAAAAATTGTTTATCAGCCGGGTCAGTTATCAATAAACTTTCTCTAATATGTAAATTAAAAACTACCAATAAAGGTTCTACTTTTTTATTAAAAGAATCTATATATTTTGGGACATTATAATTTCCTTTCATATTTGGATTTTTTTCCATTTCGTCAGAAGTAATCAAATAAGAGTTAAAAACTAAAGTACCTTCAGGTGGGTCATTTTTAGTTTTTTTAACTTGGATGTCTCCATGTGATTTTTTTGTACCGTTATTAACATAGTAAACTTGGTCCCCCAATTGAGGTTCAATTCCTTCTTTAATTAAAAGTTCCATGTGAGCTTGTCTAGGTAAATCAGCTCCATTTTTATTTGAACCTCTATTCTTATATTGTTTAAAAGTTTTTTTAACTTTTGATTTATTAGCAATATCGGCTAAAGGAATATCCATATTATAAATCTTTTCAAGGTATTCATTATAATAATCTACAAAAGATTTTCCATCACCATTTAATAACATTTTAATACCATTGTTCAAAAATGTTTTAATATATTTTTGAATCATTTTACCTTTAATAGTATTACCTGTTAATTTAATTTTACCATTTGGTTTAAGAGTGGCATAATTTTTACGTGATAAATTAATTGTTGCCGGCCATACCTCATCAATATCAAGACCCATAGCTTCATACATATAACGGTCATTATATTCCATTACATCAGCATCAATACCTTTATATTCTTTCCCCTCCTCAACAAATCTATGGAGACCTTTACCAATGTAAGTATGTGATAATACTTTATCATCATAAGAAAAGTTTACACCATCAGTATCTAATACCAAAGGGTCGTAACCTCTTTCCATAAAAAATTTAATCATGTGTCTTAGGTATTGTCTACCTGTACAAGTAATAGTTTCACCAATATCAATATCACCCCAAGGAAAAATATAAGGTGCTGAAATAGAACCAAAAGCAGAGTTATTGAAAATTTTAATCGGTAATTGTTTTTTATCAAATTTACCGGCTAATTTGTCATCACCCTCAGCTCTATATTTGTTCATTAAATTTTTATATAAATTACGAGTATCAGACAAGTATTTTATCATTGCTTTTAAAGCACCAGATACATCTACATCAGGAAAAACATTATGTGTTAATTGGATTGATGGGTAAAGTGAAGCGTAGTCAAATTTAGCAATATTCTTACTATACCCCAAGTTTAATAATCTAGATAACCCCCCAACAAAATCTCTTTTTGGTGATACGTCTGGTAAAGCTAAATTATTTTCATAAGACCATGCCATCATTAAAGTTTTCCACATTGTTGCGGTACCCATTGTAATTGAACGAACAAAGTTAGTCGGAACTAAAGCTGCGGTTAAGAATCCTGCTTGTGCATAAATGTCATCAACTTGTTCAGTTTCCCAAAGGTCATCATGAAGATATTCTTTAATTAAAAATTGACCGTCAACTATATTCCAAGTGTCTTCATAGGCATCAATAATTTCACCTTCAATTTCTTTCGGGTTTGGTTTATTTCCGTCTAATGAATACCACTGACCACTAGTCGGGTTATAATGATATTTTTTATTTTCTTTCCAAATCTTACCTAATTGAGCTCCATCAATATAAACACGGTTGGGTCTTTCGATATTAGCCTCCTTAGCAATATATTTCAAACCACCTTCTTGTAAATTTGAATTTAAAGCCATCGCCTGTCTAACTCTGTGGTAAGTGTCCATCACATTATAACCCCATAGTTGGGTTTGTTCATATTCCTCAGTTTCAGCACCCAATTTTAAACTAGCTTTTTTTCTAGATGCTTTAATCATTGGATGTTTTGTTTTAATAATGTCGTCAGTATTTAAACCTAAAAGTTGAGCACGTCCAGGAATTAATGTTTTCTTAACTTCAATCTTTCTTGTTTTTGGGTGTGTGTATTTTTGTTCTTCTGTTCTGCCTATAAGGTAAGTCCAGTCAAAGTTTTCTGAGTTGTAACCAATAATAACTGTTGGTTCTAGTTCATGTATAATTTCAAAAAATTCTTTTAACATTTTTTTTTCACCCTCTTTAGTATACTCACCGTCATTGTCGTAAGCAGTTAAAAGTTTTTGGAACCCACGATTATCTTTAATCCCAATCATAAAAGCATGCCCTTCTGCTGGGTCAAGACTTGTGGTCTCAATATCGAATGTTAATTTGTGAACTTCTGTGTAATCCTCATAACCTTTAAATAATCTTTTACCTGTTTGAATCATGAATTGTTCTACAGGGGGTAAAATTTGTATTAATCTTTTATCTCTATCCCAAGGATTGATTCCACCTTTTTTAAAGAAATTAATTAGGTCACGGTAAGTACCTGTTGTTTTAACCAAAAAACTAAAACCATCTTCAAGTCTTTCGTTATCATCAGTATTTAATTTTTGTGTACTTATACCATATTTTTTGGCCTCACGTCTAATGACATCTAGGTCATCACCGTAAAAACCACTTCCTCTTAATGATTTGGTCCAACAAAAAGGTGTAAATTTTTGGACTTTAATTTTTTTACCCTTATTAGGGTCATCGATAATTAAATAAACTTTGTTGGTTTCGTCAATTGACCAATCGTCTGTTTGGTCTAATTCAATTGAGACAATATATTTTTCAGGGTCATGTCCTTCTAAAAATAATTTAATGTCTTCAGGGGTTGCCTGTTTGATTTTTTCTTTTTTCATAAACTTTTTTGATTTTTGGTACGGGGTAAATCTTAACCTCTCGTTATTTTATTAATTATACTACATTTATAAATAAAAACAAATATATTTATGATAAAAATAAGTTATGTTTTTAAATAAAATAAATGTAAATAAATTAGATAATATAAAATATTTTGTTTTTTGTAGTGGAAAAACAGGGTCTAGAACTTTATTTGGTGGTATGAAAAATAAGTTTGGTTCTAACTCTGTCATACATTTACACAGTACGGCTCATTTTAAAGGTGGTCACCCAAGACACGGTGATGTAAAAAAATTAATTACTGACAGCTCAAAAAAATTTGATAAAATCTATATTATAGATTCTTACAGGGAACCTTTTGAAAGGGGTATTTCCTCTTTTTTTCAGAACATAGACAAACATTGTCCTAATTGGCGCTCAATGTCAGTTGACGAGATTATCATTTTTTTTAATGAAAATAAATTATACCTTTTGGATATATATCATTCTTATCACGAATCGTGGGGTTATTTTAACATCCCTGTTGACGTAAGCTTTGATTTTGAAAAAGGTTATATTATTAGGGAACATGAAAATATGGTTTTTGTTAAAACCAGATTAAAAGAATCTCACAGATGGAATCAGATATTTTCGGAAGTATTTGGGTCAGATATTAACTTTAATTATGAAAATGATTCTAGTGACAAAGATTATTTTACACTATATTCCGAATTTAAACAAAAATATAAATTACCACAAGAAATTAAAAATAATTTTTTATCTATTTTAAAGTCTGATTTAAATGACTTAAATAGAACTACCCCTTTTTATTTGACTTGGTCTGAGATGAAAAAGTTTATGACTAAAACAGAGATAAGTAATTACTTAAAAAAGTGGATTTATTAAAATTCATTATTAAATATTGGCATTATAAAATTATGTGTTTAAAATTATTTTTTTTAAGAATCCTTTAATACTTTCTTTTGAATACGAATTTTTTATTTTATCACCAATTAACCAAGGTTCTTTAAATTTTTTTAAATATTCCTCATTGTTATTATCCAAATAAATAATATATTCAATCATTTCGTTTTCATTTTTAAAATCATAATAATTTATAAAACTATTTGTGTTAAAGTCTTCATGTACTAATGGATTTCCCCAATATATAGGAATTGTATTTGCCAACATAGCGTTAGTTAATTTTTCAGAAGTATATCCTAGATATTCAACATTCTCAAAAGCTAAGGAAAATTTGTATTTTTTTTGGAAATCTAACTTATCAATAACACCTTCATTACCTATGTTATTGAGGAATCTACCACCTGAGTCGACTTTTTTATATTTACTTAATTTAAGAAAAAAATCATTTCTAAAAGAACATAATGGGTTAGATACAACAAAATTACAAAAATCCCTATTACACGAATCATCAATAATATTTTTATTTTCTAATTGGTAATAACTGTCACCCCATATAACATATAATGGTAACCTAAAATGATTATCACGTTCAATCCAATCATAACTCATCGAATAATCACATTCATTATAGTTTGGGTGAACTGGTTCTCCAGAATAAAAAATTTTCTTACAATTATAATCTCTGTGTTTGACACCTCTTTTGTTATTAAAATAACAACCGTTTTCATCAAAAACTGAAAAAAATAAAATGTCTGGATTTTCACTTATTGTAACATCAAAATCTTCTTTTAGTAAATTAAAAAATGGATTATTTAATTTATCAAATCCTGACCAAAAATCAGAAAAATTTATTTTTAATTTATTGGAATTTGTCATTTAAATACGTTTTTATTTCATTTTCAAAATATTTAGAGTTACCATTTATTCCATGACTTTTAACTAAATATCTAGATAATGATTCATCTATGAATCCTATTTTTTTATTATTGTAACCCAACCTTAACCAAAGTTCCCAATCGTCTAAACAATCGCCTAGTTCAAGAATTTTATTGTCATAACACCCTAATTCTATTAAAGTTTTTTTATTAAACATTGCCATAGCATCTATATAGTTATTTTTTTTTAAATCATGGTAATTAAATACTTTGTTAGATATATGATATATAAAATTATTTAATTCATCAAAACAATCTATTTTAGAATAAACAGCATCTAAATCGTTTGATTTTAAATAATTTAGGTGTTTGATTAGGCAATCTTCATATATCTCATTATCAGCATCTAACATAAAAACATAATCACCTAATGATTCTCTTATCGCTATATTTCTAGTATCTACTGTACCAGTATTTTTTTCTTTCTTTATTATAGTAAGGTTTATATCTTTGTTTAAAAAATTTATTATTTTTTTTAATGAATTGTCCGATGAATTATCATCAATAACTAAAACCTCAATATTTTTTAATTTATTTTTAATTACGGATTTTATTGATTTCTCAATGTATTTCTCATAGTTATATGAAGTTATTATTACAGTTATTTCTGACTTTGTTAAATTATGATTTTTTATTATCTCATATTTATTTGTTAACAAGGATATATTTTTAATTTTTTTAGAAATTAATAATTTTTTTTCATATTTTTTTATAAAAAACTCACCATCAACAAAGTTATAAATTTTATGAAATCCAAATGGGTCGTCATAAAAATTTAAATTATCTTTAAAATTGTATGAAGGTTCTATACTAAATTTTTTGGTGTCACCCATATCTTTATAGTAAAGATGGTTATATATTGAATAATAAACATCTTCTGGTATTTTTTCTAAGTCGTCAAATCCATTGGTAATTATTTTTTTAAAATTTTTATCGTTTAGTGCTTTTTTTATTAAACTAATACTTCTTAGTGATAACCCACCGTTTCCTTGTGTCATATTAATAAATGTAATATTTGTTATCATTTTTTGAATTCCTTTAGTATGGTCCAATCCCCAGTTAGCCCCTAAATAGTCAAATTCTAAAAAGTAATCATCAAAATTTTTATAAATAAAAGTATCTGTTTGGTAAATTAAAACTTTTTCACAATCAATCTCATCCCAAAAGTTAATATCTAGTAATAAGTTGTTATAATCGTTTCTATTTAATTCTCTTTTAATTAATCTAATTTCTATTTCTAAACTAATTTGGTTACAAATAGATTTAATTTGTTTGTAATTATTTTGGTGACAATAAATAATGTGACCCCAACCGTCACCCAATTTTTGAATGGTGTTTTTTATAACAAATTCATTATGGTCTAAATTTCTGGTTTCAATTATTAATGATTTCTTTTTTGATGATTTATCTATTTTTGGAAATTCTTTTGGTAGATGATTTGTTATATTTTTACAAATTTCTATGAATTTGGTAAAATCTATTTTATTGCCATAAATAATTCTATTCTCAAATTGTCCATGATTTAAATAATGTGTATTAGCATCATTTTTTGTTTTAAGACCAGCGTTTCTTAAATCTTCATAATACCCCAAATAGAATTCCCAATCAAAATCTTCAGGTAATTTATTTTTCATTTGTTTTATTTTTAATATCTTTTTTAATTCTTATATATTTATACCACAATCTTTCATGACCAAAATATATAAATGGCTTCATAATAAGTTCACCAACACCAAGCAATGTCGAAACCTCAATTGTCACACCTAACGAATATGCAACGACAACTGTAGTTAAGGTTCCTAAAAATCTATAACTAACTGTTTTTAAAATATGTCTAATTAAAACAGATTCTTCTTTTATAGTTTTTATATATGCGACATTATTTTCGACACTACAATAACCAACACAACTAACATGCCATTTATAATCATTAATTTCCGGTAACCAATCTTTAGTTGTTTGAGTGTGTCCATCAATAATGATGTCTGAAACTAATGTCTCGTTACCGTTTTCAATTAATCTCCATCTTCCATCATCAGTTTTTGAATCTGTGTTAAATCTGATTTGATAAGTTTTACTTTGTATTTGCATATGTTAAAAAATTAATTATATAATCTTGTATCGATTCGTCCACCATATCCTTCCATTTGTCGTCTCCTTTAGCGATTGAGTTTCTTATTCCTGTTGCAGATATGAATCCGATATTATCTGGCGGTGTAAATTCATTTATTTCATACCCAACACCTCTACCGTAATTAACGGATTCAATATCAGGAATAATGATAACTTTAACATCATCACCTTTTGAGTTATGATATTCTTCAATCATCTTTACCGTTTGTTTAGTGGTAAATGGATTTTTATCATCAGGTTCAATATCCCTAACCATTATTAAAGCTGGTATTCCCTCATTTAACTTTTGTTGTATTAGGTTAACATGTCCGTAGTGGTATGGTTGATATCGACCTATAAAAATAGCGTATTTTTTATCTTTATTTGTGGTGGGTTGTCCACCGTGGTTTTTCTTTTCCCAACTCATAGTTTTATTTTTTTATTTTAGGGTGTAATTGTAATTCATTTAAACACTTTTCCCAATTTTCAAACAACATACCTCTATCATCGATATAGACAGTTGCCGGGAATTTATGGTTAGAAACCTCAGTTATGTATTTAGATAAACCATATTTTTCTAACCAAGGGTTGATAACCTCTTTTGGTCTTGATGAGAGAATTTTAAGGATATAACCCTCTTCATGTAATTTCTTAAGAGATTCTTCAGTACCTTCCATGGGAGGGTCGTAAGCATTGCCTAAACCTTTAAATCCTTTAGAATATTTATGAATAACACCATCAAAATCAATTGCGATGGTATTTCTTTTATCTAAGTTGTTTACTTCCTTCAAATTAGATTCAATGATACCTAAGTCTTTTAAGTCTACTATAATCACGTCAGTACATTGTTCTATCGACCATTTATCAGTGTCTAGTGTTCTAAATGGTTTAATTGGTTCTTCGTATGGTGAGTCTATTCCAGTAAATTGTTTAATTTCACCTGCTCTCGCTTTTTTATATAACCCTTTAGGGTCACGTTGTTCACAAATATCTAAATCTGCTTTTACATAAACCTCTAAAAAGTTATCTCTACCAATAATATCTTTTGCTTTTTCTCTTTCTTCTCTAAATGGTGAAATAAATGCTGTAATAACAATTACACCAGAATCAGATAAAAGTTTAGCTACCTCAGCAATTCTCCTAATATTTTCTTTTCTGTCATCATCAGAAAAACCTAAATCTTTGTTAAGGCCCATTCTAATATTATCACCATCTAAGATATAAGCTAATTTACCTTCTTTTTGGAGTCTAAGTGCTAATTCATTTGCTATTGTTGATTTACCTGACGCTGATAACCCAGTTAACCAAATAACTGGCGATTTTTGTTTAATAAGTTTTTGCCTATCTTCTTTTGTTACCACATGTTTGTGTTCTATTAAATTTGTATTCATTTTCATATTTTAATAAATTTATCATTTTTATATATAAAAGTATTTATAACTTTAATCCATTTACTAACCAAATTTTTATTTTCCAATATAAAAGGGTGAAGTGTTTCTTTAAAATCTTTTTTAGATTCATCTAAATATTTTTCATCATTTTTTCTGGTATAACTTTCTTTATGGTAAGCAACAGAATAACCATCGTTATAGTTTTTAAACCCATTAGATAATACTTTTATACCTAACTCAACGTCTTCAAAACAATTATTATAATTTTCATTAAAAAGTCCCATTTTAATAAATAAATCTTTATTTATTAATAGTAATGCGGCTGTATTACAAAAAACTTCTCTAACAGTGTTATTAAAATTATAGTAGTTATTTAATTTTTCGTGGGTTAGATTTATGGATGGATAAAGTTCTTCAAAATTGTTAGCATTTAAAACTTTATCGGAATGAACTATAACTCCATTATGTTGTATGGTGTTATTTGGGTAATGTAACCTACACCCAACAGAACCACAATCTTTATTTGTTAAAAAAACGTTTAACATAGAACTAAGAACATCATTTTTGATTTCAATATCATTATTACAAAATAATAAAAAATCGTGACCGTTACCTACATAGTTTTTAACAACATCGTTATTTATTTTAGCGAAATTATAATAATCATACTCAATTATTTTTAAATTCTTATAATCTTCAAAACTAATTTTTATTTGGTCCAATTCTTCTTTTGTAGACCCAGTATCAGCAATAAAAATACTAAATATGTCATGGTCACAATTACTGTAAAATGAATTAACACAATTTATTAAAAGTTCTAAATTTCCTTTTGTTGGTATTATTATTGCTACTTTTTTTAATTTTTTAAAATTTTTTCTTTTTATTTTTTCGTAAAATATATTTTTAGGTTTTAAATCTAATGGTAAATATTTTTTATATTTTTCTAAAAAAATTTCTTTTATTTTAAAAAATTCTTCATTAGGTTTACCCTCTGAATTGTGTGTAATGTCGAAAGAAAATGTAACACCTAATTTTACACCCTCAATAAAATTACTAACACAAAAAGAATGGTCATAAAAATGAAACCCATTTATATCCTCGTCAAATAGTTTTTTAATTTTATTTTTATCAACAGAAATAAAGAGTCCATCTAGGGTGACTACTTCAATTAAATCATTAAATTTAGGTGAGTATTTGGTTAACGTTTTTTTGTTATTATTTCTGTGGTAAACTTGTCCCACCATAGTTTGGTCCCTTTTGCTCCAAAAAATACCTGATTCAGACATGAAACAAGAACCGGCTTTACCTATAACACCAAACTCAGGATTTTTTAAAAAATCATTTAACAATTTTACACCCCAATTCTGTGATAAAAAAATATCATCATGACAAAAAACTAGAATATCGTATTTAGATTCTTTTAATCCTCTATTGTAAATTTCTGATAAGGAAAACTCATTTTGATTATTATATAATAATATTTCATATTCCTTTAAACCAATAGTTTTTTTTATGTGATTTTTAAACTTATCAACACATAAATTGTCTTTATTAGAAGAAACAATAACACTAATCATTATATAACTTTTTATAAATAAAACCTTATTTTTTAAAATTTAAACCCTAGAAATTTTAAACATTTCAGATTCTCGTTCTCTTCTAGTTTTTAAACCTGGATATTCGTCAAACATATTACTTGAGATATTTTTTATCTCTTCTTTAGCTTCTTGGAACTCACTTCGTTTAACGTATTGAATAAATTTGCTTGTCCTTAAATTACCCACACCATGATTATAGGTTATAGAAACCATAGCATCATACATACCTTGTGTAATTTCAGGTTCTATACCTTTTTTATTCCACCCATCTAATATATTATTAACACCTTCAGAAGCTTTTAACATATCATCTTGTAATAATTGTTCAGCCTGTTCTCTAGTAATTCTTGTAATTTTTTTACCAGGGTTACGTTTATTGTAAGGTATAATATCTTCATGATTTGGTACAAAACTATAATCACCCCCCGTACTACCTCTTTCGGGGTTAGAAAAGACAGCGTGACCATAACCTGTGGTATAAGCACCATCACCTAAATTATAGAAATATAAAACAGGTTTACCACCAATACCCTCTTCTTTTTTCAAATGTTTAAATAATCTTTGGCTAGGTTTTCTAATTTTTTGTGTTTTAACTACAGGTGTTTCTTTTTTAAATGAAGGCATTTCAAATCTAATACCACTCTGATAATCATTGCCTTCAATGGTGTTGGTGATACTAGTTATTTGGTTTACGGTTAAAATACCTAAAAAAGATGCCAAAACATATTTTATTATTTTTTTCCTAAGTTGGTTGGGTAAAGATTTTATTTTTTTCAATAAAAGATTTAGATACCCAATAACATCTTCTTTTGTTTTAACCCATTTTTTAGATAAATCTAATTCTTTTTTAGTTTCTTGTGGAAAATCCCACACATACTCTGGACTAGTTTTGTCATTAGAAATAACGTCCCATTCAAATTCGGGGCTGAGAACATCTTTAACTTCATTTAATAATAAAAGTTTATGTAAAAATTTATCTAAATATTTATTAGATTCTTCTATTTTATTAGAACTTAGACTTTGGATTTCTTCTCTAATAATTTTTCTGATATTCATAAAGATTCTGTATCTATTTTAAATTTTAATTGTTTAACAAATTCTTCAGAAAATCTCTTTAAAAATGGAACACCGTCTTTACCAAAATACATTAATCCTGATATATTAGTTATACATTTATGGCCACCAGAATTAGCCTGAACCATATCCCAACCAGTAATTTTTAACATCTTTAAAGCTTTAATTTCTCTATCAGAAAGTGATGTGTAAGGTTTATCCATTATTTTTTTAATGGCGTTTTGCCATCTTTCTAATGTATAATCTGGTGAACCACCATTAGGTATTTCATCTAATCCCATAATACCATTCTCAGTATCACCTAAAATAGCTACCATATCATTAAAACTAAAACCAACAGATTCTTCCGAAAATTCTTTATTTTTTTCAGCAAAATACTTTACAGTATCAATAGATATAATTTTGTTTTCTAGTTCAGATTTAAATATACTTAAAACGTCTTGTGCTATTTCACCTAAATTAACACCTTTAAGTTCCCTACCCTTTTTATAAGGATTACAAGAAGCTTGTAATAAACCTAATGGCCATGTTATAACCAAAAAATTGGCGTTAGGGTATAATTTAAAAGGTACGTATCTATCATAAGAACCTGGTTTAAACATAGAACCCCCACCGTATTGTTTTACAATCCCATACTCTTCATCGTATTCTACATTACCACTTTTTGATTGGACCTCAATATAATTGGAAAGGTTAACTTTCATTTCTTGAGCTGTGGCGTAACCATATTCTTTTGCTAATCTAACTATATTTTGGTAAATGTTTAAAAGTGATGGTGTACATTCCATCACAAGAGTTTCTAAAAATTTTGGTTTATTTTTGTAAGCTAATAATAATTTATTAGTTACAAGTGCCATACTAATTTTATTACGTTCTAAATCTTTTCCTTTATCTAGGGTAAAAACATAGTTCATAACATCATCTGGTGTAATATCTAATCTAGCATAATCAGCACTATCTACAGTAGATATCATCATAATATCTTTTGATGGGAAAATGTCTGATGGTGAAAGAACGTTAGAGATAGTCTCAACGTTTGACCTTGAGTGTCTAAAACTTGTTGACGTACTTTTTTCAACACCAACTTGTGAATCGTGGTGGTCAGTATGTATAACAAACATTGGTTTACCGTGAGCAAAATCTACCAATACAGGCATTATTTCACCACTAGCGTCAGGTTTTTTAATTGAGAATTCTTTATCACCGTATTGAATTACTTCAACATCAACAACTTCAATACCGTTGTTTTCTAAATAATTTTTCATGGCAATTGCCGTAGTAACTCCATCTAAATCCTGATGAAAATAAATTTTAGCTTTTTGATATCTTTTAGCTAATGTATTTATATTTTGTATACCAGTTTCGACTAACAAAGCCTGTAGTATGTTTTCACTAATAATCATTATACTTATTGTTTTTCAATAAATATCACGACTTTTGGTTCAGTTCAATTAACTTATTTAGATACTGGAGGCATTTTTCTAAATCTTGTAAACCGTTTTTATGTCTCCATCTAGTAACATACTTAACAATATTGCCTTCAAAAAAGTCTAATTTTTGTGAGTGTGCGTAATCCCACATCTCAATTCCTTGGTTATAATGTGAGGGATGTTCTATTTGTTCTTTATTTTTATCTTCCATTATTTTTGTTTTTAATTAAAAATAGTTATATTTGTAAAAATAAAAAAGTTTTATGGAAAGAAAAAAATTAAATATATTTGAAAAAGTTGGTCTTTGGTGGAAATTTGAGGGTAGGTATTACCATAAAGATTTTATTAAAGGTGTTAAAAACCTTTGGTCATGGTTCCCTGTTATATGGAAAGACCGTGATTATGATGACCATTATATATTTGAAGTTTTAAAATTTAAATTAAATAAGCAAGCTGATTATATTGGTGGTAATGATAGACATTTAAGTGCTAAAAGAAATACTGAAATAATGCGTCTTGTAACTAAACTAATTAAGTTACAACAAGATGATTTTTACGGTATGGAGTTTATGGATTACCATAAAACTAAATATGACTTTATCCCAACAGACGAAAGTAAAAAATGGTATTCCATGGAAGATACTTTAGTGTCTGAAACTTTTGATGAGTATTTTAAAAAATACCCACGTCAATATAAAAAAGTGGTAAGTGGTGAAATAAATCTATATCAAAGACCTTTTGAAGAAAAAGATAAAAAATTAATTGCTATGGAGATTGCACATGAAAATCAAGATAGATGTAATAAACTTATTTTTAAACTTCTTGAAAAGAATATACAAAAATGGTGGGATTAATAACCCACCATTAATTTTTTAAAGAAATCGGTTGAGATGTCAAATTCTTCTTGTTCATCACCGACAACTGTATTAATAACACGTTTTTTCTTTTGTAACATTTCATACATCATTTCATCAATAGTACCTTGAGCTATTGGGTAATAAACATTAACAGTTTTTGACTGACCGATGCGAAAGGCCCTATCTTCCGCCTGTGCGTGATTAGCTGGTACAAAATCTAAATCATTCATAATAACTACCTGTGCCGCTGTAAGTGTAATTGCGGTACCAGCAGATACAAGATTGCCAACAAAGACTTTAATATTTTCATTCTCTTGGAACCCGTCAATAGACTTTTGTTTTTGTGTACCACTCAGTTTACCGTTATGACCCACAGCTATTCTACCAAAATGATTCATTAATGCATCAAATGAGTGGGTGAAGTTTGTAAATATAATTACCTTTTGACCGTTCTCAATTGCTTGTTCAGCTAATTCAATCGTGTGTTTAACTTTTTCTTGTGCTAAATATTTTCTAAGAACAACTAATTCAACCATGTGTCTACCTGAACCAAGACGTTTACCTTCACTTTTGGCCCATTCAAGATATTCCTCAAATACATTACCATACCCTTTCATATCATCAATCTCAATATAATAAGGTGCCACAATTTTTGGTGGTAGGTCTAGGTGGTCTTCTTTTTTTCTTCTTAAGATAAGTGATTTAGTTCTTTCATGTAACTCTTCTAAGTTAGAAGCTCCATCAGTTAACCATATATCTTTGTATTGTCCACTATTTAATTTCTTTTTAAATTTTTTACCATCACAATATCTAAATGCAAAGTATTTCCAACTAGAAGTTACTGGTGATTCACAGAGATTAAGTAGGTTAAAATAATCCATTGGTCTGTTTGCGATAGGTGTACCCGTTAATAACCACCTTTTACCAATACTTTCAGCAATCTGGTTAACTATTTTAGTCCTATCAGCTTTAGGATTTTTAACCATGTGAGCTTCATCTAATATAATAATGTCGTAACCTTCATTAACCAAATGTCTATTTATTTCCCACTCTTCATAATTTTTTCTGTTATCTATTAAAGTATGGAAATTTTTAAGTATGTCATAATTAATGATAGTAAATTTTTTGGGATTCCAATGACCAGTTTTTAAAATACTAATATCTTCTTCAGGAACAAAATTTGATATCTCACGGTACCAATTAATTTTGGCGTTAGCCGGACAAACTACTAAAACTTTTTCCGCTCCCGTTTCTAAAGCTGAAACAATGGATTGAAATGTTTTGCCAAGACCCATGTCATCAGCAAGAATACAATTTTTTTTACTTAAAAGAAATTTAATACCCTTTTCTTGGTGGGGGAAAGCTTTCCACCCTCTTCTATCTAATTTTTGGTATTTTTCAAAATCAACCTCAACATTAATTTCGGTATCATATAAGTTCTCAAATACCTGTGTTTTTGGTACATAAAAAAGTGGTGAGTATTTTTGATTTTTAAAAACCTTACCCCTAACATGATAACTTTTTTCTGTATCACCTAAAACAGTTTCAACAAATATTTTTTCAGGTACATGATTAAGTTCAAACTTTTCTTGTAACTGTTTACCCAAAAACTCTGTTATGGTAATAACTTTATTAACATCAACAGGGTCCTTATCAAAATTATTTTCTACATACTCAGATACACTGGGTGATATAGGAAAAGAACCTTCCTTATCTAATCTTTCTTTTAACGATATTAAATACTCATTTTTACCTTCATAGGTCTCTAGTTTTAATAAAGTTTTTCTATTCTTTAATTTACCAATATCTAGCATAACTTATTAAATATAGAAACAAATAGAAAAAAATAAATGAAATACGATTCTTCTAAATATTTATAAGAAAATATACTTAAATGTCAGATAAAAGAAGATTTCCAATAACTCGTGTTCATAAATTTTATGATGAGACTGATTTTGGTTTTGATAATGAGTTAGCCAGAGAATTTGTAGAAGGTGATTTAAATTTTGTTGTAATTCTTTTTAGGGTTGATAGGATTAAAAGTCAAACAGATAGTGTATACGGTGAGTCTGATGTAGAAGAAATTAAATTTCATCCTCCTGTAGAAATTAAAGTTCGACCAAATTTGGAAGAATCACAGTCTAAAGCATATTCAGAAGGTTATATGAGATATGAGGATTATGGTAATTTAACTTTTACAGTTTTTACCGACCATTTAAAAGAGTTAGGTGTTGATATAACATACGGTGATTATATCGGTTACCCTGATAAAGAAGATAATATTAAATATTTTACTGTCACAAATGACGGTAAAATTAATTCTGATAACACTAAAACTAGATTAGGTTACAAATCTTACTATAGAAAAGTAGTTTGTACAACGGCTGACCCAGAAGAGTTTATGGGTTAATATAAATAAAATTATGGCATTACCAAAAAAAAGAAAAACTGATTTACAAATTAAAAGTATAGACCCACAAGGTGGTCCTGCTCATTGGGTTGAACAGTTTTTAGAACAAAATAAACAATTTTTACCTAGGTCAGTTGATTTTGCTGATTTAGATGAGGGTTTTGTTGAATTTGTTGAAAACGACTTAGGTATAGTTTTAAAGGGTGAAAAAGTACCTGTTAATTTTTTAACATTACAAAGATGGAATGAATTTACAAAAATTTGGCCAAATACAGATAAATATAAAAATGTTAAAATACCTTTTGTTTCTGTTGTTAGAAAACCTAATCCCGAAAAAGGTACTAACCCAGCCGACTTTAAAATACCCGTAAGAAAAAATTTCCCTTATATGCAAATACCCGTTTGGGATGGTAATCGTAAAGGTGCTGACATTTACGGAATACCAAATCCCGTAGGTGTCGACATGATGTATACCGTTAGATTGTTTTGTTACAAAATGAGGGATTTAAACAAATTAAATCAAAAAGTATTACAGGCATTTGCTTCAGCTCAAGCTTACGTTAATATTAAAGGACACTACTTCCCAATCATGTTAGAAACCATTGGTGATGAAAGTCAAATTGATGATTTAGAAGGAAAAAGATTTTATGTACAAACTTATGAAATGAGGTTAATGGGTTATTTGGTTGATTCGGAAGAATTTGATGTTAAACCAGCAATCAGTAGAGCTTTAGTTACTTTTGAAACTAGTAGTAGGATACCAAAACCTTTAGCTAGATTTATTAAAGATAATGCTAAAGATGATAAAACATTAAAATGTATTATACAGTTTTTACCTGGTTCATCAACTTCTATAAGATTTTCTACCGAAGTTAAAACTAGTTTTAGTTCTGTAGATTTAGATAACATAACATCTTATACAATTTATGTAAATGGGGTTTTAACAACCATACCTTTTGTAGTCGAACCTTCTGACGTTATAATTATAAACATAGTAAAGGACGATTCAACCATGATTGGTGAAATAACACTTAGAGGATTAATTATTACAGAATGAGTAATTGTGGACCAGATATAGTAAAATATTTTATAGTAACACCATTAACAGGAGATACGTATGTAATTGGGGGGGTAAATACTCCTGCTACAAATAACACAAATAGTGCTTTAATAAACTTAATATACAATCAAGGGATACCTTTTGGGACTTATTCTTTGCCTTATACGGATGTTTATGTGACTGGTGGTACTTTTTCAAATGATATTTTATCTTTAAGAAGAAATGATGGTATTTCAATACCTATTACAGGATTTTCTTCATCACCAACAACCGATGTTTATGTAACTGGAGGAACTTTTTCAATTAATACTTTAACTTTAAGAAGAAATGACGGCATTTCAATACCTATTACAGGGTTTTCTTCGGTTATACCACCAGATGTTTATGTGACTGGTGGTACTTACTCAAGTGGTAATTTAACTCTTGGTAGAAATGATGGTGTTTTAATTTCAGTTTCAGGATTTTTTACGGGGTCTACTGATACATACGTAACTGGGGGTACTTATTCAAGTGGTAATTTAACTTTAAATAGTCAAGATAATACTATAACAATTACAGGTTTCACTGATTATTATACAACAGGTGTTACTTTAAATGGTAATGTATTAGAGTTTGATAGGAATGATACAAATAATGCTTACTCCGTAGACCTATCCTCAATTAAATTCAGTGGTAATACATCGGGTGATTGTATTACCGATATTTATGTGTCTAATTTAAATTCTTGTTCACCATTACATATTCAAAATATAAGTTCAGGTGATGTTTTAATACTTGAGAACGGTAATGGTTTTGTAGGTATAGGTACTTTAACACCAACTGAAAGATTAGATGTTAATGGTAAAACAAAAACTACAAGATTACAAGTAACTAACGGAGCTGTATCTAATTATGTTTTGACATCAGATTCTTTTGGTAATGCCTCTTGGTCACAGGGTTTAGACAATTATGTTACAGGTGGAACCTATTCTAATGGTTCTATTACCCTTAATAGACAAAACGGTTTAGTTACTATTAATGGTTTATCAACAGGTTACACATTAACTTCATCAGCTATTAACACAGCCTTAGGTTATACACCACTTTCAGCATCTACAGATACATTTGTCACAGGTGGTACATACTCTAACGGAACTTTAACATTTAACAGACAAAATGGTACATTTAATGTAACTGGGTTATCTACAGGATACACCTTAACATCTTCAGCTATTAATACGGCTTTAGGTTATACTCCTTTATCAGCATTTACCGATACTTTTATTACTGGGATTACTTATTCTAATAATAATATTATAGTTGGTAGAAACCAAGGTCAATCATCTTTAACTACAAATATTTCTACAATGACAGGTTTAACTGTTAATGGAAATTTAACTGTAACAGGTAACACATCAATGGAAGGTGTAACCGCATCAACATTAAACCTATCAACAACACCAGCAAACGACTCAACAAACAATAATGTTTTAGTAAGGGATGTCTTAACAGGTGTTGTTAAACAAAGAGATATTACAAATGCTTTAAATAAAAATTACGCATCTTTTTATGATACTGGTAATCAAACAGGTCTTGCTAATACAGTATTAACTATGTCGGCAAACACATCAGATTCTTGGAATACTGGAATTACTTTAAGTGCAAATACAAGATTTGTAATACAAAATCCTGGTGTTTATAATTTAGCATTTAGCGCTCAAATGGTAAAAACTGGTGGTAATAGTTCTACACACGCACACATATGGCTTTATCAAAACGGTCTTGATGTATTATATAGTGCTAGTCAGATTGGATTTCCTTCAAATAGTGTATATGTTGTTCCTGCTTGGAATTTCTTTTTTAGTACTACAACACCAAATGAATATGTTGAATTAAAATGGGAAATAAATAGTAATGTAGATAACCAATTGTCAATAAAACATCAACCAGCCGCTGGAAGTGTACCCGCAATCCCATCTCTTATTGTTACTATCAACCAAGTAAATTAGTTCACTTTAAAGATTTTAACAATATATTTTCAAGAAACTTAACCCTTACTAAAATATTTTAATTTAAATCTTCACCGTATATATCTGTTTTTGGTCTACATTTTTCTTTGATGAGTTTTTCAACAAAAGCAAACATCTTTAAACCATTTTTTTCACAATACTCTTTTAATAGTTTATGTGTTTGTGGTGTAATTTTTAAGTTTTTATCTCTTTTCATCTACTATTTATTGATAAGTATGACAAAAGTATCTTTTTTGTCACACTCATTTTGTTGTTATAACAACAAAATAAAATTTTTGGTAAAGTCACCAATATTTATTAATAAAATAACGAAAGAAAAAAAAATAAAATTAAAAAATGGCATCAGACAAAATATTTGTATCACCAGGTGTATTTACATCAGAAAAAGATTTAAGTTTCGTAGCGCAACAAGTAGGTGTTACAACTTTGGGTGTTGTTGGTGAAACGACTAAAGGACCAGCTTTTGAACCAATCTTCATTACAAACTATGAAGAGTTCTTAGCTATTTTCGGTGGTCTAAACTCTAAGAAATTTGGGGGAGAAGATAAAAAACCAATGTATGAATTACCTTACATTGCTAAAAGTTATCTACAACAATCAAACCAAATGTTTGTTACAAGAATTCTTGGTTTAACTGGTTATGACGCAGGAGCGGCTTGGTTAATTACAGCAAGTGCTAACTACGACCCAACAACAATTGTATCGGTAACAACTACAGGGTGGACAGCATCTTTTACAGGAAACACTTTTGGTTCAATTTCTAACGCTAACGTACAAGCGTTATACAATTTAGGATTGTTCCCTAACGGACCAACATTAACAACAACAGAACCAATACCAAATGATATAGCAACTTACCCTGAAGGTATTGTATTCACAAAAACAGGTCTTTCTTTTATAGGGACATCAGCAAATATAACCCAAACTAGTTATATATCTAGTGCGAATACTGGTTCTGTTTCTGGTACAGTTACAACTTATTCAGCATCTTCTTATTCTGAATATGAAGGTATGGCATTAGCAATGTTACGTTCTAGAGGTGATTATGGTGATGTAAATACAGTAACCGATACACTTACATTTAGAACTTTACAAACTTCAAATGGTGTGGTTATGAACCCACTTACAACAGCTACTAACGCGGAAGCTAACTTTGTTCTTTCAGCTACAAACGCCACAACAAGTGCAGTAACTGCTTACGAAGTTTCTTTAAACACATCCTCAAGAGATTATATGCCAAGAGTACTTGGTACTGATTGTTTTGATAGAGACCCTTATATTTTTGTTGAGGAAATTTATCCAAACAAATTAGCTGATTTAGTTTCAGCTGGATATATCTTAGGATTAAATTCTACCGTAACATACACAAACGATTTTAACAATTATAAACAACAATGGCAAACTCCTGAAACTCCTTGGGTTGTTTCTGAATTACGTGGTAACCTTGTTGAAAAATTATTCAAATTTATTTCTATCTCTGACGGTAGTTCGGGTAACAAAGAGATTAAAATCTCAATAGCTAACATCAAACCTGATACAAAACAATTTGATATCCTTGTTAGAGAATTTTATGACAACGATACAAGACCAACAATTATTGAGTCTTTCCGTAAAGTTGTTATGAATCCTGCTGATGATAACTATATTGCTAGAAGAATAGGTACCGCTGACGGTGAATTCTCTTTAAAGAGTAGATACATTATGATGGTTATGAACGCTGAAGCACCAATTGACTCATTCGCAGCGGGTTATGAAGGTTATGTTGTTAGAGATTATCCTGTAGGTGTATTAGCACCACAATTAAACTACAAAACACAATACGATATTGTTAATGATACAATTAGAAAAGTTTACTTAGGTATTTCTGATACAGTTGGTATTGACCAAAACATGTTTAATTGGAAAGGTTATACTAATGACGCATCACCTAATCAATGGACAGCTACAACAAAAGGTTTCCACATGGATAGTGGAGCTACAGTAGCAGGTACTTTTGAAGTAGGATGTTGTCCGTTTAGAACAATCGCTGGTATTGAAGGTACTTCTTATCAGTCTATTCAAGCTAGAAAATTCACATTCGCACCTTATTTAGGATTTGACGGATGGAACTGTTATAGAAATACAAGAACAAATACTGATAGATATAGAGTTGGTAGAGCTGGTTTTGACGCAGGTTTACTTAACGGTGAATTTGAAAACATTACCGCTACTCAAGGTACTTCTGATTACTACGCATACCAAGAAGGTATCTACACATTTAGAAATCCTGAAGCAGTAAACATTAACGTATTAGCAACACCTGGTATTGATTACTCAGAAAATAATTCATTGGTTGGTTTAACAATTGACATGGTTGAAGAAGAAAGAGCTGATTCAGTTTATATCTTAACTTCTCCTGAAGGTGTTACTTACAACAATGTTGTTCAATTAACTAGTATTGGGTTCGCAACAATTAGTAATTATACAGCTGATGACATGGTAGGTTTACTTGAAGCAGCAGATATTGACTCTAACTACACAGCCACTTATTGGCCATGGATTCAATCAAAAGATACTGAAAATAATGTTAACGTTTGGTTACCACCTACATATGAAGTAGTACGTAACATCGCTTTAACTGATAACGTATCATTCCCTTGGTTCGCTTCAGCTGGTTACACAAGGGGTCTTACTTCAGCTATTCAAGCTAGAGTTAAATTGACTGAAGCTGATAGAGATACTTTATATGAAGGAAGAATTAACCCAATGGCTACATTCTCTGACCAAGGAGTTGTAATTTGGGGTAACAAAAACTTACAAATAGCTGATTCAGCTCTTGATAGATTGAACATCAGAAGATTGTTACTACAAACAAGAAAGTTGATTTCAGCAGTAGCAGTAAGATTGTTGTTCGAACAAAACGACCAAATCGTAAGAAATCAATTCTTATCACTTGTTAACCCAATCTTGGAAAACATTAAGAGAGAAAGAGGTTTGGCTGACTTTAGAGTTCAATTATCAAGTGACCCTGAAGAAATTGACAGAAATGAATTAAGAGGTAAAATCTTTTTAAAACCTGTACCAGCTTTAGAATTCATAATCTTAGAGTTCAACGTAACTTCAACAGGAGCGTCATTCGACAATCTATAAAAAATAAAAAAGAAAAGGCTTTCGGGCCTTTTCTCTTTTTTTTAATATTTATAATAAAAAAGAAACTATGTCAAAAATTATAACAAAAAGACAATTAAATACCTTAATCGAATCTACATTAAAAGAGTATGTTCGAGACGAAGACGCTATTTACGCAATGCCAGGTGGTGAGGAATTTATGAACAAAATGGACCAAGAATACAATCCAAATTCACCTTCTGAGTATCATAGAGATATTGATAAAAAGAATCAAGAAGCAGAAAAAAACAAGGCTAATACTAATGAAGACTATATGGAAGATAAAACTTGTTCTGAGTGTGGTGGAGTAATTAAAGAAGGTCTTTGTGAGTCTGGGTGTGGGTCACAAATGGAAGAAGGTAGTTACATGAAAGAAGACGAACTTGAGGAGGGTAACGCTTTTTCAGGAGCATTAGAAACAGCTAGAAAAGAAGGTAAAACTGAGTTTGAATTTAATGGTAAAACTTATCCTGTTGAGGGTGAGGATAAGGTTAAAGAATCAGTTAAAGATTTAGCCGAATCAGTTACAAAAACTTTTAACCCTTCATTCTTAACTGAAAATATGGATAACTTTAATAAGTTAATTAATTACAGAAACAAATAAAAAAAAATAAAATGAGTAAGATTAGATATAAAATCAGAAAAGAACAACTAGAAAGAGTTGTGGAATCTTTTGTAATGGAATCTACAGAAGGTAAGATGATAGTTAAAGACGCTGCCAAAAAACATAAAATGAATATGGGAGCTGAACAAAATGATGATATGGGTGATGGAATGAAAAAAGCTCCTGTATCTAAAAAACACAAAATGAAACAAGCTCCTGAAGTTAAGAAAAACATTCATGGAAAAGTTTCTGAATCTAGAATGGCAGAAATTAAAAACATAATGGAAACTTATGGAATTACTGAAGACGAACTAGAAGAAGGTATGATTTTTAAAACACCAGAAGAACTTATGGCTAGAGGACAAAAAATAATTTCTATGGACTCAAACGCTGAAAGAATTTACAACACTATTAAAAGAGATGAAAGTAAGTATGGTGAAAACTCAGCTAATAAATATTTAATATTTATTGGAAAAAGTAAGGGTAGAATGCTTTACGCTACTTGGGATAAAGGTCTTATGGCTCCAGATAAAACAATGGGTTATTGGATTGAAAGAGGTAAACCTAGAAGTGGTTATGACAAATCTACTGGTAGTGGAACCGAACTATAAAATTATAAAAACCCCTTTTAAAGGGGTTTTTTTATTTATCACCGTTAAGTCCCTCAAAAAATTTATAATGGTCTTCCAATGACATGTTATTTACATGTACAATATCTGAGTACAATTGGTACTTGTTATTGAAAAATAAACCTGACAATAAAAAAACAATAAAAAAAGGTAGTGTGACGTTCATTGGTGTCATAGTTAACATAGTTAAGGTGACAAAAGACAAACCAAAAGAATGTTTTGTAATTAAACCAAGAATATTTTTTTTACGCAAATTACTTTCTTTTTGCTTTTTGTACTCAATCTCCTGTTCAGGGGTTAGTCTAAATTGTTCTTTAAAATCTTCTAGTGTCATAACTTTATCTATTTTTTATCAAATATAACAATATTTATCTATATATCATAAATATTTTAAAAAATATGAAAAAAATTATTTTAACAGAATCACAAAAAATAAAACTACAACAATATCTTAAAGAAGAAAAAAATATTCGTATGTATGTTTTTGATTGGGATGACAACATTTTAAGGATGCCTACAGAGGTTAAAATGGAGAAGAATGAAAACGGTAAGTGGGTCCCATTAAGAGTTTCCACAGAAGATTTTGCTCATTTTAGAACTGACCCTAATTATAGAACAACCCCTGATTCATTTTCCGATTTTACAAATAATGAGGCTTTTTTAATTGACGCAAAAAAAGCTATTAATAATAAAAGTTTTGCACCAAGTTACAAAAAATTTATTGAATCATTAATATACGCAAACCCATTCGCAATTAATACTGCTAGGGGTCATAGTCCAAACACATTAAAAGAGGGGGTAAAACTTTTCATTCAAACGGTATTAAGTGATGATGAAAAAATGATGATGATTAATAATATCAAAAAAGAATTACCACAAAGTTTAGTAAAAGGATTAAACAATAAACAATTAATAGATTTATATTTAGATGAGATGGGTGAGTTTTACCCTGTTACTTCTGAAGAGTTTGGTGATAGGTTTGGCCTTAATGTAAAAGGTGGGGCTTCAAATCCTGAAAATTCTAAAAAAGTGGCTATTGCTCACTTTGTAGAAAAGGTGTTTAAAAACGTAGAAAAATTAATCCAAAGTGGTGAATATACAAAAGTATCTTTTGGTTTTTCTGATGATGATGTTAGAAATGTTAAAGCTACGGTTGAGTTACTGGAAGATGAATTATCTAAAATGTATCCTGAAATACACTTTGTTATATATGATACATCTGACGGTGGGAATAAAAAAATAGTTATTGAGAAAGAATGAGGTTAATTTTAATAATATTAGGTGTCACTATTTTATTTTCTTGTAAAAGTACAAGAAATGGTGATTGTGATGCTTACAGTAAAAATGAAGTAAAAAGTGAAGTTAATCAGATGTAATACTTGTGAAGATGTTGTTAGATTAGTACATACTAAGTGGAAGACTTGTGAATGTGGTAAATCTGGTGGTCAATACAATGACGATTTAATTAGTGCTACTATCGGTGGTGACTGTGAAGTTATAGGTTTAAGAAATGATTTTTTTAAAGAACAACCATTTTCTAAAAAAAGAAATGGTAAAGACGTAATCATACAAGGTGAATACTTGGGTGATAATCAGATACACAGAATCAAATCAGGAAAAGGACCAAAATTAAAAATGGAAATTAAAGATAATGGTGATGGAACACATGATATTATCTTTAAAGATAAACGAGATTATACTGTAAATGTAAAAGGTAGTGATAAAAAGCCCAAAGAACTAAAGGGGGTAACATCTAATACCGAACCAAGTTTTAAAGATAAAAAGGTTAAAAAAGAATCTTTTATTTCTATTAAAAAAATAATTAAAGAAGAGATGGAAGATTTTGAATGGACAAATCAAATAGACCCATTAGAAAACTTTAAGGAATTCTTTTACGGTACTGGTGAATACGAATCTAATAGAAAAAATTCTCCAGGTATTTATATTGCTCGTGATATTAAATGGTGGTACAATTGGATTCATGAGATTGAAATGTCTCACGCCAGTTTTTTAGAAGATATTGAAGACTTAAATAACATGGTACATGACTTAGTTAATCCAATAGATGGTTCAGAAAAATATCGAATCTTAGCTATAGACGTATATTCTTACCTTTCACCCACAAGACATTTAGGTGGTAAAAATTATTTACAAGATTCAGCTAGAACAATAGTTGATGGTTATGAAACATTAGGTCTTTTTGCTAAAAAAAATAATTTAACTCTTTTAGAAACTTTATTTATTTTTGAACAGTTCTTGGATAAAATGCGTCATGAAGGTAAACCTTTACACAAAAATTAATAGAATATAAAAAAAGGGTCCGAAGACCCTTTTTTATTTTTTCTTGACTTTACCAATTACCTCATCAATAATACCATATTCCAAAGCTTCATCAGAGCTTAACCATAAATCACGTTGAGCGTCTTTTTCAACTTGTGAAGGTTTTTTACCACAATACTCACCCAAAAGTTCAAACAACAATTTGTTTGTTTTTTCCCATTCAATCATAGTAATACGTGCGTCTTGGATATTACCCCCAGCACCACCACTAGATTGGTGTAACATTGTTTTTGAAAAACGTAGAGAACTTCTCATACCTTTTGTACCCGCTCCTAAAAGGACTGAACCCATTGAAGCTGCCATACCCGTGTTAATTGTTTGGATTTTTGTGTCAATATAGTTCATTACGTCAACCATAGAGAGACCTGATTTAACAGAACCACCTGGACTATCAATGTGCATTGTGATTGTTTTCTTTGGGTCTTGTTGTGACAAGAAAAGAAGTTGTGCCTGTACCGTGATAGCCATTCTATCATCAACAGGACCAGCACACCAAATAATTCTATCCATCATCAATCTATCGAATACTGACATTGCTGCAACGTTCATCTGACGTTCTTCAATAATTGTTGGGGTAACTGAACCAATCACGTTTGGTATTGCTGATTGAAAATTTTGGTAGTCGTGTAGGGTTTGTGAGCCAATACCCATATGCTTTATTGCATATTTATCAAATTCTGTCATATTTTATCTTTTATTATTTTTTTCTTAAAACAAGAATATTTATAATAAAACAATTTGTCAAATGAAAAAACCTAATTACGATAATGCTTTAACTCTTTTGTTTGAAAATAAAGAAAGCAATGAATTAGAATACAACATACTTACCCTTGAGGGTGAAGACTTATATAGAGAACTAGCTTTTATTTTAACAGAACTTTCATTAATTGATAGGAATAGTGGTAAAAAAATTATTTCTGAAGGTGAAAGAAGATTAATGGAAGAAAGTTTCATGTCTAGTTTAAGAGATTCATGGAAAAATTTATGGGGAACTGCTAATAAACAAGCTCAACAAAATACAGGGAAAAATTTAACAGCACAACAACAACAAGCAATACAACAATCTCAAAAAGCTGTAGCTGATGCTACTCAAATATGTATCGAAAGAAAAGAAGCTGATTGGGAAGTTTATGGTACCGATAAAACCGACAAGAGTGAGGAAGCTAAAAAGGTTTGGATGCAGAAACAAATTAAATCTTGTGTTGAGGAAGTTCTTAGAGGTAGTAAAGGACAATCTATTATTGGTAAATTGGGAGATTTTTTACGTGATACTGTAGTTGGTAAAGTTTTAGTTGGTGTTATTGCTATAGGTGCTATGGCTTATGTAACAGGAGCTATTGGTTCACATACTAAAACTACTACAAAACAAGTTGATGACGGTAATGTAGATGTTTCTGATAGTGTAGTTAAAAACGCTTCTGATAGTACTTTAGATAATCAAGTACATGTTAAGGTTAATCCTGATGGTGGTATAGTTAAAGTTAAGGTTGGTTCCGATGGTAGTACCGTTGGTGTAATAGAAAGGGACCACGGAGTTACCGATTTAAAACCTGACCAAGTACAACAAGTTGCTGACAATATTATTAAAACAATAAAAGATGTTAACAAAGACCCAGACTTAGGTGGGAAACAAGTTAAATCTATCACATTAAAATTCCATTCTGATAAATCTAATACTGATGGTAATGCTGATTCTGACAATGATGGTGTTCCTGACAGTAATGATTGTAAGGGAGGACCTTGTGCTGAAACACATAATCAGAAAACTATTGACTCTGTTTTGAAATTAGTAAAACAAGGTTTAGAAAAAGATGGTATTACAACAAAAGTTAAAGTTAAATCAGAAATTGGTGGTTTAGCTAAAGACCAAGTAAGTAAAAATAGTACTGACGCGAAAGCGGAACAAGGAACTACTGTAAGTGTCGATGGTATAGATGCCCCTATTAAAACTGTTAAAGATACTAGTTTTCAACAAGGACCTTATGGACCATTAGTGGATAACCCACCAGCACCAGTTCCTAAAGCTTGTTATTTAGTTTTAAATGGTAAAAAAGTTACTTTAGGTAATGGTGATTACATTTATTTCTACGGTAAGTTAGTAAATAAAAAAATACAAACAAAAAAAGACGGTCAGACATTTGAAGGTATGATTATTAAAGGTAGTGAAGCTGCTGGAGATACTGATTATGATTTAAAAGTATTGGGTGGATTCACACTTGAGGAAAATGCTTCTGGAATAAATAAAGGTAGATATCTATCTGTACAAGTTAATAAACCTGAAGGTATTAAAGGTATGTATTTAATTGCATGTGGTACTGAAGGTGAAGGTGGTCAAGGTGGAGAAGACGTTGGCAGAGGTGAGGACAAACCTATTAAAGGTGGTGATGAACCAATACAAGGTGACGAACCAATTGTAGAACCTATGGTACCAACTGATTTCTTACAAGGTAACAGAAATATGCAATTAGCTTATTTGGCTAGTAACTTCTTACCTGAAGGAAAAGATTTTTGGTCAAACATGTACATTAAAAAAGGAACAGTAATCCCTAGTGGGTTTTTAGATGCCGCTCTAAACCAAGGTAAATATGACCCTGAAAAATATTTAACAGCTTTTTATAATAAACTTAAAAAAGATAATTCACTTACTAGAGATATTAATCTTGGTGCGTGGTTAGCTAAAGTACGTAGTACAGAAAATTTAGGTTTAATAAAATGGGTTAGGAATACAAGAAAAGGTATTGGTAGTTTTATTAAAAATTTACAAAAATCATTCCCTGAGTTTGGTATTGGTAAAAGACAAAAAGCTAAATCTGTTAGACCAGGTGCTGAAGGACAAGCTATGGGATTGGCAGGTGAATCTTTAAATGGTAGAGTTGATTTAATTAATGAATTAAGTGGTTCCGCTGAACAAGCTGGTTTTGACCAAAATCAGTTTATGAAAAATTTACCACAATTTATGGCTATGTTAAGTGCAATGTATTACAGCGTTGGGGGTACTAAATTACCGTACGACAAGGAAGCTGTATTACAAAAATGTAAAAAATATGGATGTAAAACAGGTGGTGGTACCAAATATAAGAAAACAAAGTCAGATGACTATAAATTTTTAGAATCTAATTCACCTTTAAAAGAAGAATTAAATAGAATAAAAAAGTTGATGAAATAAAAATAAAATATTTTATCAGCATATTTATAATTAAACATAACAAAAAATTAAAAAAAAATTAAACTATGGCAGATTTGTTAATGAGAATGCCTGTTCCTTACGAACCAAAGAAAAAGAATAGGTTTATATTTAGATTCCCTACACCATTGGGTATCCAAGAATGGTTTGTATCAACAGGTGCTAGACCGACTTATACAGCAGAAGAAACTGAGATTCAATTCTTAAATACTTCTACTTTTGTAATTGGTAGATTTACTTGGGAAACAATCGATGTTACTTTCCGTGACCCAATCGGTCCTTCAGCTACTCAAGCACTTATGGAGTGGGTTCGCCTTCACTCTGAATCTGTTACAGGTAGACAAGGTTACGCAGCTGGTTACAAGAAAGATGTAGAGTTGGAGTTGTTAGACCCAACAGGAGTTGTTATCGAAAAGTGGATTCTACAAGGTACAATGATTACTTCAGCTAACTTTGGTGATTTGGATTACTCTTCATCAGATATCGCTGATATCTCTGTTACTTTAAGATTTGACAGAGCAATTAGTGTATTCTGATATTTCTTTATTGAACATAAATTATACCCCTTTTATAAATTTTTATATGAAAGGGGTATTTTTATTTACTTATTATCCTAAAACCAATTAATTTTTTATTAAAAGTATTATCTCCTACTAAAAAATTTTGACTTTTATGATATAAACCTATATTGAATATTACTAAACGGTTTAATTTATTTTCAACTAATTGTTCATCAGCACCATCAAAGAAAATAGTACCTCCATTTGGTACTTCATTTAAATAAATAAACATTTTATATTTTTCATTACGTATTTTTTTATCTAAATGTTTATTTACCGGTTCTGAGTTATTTGTCTTTGTTACATTATTATATAGACCAATCCAATCAGAATTTATATTTTGTATTTTTTCTTTATTTTCTTCCCAAAAATTATTAACAAAATTTTTATCACCAATAATACCTTGTCCATAAAAATTATCAATGTAGTCTTGGCAAGTTTTTAAAACTTCATCAGATAAAAAATTGTCTATATAAATAACGTCCATATTTATAAATATTTAATGATAAAAAAAAAGACCCTTTTGGGTCCCTTTTTTTTAATAATCATATCTGAAATACTCTTCATTATCTGTTCCGTAATTTACGATTGAATAACCTCCATTAAATTCATCATAATCCCATAGGTCAGAAAAATCTTCATCATCCTTGTAATGATAATCTAAGTCATTGTCATCATTATCCTCATCGTAAAACAAGTCTTCTTTTTCTGTTAGAATAGTTTTAGTATTTTCTTTCTTCACAGGAGCCCAAGAAGTTGATACGTAACTAACAATTGGGTCTTCAACTCTTTCGTAGAAGTTTTCACCAAGAGTTTTATGAAGTTTAAGACCTAATTCAAAACCATTTTGAACCTCGTCAATAACAACATACTCATTTGCTGTGTGGTAACGGTGATAACCTGCTGCCAAGTTCAAACACGAGAAACCAAACTTCTCCATCAAAGGCCAAATATCAGTATAAGGGTGACGTTCCCAATGTGTGATACCGTGTTCAGTGATAAGACCACCTACTTTTGAGCCAAATTCAGATTTTTTACCAAAAAGTTGTTTACCCATAAGTGTCATACTCATTGAGTCTCCTTCAGGTGAATCATACTGAATAGCGTAACCAACATTTTTAAAGAACTCAGGGTCAGCTTGGCGTGAACCAACACAACCTACTTCTTCCGATACAAAGAATGCTGCTTTAACGTTGTCCAATGTATCCAACATTTCAAGACAAAGATAAACACCACACTTATCATCACCACCAATACCGGATGGTTTCATAGTTTCTTTATCGATACCAGTAAGAATAACTCTACCGTTTTCTTCTAATTGAACTACTTTAAAGTTTGGGTTAACTTTGTGGACAGTATCCGTGTGTGATACAAAACAAGGGTACCATTCAGCTTTACCTTTAGTAACATAGATATTACCGATTTTATCTGTGTAATGCTCAAAACCTTTTTCTGTCAAGACATTTTGTAAGTAAGTAATCATCAACTCCTCATCACCTGAGTATGTAGGTACTGATAATACTTCTTTTAATCTTTGTAATTTTCTATCTTCCATAGTGTGTTTTTTAATTATAAAGCAAATATACGTTATGTTTTTACTTTGGCAAAATTTTTGTTGAAAAAAAATTAAAACTTTTTCTATTTATAGAGAAATGAATAAATCTTTACTTTGTTAATAAAGGGTTTAAGATTAAAATATAAAATAATATAAAATATAAAAAAAAGTTTTTAAAATGTCAAATCAAGAAAACGAATTTAATTTTGATGCTCCATTCGATGTACTAGAGTTACCATCAAAAGGATTATTGTACCCAGGTAGACCATCTACGGTTAGGGTAGAATATCTTACTGCTTCCGATGAGAATATTTTAACTTCACCAAACTTAATTAAAAGTGGTAAAGTTTTAGATATTCTTCTACAAAAGAAAATTAAAAGTACAGAAATCTCTTTAGACCAAATGTTAGTTGGTGATAGAAACTCCATTATGATTTGGTTAAGAGCCACAGGATATGGTGAAATGTATCCAGTTAAAATGATGGACCCTGAAACAGGTGATGAATTTGAAACAGAAATTGATTTGTCTGCTTTAGGTACAAAAGAATTAACTGCTGAACCAGATGAAAATGGTGAGTTTGACTTTTTCTTACCTAGAAGTAAAAAGAAAATTAAATTTAAATTGTTAACTGTTTCTGATGAATCTTCTATCAGTAAAAAAACAGACCAAAGAAACAAAGCAACAAAATCTTTAATTAGTAACGCTTTAACATATAGATTACAGGCACAAATTAAAGAAATTGACGGTAACAGAGACCCTGCTTTCCTTGCTAAGTTTATTGAAGTTATGCCAGCTTTTGATTCTCTAAAGTTTAGAGAATATTCAGACGAAATTGAGCCAGGAATAGAACTGGAGGTGGACGTGGAGGGACCATCTGGTCCATTTCGTAGTCCCTTTAACATTGGACTCAACTTTTTTTGGCCTAACGCTAGAGTATAGAAAAAACCTAATAGAGGTAATCTATTATATGGTTAAACATATGCGTTTTAGTTATTCAGAAATTTTAAAAATGCCTGTTTGGGAAAGGAGAATCTATGTTGACCTTTGGCAAAAAGAAATGGAAGAACAACAAAAACAGTATAAAAATGCTCAAAGCAAAAAAAGATAAAACAAAATTAAGGCATATTTATCAATAAAAAGAAATCAAAATGCCTAGAAGTATAAAAGAAATACTTGAAGATTATAAACAAGAGGTAAATTCAGGCTCAAAAGGCCTGAATTTTAGTGCATATAAAAATGAAATGATTACCGAAAAAAGAGTAAAGGTACCTGGTATTGAAAAAAACGTTGCTACAAGTGCTGGTGAAGGGTACTCAAACATGGATGTTGTTAAACAAAATCTAAGGTCTTTAGGTTTTGACGTTGATGATTTGGGTAAACAAAAAACTGTTGCTCAATTAATGGCAGCACCTTTTGGTTTTAAATTTTCACTTCTTTGGCCTAAAGAAAATAAATGGGGTGAAAAAAGTTATGTTACTCTATCAATAAATGATAAAGCAGTAGAAGCCGATAGAATTGATACTAGAGCAAAAGTTTCTAACCCAAATAGTAATGGTAAATTAATATTAGAAACAAAATTAGGTCCGGCAATTATTTTTATAGACCCTAAAGAAATAGAAAGAACTTTAGGTGGTGATGCCGGTAAGTTACCACCAGGTAAAAAAGGTGAAAACTATAAAAGAATGTTAGAAGAAGGTGTTACTTATAAAGTACAAGTAGATTCAGACGTTATTTTATCAGGAGAAGGTAATGAAGAAACAGAGGGGGAGGAAACAGAAAAAGAAATTCCAATTCCAGAAGAAATCGCTTCAGGTAAAAATAGAAATGAAATTTTTAGATTATTACTAAAAGGTTTTGGTAAATACGATGGAGCTGTTGTTTATGGTGATGGTTTTAAAGACCCTGAAATGGCTAAAGAATATTCTAAACTACAAAGAGAAGTACAAAAGGGTAATGCTAGTAAAGAAGATTTAAAAGAGTTTAGGGAAAAGTCTGGTAGGGATTCTTACAGTATGATGGTTTCTAATTTAAGAAAGTCATTTCCAAATAACTTTTTAAAAAACTTATCAAAAGTTTTCCCTGAATTTAATATTCAATTTACAAAACAAAATGTCGAAGAAAATTATACTTTATCTGAAGATGAAAAAAACAAAGACAAATATAAAAGATGGAATTTAGTTTTTCCTGGTAAAGTTGTGGGGGGTCAGACCTTAGACAATTTAGATAAGAACGTTAGAGAATTTATGGTGGCAGTTAAAAAATGGTTTGCTGTACCTGTAAAGGGGCCTGATGGTAAAAAACGTTCTTATAGTATTTCTTATGATGAAGACAAGGTAAATCAGTACTGGAATAATTTTTACGGTACTAAAACTGAATCTAAGTTAACACTTTCAAATATTTTAATGGAAATGTTAAAAGAAGAAGATGATACAAATGGTGGTAAAACAGTTAAACCCGATTATCTTTTATTAAAAATATTACCTGGTGGATTACAAACTATTGATGAAGGTCAAGAAGACGTTGAATCTCGTGAGGTGGGGGGTTCAAAAGGTTCTAAAAAACAACTTATTGATGCTGTTTTAGTTGAAGCGTCAGCTTTCTTTAAAGAAGGGGAGGACGGTAAAATAAATCAAAATGATTTAAATGTATTACCTGGTTATTCTAACGATAAAACTTATAGTGATAAAAAAGGTAAGTCCAATTTAAACATCGAATACACTAAGGACGGTAAAGTAACTAAAGGTGTTATAACCATTAAAAATAATACTAAATTAACTAATTTATTAACAGAAGTTATTAGGGGTGGTGATATGAAAATCAAAAAATCTAAAACAGATAGTAAATTTATTATCTTATATTATCCTTCACAAACAGAAGTTTCAAATAAAATTAATAACACTTGGAGTGAAATTTTAAAATAAGTTTTAAATGGCTGACGAAAATTTTGGGCAAAATAAAAAAGACGCCAAAGAATACTACGATACCCAAAGGCAAATAGCCAAGGTTATTAAACAACAAACCGAAAGTTGGTCAACATATGGTGATGCTCAAAAAACTGTTTCTGAAAATGCTAAACAGATACGAGATACACAGAAAAGAATTAATGAGTTATTAGCTGAAGGTTCTAAGGAAGCTAAAGCTGAAGCAGCTGAACTACAAAAACAAGTTGATTATACTAGAGAATTAAACAAAGAATTAGCTAAAACTAGTGTCCTATTAAAAGCTGGTGGTAAAGCCATTGGTAAATGGGGTATGGACAAATTGTCAAAAGGTTTTGACAATATTCTAGATAGGTACAACAGAATGGATAGGTCTTCTAGAGAAGCAGCTATCAACATCGGTATGTCCACCACTAGAATGAACCAGTTTAGAATGGTTGTGGCAAAATCACAGTCTAGTTTAACCGCGATGGGTGTTGAACTTGAGAAAGCTGGTCAAATGCAAGAATCTTTTGCTGACGCTACAGGTAGACAAGTGATGTTAACCGAAAAGACATTGGTACAAATGGCTGCTTTAGCTAAGACAACTGGAATGGCTGAAGAAGAAATGGCTGGTTTAGTTGGTCAGATGGATTCTTTCGGTATGGGGGCACAAGCCTCGTCACAAGCAATAAGTAATATTGTACAAAGAACAAATAAGTTAGGACTTAATACCAAAAACGTGATGAAAAAGATTACACAGAATGTGGGTCTTTTAAATAAACTTAGTTTTAAAAATGGTATTAATGGTTTAGCTAAAATGGCTAGATATTCAGAAAAATATAAATTGTCGTTAGAAGCTGCAGCTGGTTTCGCTGAAAAGGTAATGAGACCTGAAGGTGCTATTGATGCGGCAGCTAATTTACAGGTGTTAGGTGGTAGTATGGCTCAAATGGGTGATGCTTTTCAGTTAATGGGTCAGGCAAGAAATAACCCTGAAGAATTTATAAAGACTATCACAAAAGGTGCTGCGGAAGCTGCACAATGGGACGATGTTTCCAAAAGTTTTAAAGTTAGTGCTTATCAAATGGATAGGTTAAGAGAGGCGTCTGAAGCAACAGGTATCTCTGTGGAAGAATTAGCTGGGACTGCTAAACAAACAGCTAAGATGAATATGTTTGGTAACCTAATTAAAATTTCTGGTGATGATAAGGAATTCTTGTCGGGGATAATGGAACTTGACAGTAAAGGTCAGGCTTTCCTTTTTGATGAGAAGGGTCATAAACAATATTTAAAAGATTTAAGTGCAACAGACCAACAAGCTATAGCGGATAAATTAACCGCGGAAAAAGAAACTGAAAAAGAAAGAGCAATATCAAGACAAACTTCACAAGATTTATTAGTGAATAATTTAAATGCATTGTTAGATAAATTAATGCCAGCAATAGTTAAATTTGACGATAGTCTTAGACCTATGTTGGAATCTTTGTTAAAGAAACTTGGTTCATGGGTTGATTCTTTAATTAAAAACCCTTGGTTACTTAAACTAGCTTTAGGTCTATTGGTATTTGCTAAAGTGGCACCAATATTATCAGCAATTCTTTCCCCATTAGCTTGGTTGTTGAAGGGTAGAATGTTAGCTCGTGGTTTTAATGCAGGTGTTGCTAAAGGACCTTTAGGTGCCGCGGGTGCAGCTAAAAGTGGTGCACAAAGTGGTGCTGGTGGTAATATGGTTAAAGCTAAATCAGGTAAAATGTACAACGCTGATAGCCCACAAGGAAAAATGATTAGTACTAAAGGTGGGACTCAACCATTAGGTGGAGGTCAGTCTGGTCAAGCAGGTAAGGCTAGTCAAATGGGTGATTCAACGGGAAAATCGGCAACAAACATGTTAAAAGGAGCCGCAGCTATATTAATCTTATCAGCAGCTTTATTTGTATTCGCTAAAGCGTTACAGGAGTTTGAAAAGTTACAAAATGGGTGGCAAACATTAGCTTTAGCCGCAGTTAGTCTACTTGTTTTATCTGGAGCTTTATACGTTGTCGGTCAGATAATGAGTAAAGCAAGTACAAATATATTATTGGGGTCTGTAGCTATATTAGCCTTAGGTATTGCGTTGATACCGTTTGCTTACGCGATGTCATTACTCGCTGGTGTGGGTGTGGGTACTATGTTAGGTGCCGCATTAGCCCTTGGTGCTTTTGCGTTAGCAGCATTTTTAATGGGTGTGGCTCTTGTACCTATTTTATTAGGTGCTGTAGCAATTGCCGTTTTGAGTTTAGCTTTGATGTTATTCGGGACAGCTCTACAAATGGTAGCACCTGGAATGGAAATGTTCTTATCTTCACTTTCACAATTACCTTCATTAATTGGTCCGTTATTTATGTTTGGTCCGGCCTTAATGTTAGCGTCTGTTGGTATATTTGCTTTATCAGTTTCTTTATTCGCGTTAGGTGCCGCTTGGTGGTTTGGTGGGAGTGCCTTTAAAGATTTAACACATAGTCTTGCAGCACTTAAAGGATTAGACCTTTCTGGTATGTCATCTTCCATAAGGGCAATAAATCGTGTTGATTTGGATAAGATTGAGGCTATTAAAGATTTGGCTTCAATGCTTTCTTTAGTTAGTTTGTTTGGTGGTATTAAAATTGAATTTGGTGATATCGATGTTAAAGGTACTATTAATCTTAAAGGAGGGAGTGGGGTTAGTAGAGGTACTGATTGGGTTAACGACCCTGTATTTGTTTCCAAACTTAAAAACCTTATTTGGGAATCTACCGGTAAAGGTAAAAAGGGCGGCAAATCCTAATTAATATATAAGCATTTATTATTTATTATTAATACTTATTTTTAATTAAAGCTGATATGCGCTAAAATTAGTAAGTAAATTTAAATATGTAAATATTTATATAAAAAAGTTTAAAGGTATGCCAAACGCGATAAACCCAAATGATTATAATATAGATTTTTTCGCCACCGATTTTATTGGTGTTACGACAGCAGAAAGTTTTAGAGATTATCTTTTTAGTAAAAATTTACCTGACTTACCACCTGAATTAATTAACGGTGCGGCAGGTAACTTTAGTAGTGACTATGCTGAAAAAGGTTTGGAGAAATCCATTAATTATACAAGTATATCGAATCCCGGTGATATTGATGAGTGGTTGGTGGAGGGTAATTTTTCCACTTCACTTCACGAAGTTAGAGATATTAATTTATTATCAGGTAATAACTATGGGCCACCGACAATCGAGGCCTATAATGAACCAGGTTTAATACCTGAAAACACAGGTTTCTTACAATACCCTACTTCTTCAGGTGGAGACGACCTTAAATCAATTTTATTAAGTGACCAATTAGCAGGTTTAGGACCTGGAGCGGCAATTAATTTTCCTTCAGACTTAAATGATATTGCGAAAGATAGAAGAAAAGAAGAAGCTATTAATAGACTTAAACTTAAAGCTCAAGATAATATTTTAGGTAAATTAAATTTAGACCCTTTTGGATTATTAGCGGGAGAAGATTTAATCCTTAGAGATTATAAAATCACAACAAGACCGACAGTTTTAGGTAAGGTATTTGAATTTTTTAGTGATGCAGCAGATGTAACAATACCGAATAGTCCAATACCGTCAGGTGCCTTTGGTTCCTACGGAGATTTAGATAACCCAGTTTCGTATTCCGATTTAATGGACTCTACTGGTTCTGGTACAAAAACTTTAATCTATAACGCTGTAGCTAGAAATAAATACGGACCTACATTAAGTGAACCAAAAGGTTTCTTAGCAAATACTTTTGGAGCAGGACAAGCTGCACAAAAAAATAATTATTTATCACCCGCTAGTACAACATTAGGACAAGCGTTAGGAATTCCTTTAATAGATAAAATAAATCAGGCTGTAGGAAAAGCGGTTGACGCTTTAAATGGTGGGGTTAATAACGGGGTTGGTATAGAAGGAAATACACCACCCACAGAAACAGAAAACCCATCAATCACATTAGACAATATCCAAGAAAACGCACAGGCTGAATTTGATACATTATGGAATGGTCAAAATATAGATACTTGGCAAACACAGGGACCCATAACTAAAATAGAGATACCTGGTATTGGATTAAGTCTAACTATTCCTGATAATGGACCCGATGGACCTATAGGTACAAAAATACCTATGAATGTTGGTGATGAATTTTACCCAGGAGAAATAAATGGTTCTAAAAATAGTGGTATATCTTATGATAGGGGAATGTATTGGGGTAGTCACACCAACAACCCATTTAAAAAAGGTATTTTAAAATACACACAAGATTTAATTAATAATTCTAGAAATACAAAAGATTATAAAGATAAAGCAAGATTTGTCGGTGCAACAAACGACGCCTCAAATTTTGATGCAAAAAGTGGTAGACATAATAATTACTCTATGGGTAACACCGTTACTGATGCAGAAAACAATTTTTATTGTCGTTCTTGGTCTGTAAGAAATCCATACAGAAAAGTTAGTGATTTAATTAGACACGGAGGTGGTGTTGATTCTTCTGGTAATACAAGAAGTTTAACAAGAGAAGATTTAAATTTAAGTGTATTAGATAATAATGGTTTTGTTAAAATAGCACCATATGTTGGGGATTTTAAATCTAGAAGTTTCAGCACTGATGGTAGTGAAAATAATTTAGAATCTGGTGTATTAAAATTAGGAAATCCACAAATTCAAAAATACATGTTGTCTATTGAAAATTTAGCTTGGCAAAATAGTGAACATATATTACATGTTGCTCCTTGTGAGGTAGGACCTAACGGTGGACGTATAATGTGGTTCCCACCCTATGATATTAGTTTTACCGATAACTCTAGTGCCAATTGGGAAGCAACAAGTTTTATTGGTAGAGGTGAACCTGTGTACACTTACAATAATACCGAAAGAAGTGGTACCCTTAGTTTTACCTTGATTATTGACCACTCAATGGCAATGACTGAAATAAAACAAAAGGGGGAAGAAGCTTTATTTAGATATTTCGCTGGATGTGAAAATCCAATAGAAGCCTTTACGTCAATTGTACCTAAAGCAGTTGAAGATGAAACAAAGGTACAACAAGTTACAGAAACAACAACAACTAAAACTGATGTAACTAAAGATAACCCTGAAGTTTGTGACCCTGAACCACCACCAGTAACTAAGTTACAATTTTATTTTAGGAATGCTAGAAGATTTGAATTAGATTCTGTTGGTACAAACTTAACAACTGAATTAGGTTCTAATGCTGATGAAAAACCACCCAATTATTTATCTCAATATACTAAACTTTGGCCTAATGGTTATTTAAGAGGTAGTTCAGGTACACCACCACCTACCATACCTAACCCGAATAATCCTGGTCAGTTTATACCTAACCCTGCTTTTACATCTAGTACACAAACTGATATAGAAACTTTAAACCAACAAGCTTTAGACAATTTAAATACTTTAGTTGATTTCTTATTAACACCTGACGGTAAAAGATATAAAATTAAAATTATTGGTAAAACAAGTGATGCAGGACCAACTTCAGGTGGTAAAAGTAATGAAAAATTAGCTCAAAAACGTGCTAATTCAACAAAAGATTATTTATTAAACACACTTTACGCTGTAGAAACAGCTGTTGGTGTTGTTAAAGCAGAAAATTTAGGTTCACAAAAAACATACCCAACGGAAAAAGAATGGCGAGATAGTAATTTAAGATGGGAAGTTTTAGCTGTTGGTGAAACCGATTCTAGTTTATCAGTATCTTATGATGATGGTACTGGACAAAAAACGGAACAAAAAGATGATAATAGAACTTTTGGTGATTCACAAACAAGTGTACCACAAGCTATAAGAAATAGAACAACACTAGTTACTTTAGAATATAATAAAGAAATTGATGATACTTTAATTGGTGCGGCACAACCACCAATAACAGAGCAAACAGAACAAACAGTAGTTACTGTTAGAGATGTTGAAACCACAATACCCGCTAGTAAAGAAAAAATAGAAAGACAACGTGAAGCTGAATTAGCTGCAGCGTTAGCAGCGAAAGCTTCTAGATACATGGCTTGGGAATGTTCTTATTTTGAAAAAATGAAACAAGATGATTCATTTATTTATGAAACATTAACACAGAAATTAAAATATTTCCACCCAGCATTTCACTCAATGACACCTGAAGGTTTTAATGCTAGATTAACATTCTTAAAACAATGTACAAGACAAGGACCTAACATTGCTGTAGGTGAACCTAGTAATTTAGCATTTGGTAAACCACCTGTTTGTGTTTTAAGAATTGGTGATTTTTATCATACCAAAATTATTATAGATTCAGTTAATTTAACTTTTGACCCATTACAATGGGATTTAAATCCTGAAGGTATTGGTGTACAACCAATGTTATGTAAAGCTGATTTAAGTTTTAAATTTATTGGTGGTTCTTCACTAGGTGGACCTATATCACAATTACAAAATGCAGTAGGATTTAACTTCTTTGCTAATACGGCCTTATATAACCCAAGAGTAATTTCTAAATCGGTTGGTAAATATGTAACAAAAAGGGTTGACCCACTTACAGGACAAGAAACTGAATTTACAGTACAAACACCTGCAGGAGCTAATGGTTCTATTGAATACGGTGCTTTCATGACACCTAGACAATCAACATCAACAAGTTTATCTAATAATGACTCTAATGGGTCTACATCAAATTCTAGTACAGATACGGTACCAAATGATAAAGCAAAAGCTACAGCTGATGCACAACAAGCGGACCAACAAGTAGCTGGTAAAGAGGCACAATCAACAGTTGCTGAACAAACTAAAGTTGACCAAGAGTTCACTAAAAAAGAAGAAGAAATAGCTGATAGCTCAACAGCAGAAAATGATGGTGTGAAAGGAAATACATTCCCTGGATTTGATAAAAAGACTGGTGTATATACAATGCAATATACACAAATATTAACATGGAAAAAAGGTGGTGGAACAAATGCCGCACCTGCCGGTGTTAATAAGTTAAAGGTAGAAAAAGGACAAAAAGTTTATTTACAAACTACCACAAACGGAAAAGAAATTTTTATTGGTGGTTCATTTAAAAACCCTGATAATAATAAAGTATATAGTACAATAAACAACCCTCTTAGGGTATACTGTAACGGGGATAACGGTTTCAATTTCTTCTTTGTAGAATCATCTGGAAATAGTGGTTTTTATACAAACACAGGATTCTATAATGTGGTAAAAAAAGTATTCTGTAAAGGTACTGTACCTAAAACATGGGCTGAATTAACAGCATAAAATTTTAAAATATGGCAATATACTACGATAGATATAGAGATTTCAGGAAAGACGGTATGGTAACAACCTTACCGTTTATAAAAATACCTGTAAAACCATCAGACAAAAGAATTGTTACGGATAATAAAACAAGATTTGATAAAATAAGTCAAACTTATTATGGGAATCCCTTCCATGGTTGGTTGATATTACAAGCTAATCCAGAATTCGGTGGTTTAGAGTTTGACATTCCTGAAAATACAGTTATAATAGTACCATTTCCTTTAAACAAATCATTAGAGGAATACCAATCTCAAGTAGAGAGATATAAAAGATTATACGGATAAATAATAAGTTTTTTATGGCACTTAATCAAGGACCACAACCAAAAGTTCAAGATATGGGTAACGGAATTAGATACGTTGACCCAAACCCAACAGATGAAATAGTTAATCACGAAGACTTGGTGATGTATGTAAAACTAGTTGCTAGGTCTAAAGGTAGAAGTATCTTAACATTTGATGACGCTAATGACCAAGTTACTAATATTGTAGAACAAAGAAATGTAAAATCAGAAACTAACTTCACATACCCAACAGGTAAAGATAGTATTGATACTAGTTGGACTAACATTGGGGGTGGTAACTTAAACTTTGGTGAAGATTTAGGTTCATTTGGTATCACAAATATTAATATAGAATTTAAATCTAGTTTCATGCCACAAATTGTAATTGATTTTGTGGATGTTCGTGGAGCAGCTTTATTTGAACAAGGACCCTGTTCACCTTACGCAGTCTTTTTTCACTTACCTTACCCTGTTTTTGAATTAACAGTAAAAGGATATTATGGTAGACCAGTTACATACACATTAGCTTTAACTAAATTTAATACAAAATTTAATTCGGACACAGGTAACTTTGAATCGAAAGCAGAATTTGTGGGTTATACTTATGCATTCTTAGCGGATATCCCTATGGGATATGTTATGGCAGCTGGATTTATGGAAAAACCACATAATGGTAAAGATATTTTGGCTGAAAAATGGAAATTATTAATGGATAAAAAAGTTTTGGTTAATAATGTAGAAACACCATTAATAGACCAAACGTCATTCACTGATGCTACAAAACCTATAAACGTTTATGATTTAATTAAATCCTCTAAAAAACTAGAATCAAGAACAAGTGAATTAAAAAATTCTACACAAGTAACCAATTTAGGTAAAATTAATAAAACCAAAAATGAGTTAAAGGGGTTACGAGAATCAGTTTTAGAATTTAGACAAAAATTTTTAGAAAAAATAGCTAATTCCCCCAATGGTGGGTATAGAATTAGTCCCAATACTACAAACCAAAAAAACACATTATATTTAAAATTACCCAACGTTAGTGCATCAGATGATAATCCAGTATTAGTTGAACTTAAAAAAGTAGTTGAAACTTATTTTGGTACAGGGGAAAACTCTCAATTAGGTGGTACTATAGGTGCAAAATATAATTCCGTAAATAGTTATTACACAAATAATGCTATTGATGGACCACCAATACTTTCTTGGGATACAATTAAAACTAATGCTTCTGGATTTTTCGGTACACCAATAAATATAGTTGATGGTTTAAGAGATTATTATATTGATATATATGAAAGTTTATTAAAACCTATTGATGTTGCTAGTGTAGAACTTAATAAAAAATATATAATTGAAAAAGATAATACTAAAAATTTCTTAAACAAAGAAGTTGTGACCACGTTAGGTTTTTTACCTACAATTAGTAATGTTTTTGCTATAATTCTAACAAACGTTGAGGTATTTCTAGAATTACTATTAAGAACTTCTCGTGACGCAGAAAAATATCACCAAGAAAATAATGTGAATATTGGCCTAGATAAAACTGGGCTCCAACAAATTTTAGATTTAAAAGGTACCCAAAATAATGGTGCTGAATTATCTGATGAAGAGAACGATAAACAAAAAAACAAAGTATATCCTTGGCCAACATATTATGAAAAGAAACAAGGTTCTGATAGTGAAGTTGGGGATAAAGAAACATACCCAGGGGAAAATCCCGAATTTGTTAGTTGGCCTGAAGTAATATTTGTTGAATCGTTTATTAAAGCTTTAACAAAATTAAAAGGTGAATTAGCTGTTTTAGAATTACAATTAGAAAATTTACCTGGTTATGATAATTTTGCCCCAATCACACCCTACGAAACTCACGCATTTGGTGTAGTAGAATCACCAAATAGATGGTTAAAAATACAAAACGGTAGTAGTGACCAAGCTTCTTGGGCTGATTCAATCTATAAAGTAATGGGTGAAAATGCTTTTATTATTGGTGACTACACTATGATTAATAGTTTAAGTGTTTGGAAATCACAATTAGGTTTTAAAAATGGTTGGGGTGTAGAAACATTAACTAATGGTAATGGGGCTAGTAATGGATATTCTAACACTGGTAATAAGTATTCTATTAAACCACAAAGATTAGCAGAAAACCCAAAAGTATTACAAAATATTGCTGCAAATAACCAATTAGGTAGATATGGTGGTGAAGGATTTACCTACGGTTCACAAGGGAAAGATACAGATTCTTTTAAAAGAAAAATAGTTCCCGCTACCACAAAAAGAATGAAAGATTGGGGTTATGTTGATGCTTTAAATTTGATGACAACCCTTAAATTAGATGGCGGGGTAAATACGACCCTAGAATGGTTACAAAATGATATTACAACAGCAAAGAAAGATTTTATTATAACAGAAATAAAAAGAGTTTTAACCAATAAACTTAAAACACAAAAATTTGATGAGTGGAAAGTTTCGGCTACCGCGGCTATTGGTGGTACACCAGCTCTTGTAGATAAACAATCACAAATATGGAATAGCTATTTCCAATACGTTACAGCTAAAAATGTATTAACACTAACAGGCCCAATTTATTTAAATGATAGGGTTGATAGTGCTAAAGATATAAAAATATCAGCAAACCCACATAATAATGACGGAAGTGGAGCTGTTTTAGTAAAAGACACTGATTTAACAGCAAGAGAAATAGATTTTAGTAGTGATTCATTAATAGAAGAAATTAAAAATGGTTATAAAAAATATTATGCTAGTACTGAAGAAACTGATAGTGGTATAGCCGAAAATCTTTTAGAAGTTGGTTCTTTAGCGTATAGATTATTAAAATTCAGGCCAAAAACACCTAGGGACAAACCAACTACCGCTTATGATACAAAAAAAGTGATAGAGACAGAGGCTGACATAAATTTAAGTAGAGATAAAAATACAAATATGCTTACTTTAGGTGATTATTTTGCACCTAATTTTTATCATACATATGAAAACCTAAAAGACCTACCACAAGAGGGACCAATATTAGATTTAAGTTCATCGAGAACAATTTATGACAGTTATTCTCCAAAATATATATTTTGGTCTAATTTTATGGGTGCCTCAAATACTAATACTTCTGTTGGTTCCGCGGATTCAATAATAAACACACCACTATGGTTACTTAATTATCCTTTATGGAAAAATTCTTGGCAATACGCTGAGTCTGGTGGTGATAACGGTACCGTGGCTCTTGATGAAGTAGTTTCAATAGTGGCTGGTAAAACTTCTGGTGAATTTGCTACTTACCTTGGAGAAGATATTGGTACATACCCATCTTACCATAATAAAGCTGATTCAAACCAAAGAAGAAATTGGTCTACTTGGTGGGGATTAAATCAGTGGGGTGTAGATAATACTAATAATATATACAAACCATTGGCTTATATGGCGGTAATGTCATTTGGTTTTGATAATTTAAAATCTGAATTTAGAACAGGACATTTTCCACCTTGGGATGGCAATAGTGATACAGATTTATCATCATTTTCTAATTTCACAACTTCAGCTATTATGGCATATCCACCTAAAGCTTATATATTATTAATTGGAGCCATTTTATGGAGAATGAAAGAAACTAATTTATTATTATGGGACGAAATAAAACCTACAAAAGACCCTTTTCCTTATGACGCTAGTATAAATTCAGGGTGGAATAGATTAAATAAATCATACCTTTCTGACAATTCAAATATAGGTATAGATGACATAAACGACCCTGTATGGTTTTTCCATACATCTACGTCTAGACCTTGGTTTAAAGGTGGTTCTGTATACGCAATAAAACCAGAACAAAATGCTTTATCTTTTGGTGGTACAAATTCTAGTTATCAAAGAAGATGGTTAGGTGCCCAAGGGGGTGTAGATAGATGGACCAATGGTGGAGCATCCATAAGTAAAAATTTTGGAACTCAAAAACCAGTAATTATCGGACCTAATAACAGTATTAATTTTCCTCCTGGTTTATCTGCTTCTGATTTTAACTTTACAAATTCATTATATCGAGCCGGATGGACTAAATCAAGTTCTATTTTTGGTAAAAATGATGATAAAGTCCCTAGTAATGGTATATTTAGAAGTGCTGTAGGTAATATTACCAAAGGATGGTTTGACCAATGTAGACCCGACCAAATGCCTTTTATTTTAAGTGATAGTGGTAGAGGTATTGATTTTACAAGTCCTAAAACATTGGTTATTACTAATCTAAGTACTGAAACAAATAAGAATATCAATTACAGTGATAAGACACCTAATTTATTAAATAATAAATACCCTATTTTAAAAGAAGAATGTAAAGAATTAATGTTTATACCAAAAAGTTTAAAAATACAATTTATTGATGCTTTTGAATCTTGGGCAACAGGTGAAAATGCTAGATGGTTATTAGGCTTAGACCCATTAAATTGGAATGATAATGGTAGTTTAGATAATTGGTCAACAACAAGTGGTGGTTTTGATAATTCATATGTTTTAAATGGGTATAAAGGATTTTTAACTCAGACTGTTAGAAAAGATAGACAGTATTTAACATACACCAAAGAAGATAAGAAAAATTACTATACACAACGTTTTACTTTTCTTGATGAGGGTGAATTATCTGGCACAAAACCAAAACCAAAAAAACAAAAGAAAAGTAATAGTAATACTGATTACGAACCAGCATCACCTACTTATGATGTTTCATGTTTTGTGGCTGGTTCTAAAATTAAGTTAAGTAGTGGTAAAAATATTAATATTGAAGATTTAGTAGTTGGTGATATTGTATTAAGTTATAATGTAAATACAAATATTTTTGAAGAAAGTAGTATTGAAAACGTTACAATAAATTATAAAGATAATCTTGTAATTTACAATTTTGATAACGGAATTAAAATAACTTGTACCGATACCCACCCTATTTGGGTTGTTGGTAAAGGTTGGTCTTCTTATAGACAAACTGATGTAAATGATTCTGAACATATAGGACCCACAAAACAAATTAGTAGTGGTGATGAATGTTTTTATTATTCTAACAATAAATTTAATAAAGTTAAAATTTCTAAAATAATTGAAAAACAAAATAAAATGGTTAGGGTTTGGAACGTTAAAAACGTTACTGGTAACCATAACTTCATCATAAATAATGTTTTAGTACATAACGTTACATAATGAGTGATAACACAAGATTAGTAGGATTAAAAAAAGATAAAAACAAAGAACTGTATGAAGAATTATTTGTAACTGATTCTAAATACCGTTTAATTTCTTCATCACCTAAAGTTTTTTCTGCCATACATCCTGATGATTTTAATGAAGAATTTTATATATCTGAGGATGAATTAAGTTCATACGTCGACGGATTTATTCAAGCGGTGTCAGACAATTCCAAAAAAATTATTGAGTCAATTACACAAAATACGGATAATAACGATAATATAGCTGATTCCGCTTTAAATGACACAGACCTAAAACTTTCTTTATATCGTTCATTTAAATCACTTTACGATAAATGGATTTCTTGTTCTGTAATTGGTTCAGATAGTACTTCGGGTAATACTTCAGGTTATTTCTATAATAACTATGGTAGTAGTAGTCCATCTGAAACAAGGATGTTATATGAACATTTTAGTTTTGTTAATAGAGGTAATGGTGATGTGGGTAAAAAAGCAGTTATAGATTTTTCATACCTTTCTAATTTAGCTAGTACCAAAAACGGACAAGGGCCAACACAATCCCTATACGAATCTATAACTAATTTATTAACAAAAAACAATTTTGAATTTTTTGCAATGCCAAACGTAATTGGGTATTCTACAGGGGGCAATGAAGTTCTTGAAAATATTTTTAGAGCTTTCGATAGTCCTATAGATAGAATACCCGCTAAACCTGGATTTGTGTGTATGTTTATTGGGGGTAATTCTAGGACATTAGATATACCAAAAACTTCATGTAGTAATAATGGTATTAATTTTGATTATGTAGACGATACCTTTGATATAGATAAACCCACTACATACCCAGAAGATTTTATTAAAAATGGTGGTATAACAGCTTTTAAAGTTAGATACGGACAACAAACCCAAAATCATTTTAAATCTTTAGAACTAGACCAATCCGAATTTAAAGAAACTCAAGAATCACTTTTGGTAATTGATGCCTTAACAAATCCTAGTAGTGGCTCAGACCCAACACAAATTGGTAAGGGTAATAATATTTATGATATGTATTTGACAAGAAACTATTCTTGTACTGTTAACACATTTGGTAACATGCAAATACAACCAATGATGGTCTTTAAATTAGAGAACGTCCCAATGTATAAAGGAACTTATTTAATTACAAACGTCAGTCATTCCATAAAACCACACAATGTAGAAACAACATTTAAAGGTGTGAGACAACCAATAGTCACCGTACCTATTGTAACAGAAGCTTTGAGTTTGATTGACCTAGCTCTAGCTGAAACACTACAAGGAGATGCTGCTTTAGGTAACACTGGTGGGGGAGGTGGAGGAACCACAACTACAACTACAATATTACCAGCCAACCAAATATTCATAGACGATACTGTTTATGGAGATAGTTCAAATGAACAATGCCCTAAAATAGACGGTATAACAGATGGTGGTGTTGGTGACGCTTATACCGGTGGTAAATTATTTAAAATTAGGTTATGTAAGGTAAAAGGTGCACTTATAAACGTCAAAATGGCGGAAAATTTAAATAATATGGTTAATGCCGCACAAGCGGATGGTGTACCATTAACTTGTGGTAGTAACTTTAGAACAATGGAAGACCAAATAAATACGGCTAAAGCTAATGGGTGTTATAAAACAGGTGTTTATGTAAAAGGTAATTGTGACCCTGATACTGCCACACCAGGGAGGTCAAGACACCAAAGTGGATTTGCAATAGATTTTGGTTGTAATGGGTCGACAATTTGTTATAAACACGATTCAGCTTGGTGTGCCGCAAATGGTGCTTCTAAAAAACCAAACGAATATGTTTGTTTTAATTGGTTGGTTAATAACGCCTCAAAATACGGATTTATTAATTACAACGGTGAGGCTTGGCACTGGTCAATAGATGGTACATAAAATATTATGGGTGATAAAAAAAATTAATAGGATTAAAAAAATAAGATAAAAATAATGAGTGATAACACAAGATTAGTAGGATTAAAAAAAGATAAAAATGATGAACTGTACAAAGAATTATTTGTAACTGATTCTAAATACCGTTTAATTTCTTCATCACCTAAAGTTTTTAGTGCAATTCACCCTGAAGATTTTGGAGAAGATTTTTATATTTCAGAGGATGAACTAGGTTCTTATATTGATGGATTTATTCAAGCGGTGACCGATAACTCTCAAAAAATCATTGATTCCATCACACAAAATACAGATAATAACGATAATATAGCTGATTCTGCTTTAAATGACACAGACCTAAAACTTTCTTTATATCGCTCATTTAAATCTCTTTACGATAAATGGATTTCTAGTTCAGAATATAACCAACAACAAACATCTAATTATTTTTATAATGCATATTCAGCAGAAAAAACTGACGAAAGAATGTTATACGAACATTTTAATTTTGTTAATAGATGTGGTACTGACATAGGTAAAAAGGCTGTTATAGATTTTGCTTACCTTTCTAATTTAGCTAGTACCAAAAATGGGCAAGGACCTACACAATCACTATACGAATCTATAACTGGAGTTTTAAGTAAAAATAATTTTAATTTCTTACCATTACCTGGGTATATTAAATATTCAGACGCAAATACAAGTGAATTAGAAGATATGTTTAGAGCTTTTGATGGTCCACTAACTAAAATGAGAGCAAACCCTAAATTTGTGTGTATGTTTATTGGTGGTAGTTCTAGAAGTTTAGATATACCTAGGTCTTATTGTGGTACTAACGGAACTAATTTTGAATATAAAGATGATTCTTTTGACATATTTGACCCAACCACTTACCCCCAAGATTTTAATAACGATAAAACAAGTGGTATTGTGGCTTTTAAAGTTAGATACGGACAAGAAACCCAAAACCACTTTATTAAAGTGGAGTTAGACCAAGCTGAGTTTAGGGAAACACAAGATTCACTTTTGGTAATTGACGCTTTGGTAAACCCAAGTAGTGGTTCGGACCCAACACAAATTGGTAAGGGTAATAATTTATATGATGTTAACTTAACTAGAGGTTACACTTGTAAGGTTGAGACTTTGGGTAACATGCAAATACAACCCACAATGTTTTTTAAATTAGAAAATATCCCAATGTTTAGAGGTACTTATCTAATTACAGATGTATCACACACAATCGTACCACATAACGCTAAAACAACTTTTACAGCAACAAGACAACCAATAATTACGGTACCAATTGTGACCGAAGCTTTGAGTATATTAGATTTATCTTTAGTTGAAACAGTACAAGGAGACACGAATTTAAATAACACTGGAGGTGGAGGAACCACAACAACCACAACAACTGATAATAATTATGACGAATCTACAGTAACAACATTCAGTGGAATTGATGATTGTGTAACAACTTCTTTAAATAGTGTTAAAAATGATGGGTCCTTCCCAGTAATCATAAAAGGATGTTATACGGCTAAAGATTTAGGTGGAGACGCCTTACACTCTTTTAATACTAGAAAAAGTGATAATTTTGGTGGTTATATGTTTACTGAATCAGCAGTACCAGCTAATTTTAGTAATAGAGTTAAAGTTGGTACACAGGGTGGAGTTTATGCTGGAAAAGGTGTTAACACTGTAATAAAAGAAATAAATAGTAAGGGTGTTAAAGTAAAAGTTTCAAAAATAGAAATTAATATAGATTGGACTAATTATTTTGTTAGTTGGGCAGTTACAATAGAAAAAAGTACTGACGAAAAATCTTACATTGGAGTAGCTACTAGAGGTTCAATAGGTAGTATATCTTCTGGAAACTATTCAGACAGAGCAGATTCACAAATACCGACATTAAAAAGCCAAAACCCAGAATACGCAAATTGGGTTTCACCAAAAATTATTTATAATAAAAATATAATGGCAACTGGTTATTTAGAAGACCCTAAAAAACAATTAAGACAATATTTTTTAGCTTATACAAAAGCTTAATTATACTATCTGTTTTAGTTAAAAAAATAATAAAGTAATATGAGTGATAACACAAGATTAGTAGGATTAAAAAAAGATAAAAACAAAGAACTGTATGAAGAATTATTTGTAACTGATTCTAAATATAGGCTCATATCTTCTTCACCTAAAGTTTTTTCTGCTATTCACCCCGAAGATTTTGGTGAAGATTTTTATATATCTGAGGATGAATTAAGTTCTTATGTTGATGGGTTTATTCAAGCGGTGACAGACAATTCCAAAAAAATTATTGAATCAATTACACAAAATACAAATAATAACTCTATTGAGGATAACATGTCAAGTGACCCAGATGTTAAACTTTCATTATATCGTTCATTTAAATCATTTTATGATAAATGGGTATCTAATTCTTATGATAGTGTAAATAAATCTTCTGGTTATTTCTTTAATAATTACGGTGAAGAAGATGATAGAATGTTATATGAACATTTTAAATTTATTAATAGAGCAAATCAAGACGTGGGTAAAAAAGCAGTTATAGACTTTTCATACCTTTCTAATTTAGCTAGTACCAAAAACGGACAAGGGCCAACACAATCACTATATGAGTCATTGACAAGTTTATTAAGTAAAAACAATTTTGATTTTTGGCCATTACCAGCAAACATTGATTTATCAACAGTATCATTAACAAATGAACAAGTAAAAGATATTTTTAGACCATTAACATTTATAGATAAGGTACATCCAGGACCATCATTTGTTTGTGTTCATATTGGGGGTAGTTCTAGGTCTCTAGCTGATTTAAAAGACAATAGTAATACTTGTAGTGTTAATGGTGGTAATTTTGAATATGTTGATGACTCTTTTGATATTACAAATACAGTAGATTTACCGGTTGAATACACTAAAGAAGGTGAGGGTTTAGTTGTTTTTAAAGTTAGATATGGGCAAGAAGCACAAAATCATTTTAACTCAATAGAGTTAGACCAAACAGAATTTAAAGAAACACAAGAATCTTTACAAATAATAGATGCCTTAACAAATCCTAATAGTGGCTCAAACCCATCACAAATTGGTAAAGGTAATAACATGTATGATGTTTATTTAACAAGGGCTTATAATTGTACGGTTTCAGGTTTGGGTAATATGTCAATACAACCTTTAATGTATTTTAAATTAGAAAACGTACCAATGTTTAGAGGTACTTATCTAATTAATGCCGTTAGCCATACAATAACAAATAATAAAATTACTACTGAATTTACTGGTATGAGACAACCCAAAGTAACCGTACCTGTTGTAACTGAAGCTTTGAGTTTAATTGATTTAGCTTTAGTTGAAGTAGTACAAACTGATACAACTACCACTAATACTAATGGTAATGGAAGTACTACTGATAGTGGTGATTATAGTGGTGGTGATATTTCAGTATTTAATAGTGTTGATACAAACGCTAAAGGTTGTGAGATTATAGGAAGACTTAAGGGTGATTTGGGTATAACTGATGCACAGGCCGCTGGTATTATTGGTAATTTAATTGCTGAATCAGGTTTAATACCTGATAGAATACAAGATAGAAAAGGGAGAAAACCAAGGGGACTTATAACAGAATCTGGTGGATGGAATGGAACTACATTTTCTAAAGGTGGGGAAGATGAAGAAGGTTATGGTTGGGCACAATGGACTTTCTATACATTAAAAAATGATTTTATAGAATATGCAAGTACTAAAGGTTTTGATTTAAAAACAAAACCAGCAACAGATGAAATTAATTATGGTTATTTAATATATTGGTTAACTGTATCAGAAGGTGGTAAAAAATTTGAAAAATTTAAAAGTGAAGATACAGTTTATAAAGCAGCAAAATATGTTGCTCAAAAATGGGAAAGATGTGAATTTTGTCAAACAGAGGCTGAATGGAAAAAAAGAAGTGCTTTTGCACAAAACGTGTTTGATAGTTGTGGTAAAACACCAACTGGTGGGGGTGGTACAGGAAAACCACCAGAACCAAAAAATTGTAGTAGTTCTGTTAAATTTGGTCTTAATGGTGGTGGTACTTTAGCTAACGCTAAAAACGCTATTGTTGGTTCTTCAAGTGTTGGGACCCTTAATGGTATGAGTAAATCTAGTACTTACGGTAACTTAACTAGTAATAATATATACGTATACTATAACTGTGGTGGTAAAACACTCTCTTGGTTAAAACAACAAATTAATGGAGACGGTAATGTTTACACAAGTGTAGAATCATTCTTCCAAGTAGGTATTGGTACTAATGACGGGTATCCAACAAAGGATAGTACCAAGAAAGATATTAAAGCATATACTGATTTGGTTAGAAAAAAATTCCCTAACGCTACATTATATATTTTACCTGGTACTCGTGGTTGGGGAAGTGTTTCTAATACTACACTTAGTCAAATGAAATCTTATTATAAACAATATACAGATTTAGGTTGGACTTTATTGTGGCCTTTAAATAGTTCTAGTAATGAAATAGACCCTTATTTTGACACACAAACAAAAGCTCACAACAGTAATGATGAATGGTTTAAAAAACAAATGAAAAGAATCAAAGATAATAAGAGTTAAAATAGTTTATTCTTAGTTATTTTTTTGGTATAATTGTTTTATGAACATCATTAAAATTACAACAGACGATATAGATTTGGTTAAACCATATATGAACGATATCATGTCTTTTGATAATGGTTTGATTGAGATAATTGTTGGTTGGGATTTAGCTAAATCTAAGGGTGCTTCTATTTTAAATCATATAATTAATGATACTACTTACTGGACTTTTTCACCTAGAGAAAAGAGAAAAATTTTTGAAGAACATTTAAAAACTTTTTTAGAAGATTCACTAGAAAATATGACTAGTAAAATCAAAATAAATAATTTAAATCCATTAGATTTTAATACGGAAAAGGATTATTTAAATTATGTAAAAGAGAACGTTGCGGGATGTGACGGATATTTATATTCGAATAGACTTTATATTTATTGTGGTAAAACAATTCATCACATAGATATGGGTCTTTTGTCTTTTATTTCTTGGGATTTAAAGGATAAAATTACAGAATTAATAACATTAAAAAAATACGAAGAATTACCTAAAAATTTAGGTAAAATCGATATAAAATATATCCCGTACTTAAATGCAAAAGAAGATATTATTAGTCGCGACATTTATTAATTCGTCATCTCTAGATAAATTCCTATATAAAATATACAAATCCTTTGGTGTTAAAAAAAATTCAGTTTTTGTTTTTGAAACAGACACAGAAGATTTATTATTAACTTATAAAATATTTTTAGAATTCGACCAAAAAATAGACATTAGAAAAGAATTACCTAAGACAATACAAATACATAAAAAAGGTACAACATTTTTTACCATAAATGCTCTAAATAAATTAATCGAAAAAGAATTCAACCTAAATTCCGGCAATGTAAACTATTCTGAATATAATTTAGAATGGTCAAAATACGAAAACTCTATTATTTTAATTAAAAATAATGAATTAGATATTTTACAACTAAAGAAGAAGATTACTGAATAAGAGCATATTTATAAGAAAAAAGGGTTATGGAAGATAATAGAAAAAAAGAAAAACAACTTCAGGATAAACTGAATAACTTCCTAAAGAATAATGATAATGATTGTGACGGTGAGGAATGTTTAATTAAAGACCCACAAGAAATAGTTCAAAGAGAACAGAAAAAAATTATCACTAATGATGGAAGACAATTACTTAGTGAATATACAAGATATTAAGAAATGGCAAAAACTAAAATCAACGAAGACTTAGAAAGGTTTAAAAAACTTTTTGGTTACAACCCGTCTAAGGGTAACGAATTAAATGAAGTTAGAAGACACACATATTCTATAAATGAATATGGTGATTATGCTGATGACGATGAAGAAGGTACTGATACTGAAGAAGATGCTGGTACTGAAGAAGAAAACACTGATTTTGATTTTGGTGATGAAGGCAATCCTGAAGATACCGAAGGGACTGATGATTTTGGTACGGAAGAACCAACTGAAGAACCTGAAGAAGAAACTGATGAGTTTGGTACCGCAGATGAATTTAGTGCTGTTGATGAATTAGAAGATGAAGATTCTGATGTTGAAGAAGTAGATGTTACAGACATCATCAAAAAATCTGACGAAGCAACAGAATTTGCTAGACAAGCTTTAACTGTTGGACAAGAGAATGGTCAGTTCTTACAATCTTTAACTGATAAACTATCTAATCTTGAGTCACAAATAATGAAGATGGACACAATAGCTTCTAAAATTTCTAAATTGGAACAAGATATTAAAACTCCTGAAGAAAAGTTAGAACTTCGTTCATTAGATAGTTATCCATTTAATTTGAAACTTACTGACTATTGGTCAGAAAAGGCGGCACAAAATAAACATTATGATATTTCTGGTGGTGAATCAAATGTTAATGGTAAAGAAGTTGAATATAAATTAACACCAGAAGATATTGACGATTTTGATGATGTGAATGTTAAAAATTCTTTTGTACCTGAATCTTACAATCGAAAAAAAAGAGTTTTAAAAGAAGGTGAAGAAGAACAAAATATTGCTAAAAGTAAAATTGAATCAATTTTCAGGAATTTATCAAAAGAAGATAAAGAAGAAGTTATAAAATCACTGTCTCGTAAAGAAATTACTAGAGATGAGGTTTTGAAAAATTTTAAAAAAAAGTAATAAAATAAAAAAAAGTAATAAAATAAAAGAGGTTTAAAAGACCTCTTTTTTGTTTACTAATGGTAATGTTTTACCTATAATTAACACATAACATAATTTATTAATTAACTAAAAAAAAAGTAACATGGGTGTACTAGACGCAATTGCGAAACAGTATGAAAAAAACAAAACTGGAAACAGTGGAGGGAGTACTTCATACGAACAAGACTTCAGTAAATATTTTGCTGTTAGACTTGAAGACGGACATGATAGTGGAGAGTCTACTATCAGAATTATGCCACCTAAGAATGGTGTTCATCCCGTTAATAAAGACGGTGATACTCCTTTTGATGAAGGGCATTGGCACAGTGTTAAAGTCGGTGGTAAGTGGAGAAAAATCTACTGTAGAAAACACAACGACGGAGAACAATGTCCACTTTGTGATGTTTCTGATGATTTGTTTAAATCATGGAAAGAAACTGGTAACAAAACAGACAAAGAGTTGGCAACTCAGTATTCAGCTAAAAAATTCTATTTAGCTAGAATCATTGATAGAGCTAACGAAAAAGATGGGATTAAATTTTGGAGATTCCCACACAACTACAAAGGTGAAGGTGCCTTAGATAAAATCATCCCTCTTTTCACTAAGAAAGGTGATATTACTGACCCTAGAGAAGGTAGAGATTTAACTATTATTATCGGTAAAGATAATAAAGGTTATGCTAAGATTACTTCTATTATGTCAGAGGACCCATCAGTATTGACTGACCCCAAATCTCCAAACGCTAAAGAATGGATGGGTGATACATTGACATGGAAAGAGATTTATAAAGCTCAACCATTGGATTATGTACAACTTATTGCAGATGGTGAAACACCTATGTGGGATAAAAATCTTGAGAAGTTTATCGCTAAAGGTGATGACAGTGAAACTGAATCTTCTTTCAAGACACAACCATCAGCACCAGTACAAAAAGCAAAAACATCATCAGCTAAAGATGATGATTACGATGAAGAAGAACCGTTTTAATTAAATTTACATGGCTAAGAAAACAATATCAAAAAAAGAGTTTTCTTTGGATTCTATTTCAGATAGATTCTCATCGAAAACCAAATATAAACCCGATACTTTTATCGATTTAGGTAAAGTGTTCCAACAAGCGACAGGAGTTCCTGGTCCCGCTATTGGACACTTAAATGTATTCTTAGGACATTCTGATACAGGTAAGACCACGGCACTCATTAAGAGTGCCATTTGGTGTCAGAAGAACGGAATTTTACCAATCTTTATTATCACTGAAAAGAAATGGAGTTTTAAACACGCCCAATTGATGGGGTTTGATTGTACTGAGACTGCACCAGGTGATTGGGGTGGGTTCTTTATTTTTAAAGATGACTTTGAATATATCGAACAAATTACTGATTACATGAATGAAATTCTTGAAGCTCAAGCTAAAGAGAAATGGGAAAAAGATGGTAAACCATTAGACATTTGTTTCTTTTGGGATTCAGTTGGTTCTATTCCATGTAAGATGACTTTTGACGGTAAGGGTGGTAAGATGCATAACGCTTCAGTATTAGCTGATAAAATCGGTATGGGTCTTAATGGTAGAATTACGGGTTCTAGAAAAGAAACTAGTATGCATACTAACACTTTAGTCATTGTTAACCAGCCTTGGGTAGAGTTACCTGATTCACCAATGGGTCAACCAAGAATTAAAATGAAAGGTGGTGAAGCTATTTATCTTAACAGTACTCTAATTTTCTTGTTCGGTAGTCAAAAAAATGCTGGAACAAACAAATTGAAAGCTACTAAAAACGGTAGAAGTATTAATTACGGAACTCGTTCCAAAATTTCAATCCTTAAAAATCACGTTAATGGAATTGGGTATCAGGATGGTAAAGTAATTGTAACACCTCATGATTTTATTGAGGATACTAAAGAGGCAGAAAAAGACTACAAAGATGAACACGCTGATTATTGGATTAGCATGTTTATTAAAAGTGGACTTGGAGAAGTTGATGAAAACGATTTGGATTTTGCTATTGAAGAATCTGAAAACGATTTTGAAAACGAAGAAATTGACGGACTTATTTAAAGAATACCAAAGATGAAAATTAATTATAATGTATTGAAAGTACTTAACGAACAAGCTTTGACATCATCAGGTGACCAAATGACTTGTTTTTGGACAATCCAAAGTGGAGTTGAAAAATTACTACATGGGGAAACAATTACTGATATGCAAAAAAAATTATTATTTGAGGTAGGTGTTCTTGAAGAATCCGAAGATGAATTAAATAGAAGAAATATTGTAGGACCTTTTAAATTCTCGGAAGATGGGTCTACGAACTCCTAAGAGTAAACCTAAAAAAACAAAAACACTAATTGTCGATGGTAACGTTCTTATGAAACGTTCTTATAACGGAGCTAAGAACGTTTACCATAAAGACAAACACATTGGTGGTATATCTGCTTTTTATAGTACTTTACGAAAATTAATCTCTGAACATAAGATTGATAAAGCTGTAATCACTTGGGACGGTGAAAGAGGTGGTACTTTGCGTTTAGATTATTATCCTGAATACAAAGAAAACAGACCTAGATTTTTTGACCAAGATTACGAAATCCAAAAACTCAGAGTTAAACAATACGCTGAGGACCTTTTCATTAGACAATATGAACATCCCGATGTTGAATCAGATGATTTAATAGCTTTCTATTGCCAAAACAGAAAGAAGATGGAGGAGGTTATGATTTACACTAATGATAGAGACCTTTGCCAATTGATTAATGAAAACGTTACAATATTCTTAGCAGATAAAAGAATGGAGGTTGGTATAGGTAATTACCAATGGTTCTTTGAACACCATTATTCAAATGCTGGGTTAATAAAGATGATTGAGGGATGTAAAAGTGATAACGTTAAGGGTATTGATGGTGTAACTGAAAATACACTCTTAACACACTTCCCACAACTAAAAGAACGTAACGTAACATTAGAAGAAATATTCGAATCAAGTAAACTTATACAAGAAGAAAGAACGACACCACTAAAAGCATTAGATAACATCTTAAACGGTGTATCTAGAGGAGTCCATAAAGGACCATTCTATGAAATAAATAAAAAAATAATTGATTTAAATAACCCTTTATTACCTGAAGAGGCTAGAGAATCAATTAGAAATTTAGTAGAATTACCATTAGACCCCGAAGGTAGAGATTACAAAAACGTTTTAAAAATGATGATAGAAGACGGAGTAATGTATGTAATACCTGGAGGTGAAAACGGTTACCTAAATTTCATGGAACCATTTATTAATTTATTAAAAAAAGAAAAGTTAAACTTTAAAAACCAAAAAAAATGAAAAAATTTGAATTTGTATTGTACATTAATGGGAACATTATCTGTCAAAGATTTTTCGCAATCAAAAATTTTAATAACAAAATTTTAAATTCTTTAGAATTAACTGATTGTGTAAATGATTGTGTAAAACTTATTGAGGACGACCTCAAAGAAAAAACCTATGAATACTTGTACAAAAATTACAACCCTTACAAAGAACAAACCAAAGAAGAAATCCTAGTTGAAAACATTTATGATAATGAAGACATTTTTGATTTTGAAATTAAGATTGATGAGAAATGTGTGGTTAAAAAGAGGTTCTCTGGTAACGTTTATCCACAACGTGTAAGATACTCTGTGGATGTTCGTAAAATTATTCCTGCCTTAATCAAAGAAATACAAGAAGTATTTTCTTTAGAAAATTTTAGTGTGGAATATAGTGGAATTGCACTGTAAATATATACTTATTATTATAAATGTTGGGTATGAGTAAAGAAGTTACATTAGGTTATTTAGGATATAAGTTTCAAACAGAGTTTATTAATCAAATTCTACATCCAGCAAATAAAAAATTCTCAGATAGAATTATCGATATTGTTCACGCGAAATATTTTGATAATGAGTATTTCAGGTTGATTATTGCCACAATAAAAGATTATTTTGAAAGATTTGAAAAAGTTCCTGCTTGGGATACATTAGAAACTATTCTAAAAGTAGAAATTAAGGATAAGATAACCCAAGATTATGTGTTTGAAATCACAAAAGAAATAAGAAATCTAGGTGTTGAGGATTGGGAATTTGTTCAGGATAAAGCCTTAAATTTCTGTAGACAACAAGAACTTAAAAAAGCCAACGATAAGATATCAAAAATTATTGATGACGGTGATTTTGATAAGTATGAAGAGTGTGCAGATATAATGAAAGAAGCTCTTTCCATCGGAGCTGAAAAAGATGATGGGACATCAATTACCGAAGGTTGGGATACAGTGTTACAAGAGGATTTTAGACATCCAGTTCCTACGGGAATAAGTGGTATCGACGAATTAACTGACGGTGGTTTATCACGGGGAGAATTAGGGGTTATTCTAGCACCTTATGGTGTTGGTAAAACAACAATTCTAACCAAAATAGCAAATACCGCATATAATGTGGGGTATAATGTTTTACAAATTGTTTTTGAAGACATACCTGATGTTATCAAAAGAAAACATGCCGCTTGTTGGAGTGGGATAGAACTTAACTCTCTATCTGACGAAGAAGAAAGAGTCATGGAAGTAATTAAAGAAAGAACAAATGGTAAAGAAAACGATTTAGTTATTCGAAAGTTTTCGTCTGAAGGAGTTACGGTTAATCACCTTAAAACCTACGTAAGACATTTAATTTCAGTTGGGTTTAAACCTGACATGATTGTATTAGATTACATTGACTGTGTTGAATCGGCAAGAAGATATAACGATGAATGGTCAGGTGAGGGTAACGTCATGAGAGGTTTTGAATCCATGTTAGCTGAATATGGTATGGTGGGATGGACAGCGGTTCAAGGTAACAGGGCGTCAATCTCAGCTGATGTAGTAACAGGGGACCAAATGGGTGGGTCAATTAAAAAGGCTCAGATTGGTCACTTTATAATGTCTATCGCAAGAACTCTAACACAAAAAGAAAACAATAGAGCAACGATAGCGGTTTTAAAATCTAGATTCGGTAAAGATGGTGTTATCTTTGAGGATTGTACGTTTGATAATGGTCGAGTATTCATTGATACAGAAACTTCAGACACTTTCTTAGGTTATGAGAGAAAGGTTGAGGAAAGAAAAGATGAGAATGTTCGTGAAAGATTGAAGATGGCAAAACTCAGAAAAAAACAAAAAGATACTGAAGAAAGTATTAATTAATAATTAAAAGTTTATAAAAAATTTAAAAAATGGAATTATCAAATCAGATTCTATCAGACATTACTGTCTACATGAAATACGCTAAGTATTTACCAGAAAAACAAAGAAGAGAAACTTGGGAAGAGTTGGTGACAAGAAACAAAGAAATGCACCAAAAAAAATATTCTCATTTAAAAGAAGAAATTGAAACCGTTTATAAAATGGTTTATGACCGTAAAGTTTTACCATCCATGCGTTCATTACAGTTTGGGGGGAGACCAATTGAAATCTCACCAAACAGAGTTTATAACTGTGCTTTCTTACCGATTGACCACATTGATGCATTTCCAGAAACAATGTTCTTATTGTTAGGGGGTACAGGTGTAGGTTATTCAGTACAAAAACACCACGTTGATAAGTTACCTGAAATTAGAAAACCAGACCCAAACAGAACTAGACGATATGTAGTTAGTGATTCAATTGAAGGATGGGCTGACGCAATCAAAGTTTTGATGAAATCTTATTTTGGGGTTAATTCATCAACACCTATCTTTGATTTCTCAGACATCAGACCAAAAGGAGCTTTATTGGTTACATCAGGTGGTAAAGCACCAGGTCCACAACCACTTAAAGATTGTGTTCACAATATTAAAAAAGTGTTGGATGCTAAGGTAGATAGAGAAAAACTAACAACACTAGAAACACATGATATTGTATGTCACATTGCTGACGCAGTATTAGCTGGTGGTATCAGAAGAGCAGCACTTATCTCATTATTTTCAGCTGACGATGATGAAATGATTTCGTGTAAATCAGGACCTTGGTGGGAACTTAATCCACAAAGAGGTAGAGCTAATAACTCAGCAGTTCTATTAAGAAACAAAATCACTAAAGAATTCTTTATGGATTTGTGGAAAAGAGTCGAGTTATCTGGAGCTGGTGAACCTGGAATTTATTTTTCTTACGACAAAGATTGGGGAACTAACCCTTGTTGTGAAATTGCTCTTAGACCTTATCAGTTCTGTAATCTTTGTGAGGTTAACGTATCAAACATTGAATCACAAGAAGACTTGAATGAGAGAGTTAAAGCGGCAGCATTTATTGGTACGTTACAAGCTGGTTACACAGATTTTCATTACCTAAGAGATGTATGGAAACGAACTACCGAGAAAGACGCCTTAATCGGGGTATCAATGACAGGAATTGGTTCAGGTGTTGTATTGGGTTATAATATGACTGAAGCTGCTGAAATGGTTAACGCTGAAAATGAAAGAGTAGCTAATTTAATTAATATTAATCCTGCAGCAAGAACAACAACTGTTAAACCAGCTGGTACAACATCATTAACACTTGGAACTTCTTCAGGTATTCACGCTTGGCATAACGATTATTATGTTAGAAGAGTTAGAGTTGGTAAAAATGAGGCTATTTACACATACCTTTCTATCTACCACCCTGAACTAGTTGAGGACGAAGTATTTAGACCACACGATACAGCAGTTATTTCTGTACCACAAAAATCACCACTAGGCTCAATCCTTAGACATGAGTCACCTTTTGAACTTTTGGAAAGAGTTAAAAAAGTATCACAAGAATGGATTAAACCTGGACATAGAACAGGACAAAATACACATAACGTTTCAGCAACAATTTCATTGAAGGATGAAGATTGGGATTTGGCAGGTGAATGGATGTGGACTAATCGTAAATTCTATAACGGATTGTCAGTTTTACCTTATAATGGAGGTACCTACCAACAAGCTCCTTTTGAAGATTGTGATGAGGAAACTTACCATAGAATGATGAAATCTCTATCTAACATAGATTTATCTAAAGTAGTAGAACTTTCTGATAATACTGACCTTAGTGGTGAGTTGGCTTGTAGTGGTGGAGCAGGATGTGAAGTGAAGTAATATTCATAACTTTATATAACATCATAAAAAGTAATGGTTAAAAATTAAACCCCTCACACGAGGGGTTTTTTATGCTTAAAATTTACATTTCATATTTATGGTATAAATTGTATAATTGAATATTTATAAATAAAAAGAAATGGCAGAAAGGTTTATAAACATAGCATTCCCATTTAGGGATGACGATACGAAAAACTATTTTCTTAAAATGAATAAGAATAGTTATGATGCTATTAAATCTGATTTATTACATCTTTTATTAACAACACCAGGGGATAGATTATATCTACCCGACTTTGGTACAAATCTAAAACAATTTCTATTTGAACCAAACGACAATCAAGTTAGAGATGACATTAGGAACGAAGTTCAAAACGCAGTTAGTAAATACATACCAAATTTAACAATAACAACATTAACTGTAGATAGACCCGATAGTAGTGAATACAATGGTAAGGGAGACCATTCCGCGGTAGTAAGGATAGATTATATTGTAACAGAAGGGGCATTAAATAAAGTAGATTTTGTAACTATCACAGTTTAAATAAAAAAAAATATGGCAACACAAAGTAAAAAAATAAATTATTTTGCGAGGAACTTCGCTGATGTAAGAACCGAACTAGTTAATTTCATTAAATTATATTACCCAGAAGTATTTTCTGATTTTAATGACGCATCAGTAGGGATGATGTTATTAGAGTTAAATGCGGCTGTTGGAGATATGTTATCCAATCACACAGACCGAATGTTTAACGAAACTTTTTTGGATTATGCACAAGAAAGAAAAAATGTTTTAGCTATAGCAAGAACATTGGGGTTAAAAGTACCAGGTCTAAGACCTAGTATTACTTTAGTAGATTACTCCGTTGTAGTACCTGTATACGGTGATACATGGGATATTAGATACGCACCAACGATTAGATACGGTTCACAAGTTTTAGGTGGTGGACAAGTATTTGAAAATTTAGAGGATATAGACTTTTCTTCACCTTATACTGTAGGTGGTACACCTAATAGATTAATTCTACCTAACATAGATGATAATGGTACATTACAAAATTATACTATAGTTAAAAGAGAGTTAGTAATTAATGGTTTAACGAAAATCTTTAAAAAGAGTATCTCACAAAGTGAGTCAGTACCTTTCTTTGAAATATTTTTACCTGATACAAACGTACTTTCAATTGAAAGTATAATAAATCTTGAAGGTACAAATTATAGTAATAACCCAACAATAGACCAGTTCATTGACCCAGATTTAAGATGGTATGAAATGGATTCGTTAGCTGAAGATAAAGTTTTTATTGAAGACACTAGTAGAACTACTGATAATGAAGCGGTTAAACCTGGTAAGTATGTTCACACAACAAGAAAATTTGTTAGAGAATTTACTGATAATAATTACTGTAAATTAACTTTTGGTAGTGGTGTTAGTACAGACGATGAACAATTACAAAACATATCTACAACTGGTATAAAAATAGGTGACTTTATAAATACTACAGCTTTAGGTGAAATAATTAAACCAAACACAACCTTATTTATTAGATATAGAGTTGGTGGTGGACCTAGTAGTAATATAGGACCTAATGCTATAAACGCAATTGGTAATGTTACTTTAAATGTAAATGGACCCAACACACCAACAAATCAATCGGTAATAAGGTCGTTAAGAGTTAATAACCCAATTCCAGCAATAGGTGGAGCTGGGGTACCTTCAGTTGACCAAATAAGACAATATACAAAGTATAATTTTGCCTCACAAAATAGAGCGGTTACTATTAAAGATTATGAAGCTATTTTAGCTAAAATACCTGGTAGATACGGCTCACCTTATAGACATAAAATAGCTGAGGAACAAAATAAAGTAATTATTTATACACTAGGTTTAGATGCTTCAGGTAAGTTAACAAACCAATCTACTAATACTCTAAAAGAAAATATAGCAACTTGGTTATCAGATTATAGAATGATAAATGATTACGTATTAGTTGGTGATGGTAAAGTAGTTAACCTAGGATTTGAAATAGACTTATTTATAGATAAACAGATTAATCAATCAGAATTAATTAATAACGTTATTACTAGTGTTAAAAATTATTTTGATGTTAAGAAGTGGGAAATGGGTGATAATATTTATATCGCTCAATTGGTTGAAAACATTAATAATGTTGGTGGTGTACTAAATGTTATTGATATAAGAGCTTACAATTTAATAAGTTCTCCTTATTCATTAAACCAAACATCACAAAATTTCATACCAGAATCTTTAGTAAATGGTGTTATACCATTTAATAATGGTAAACTAATTGATTTAGGTTCTGATTACGCTTTATTTGGTGATATAGACTCTATGTTTGAAATTAAGTTCCCTGAAAGGGATATAAAAGTAAGGATTAAGAGAAGTTCGACTGTAACTGAAGGGTAACAATGGAAAGAATTGAACAACTATTGGGTAGGGCTAGATATAAAATGGCCCCTGACACTAATTTTAACTATAAATTAAATTTAGATAGCAGCCTTAGTCCGTTAAAAAATAATTTTAATAAAATTATTTCAATCCTTAGTGCAGACCAAGTTTTTCAAGATGAAAGAGACAATTCTACAAAATATAGAATTCTAGGTAGATTAAACATTATTACCGACAATTCAATTAATTACACAGCAACAACAGTTACAACAGGGGCTAACCCACAAACTATTGGTATAACAAGACCAAACAATTCTGATTGGACCCCACTTTTTGGTTCTGGTAATGTAATAACTAATCAAAACCCACCTATACCAAATAATTGGGTTTTACAAATACTGTACCCTAGTAAAATTGATAAATACACTAAAGTAGGAGACAATCAGGCTTATAAAGGTATTACTATAAAAAATTTAATTTCTACTGACCCTTCTGGCACTAAAGAACAAGTTTTATTGGAGACCCAACAAAAAAATAAATTGGTTGAGGGTGATTTTTGTTACATATACAGTAACACACATAATAGTATTTATACTGGTTTTCATGATGTAGATTTTTTAGGTGTTAACGGACAGTATTCGGAAACAAAATTTAGGTTAACAACTAAATATATTGGTCCCGATAATGAATTGATTTTAAAAAGAGTGATAAATGTTTCTGATAACGACATAAATTTTCTTAACACACAGAACATTATAAAAGTAGTATCTACAGATTTAAGTGGAACCTCTACTAATGCAAATTATACCAAAGTAACTACAGGTAACCTATCACCCAGCTTTTCAGCATTAACACATAATTTAAGGGTTTCTGATTACATAGACATAAGAACCGTAAATGGACCTTTTATACTCAATGGTTTATATAGGGTTGAAAAAATTATTGATAGATACAATTTTATTATTGATTTAAAAATAAGTAATATACCTGGGTTAAATATTAATAATTTAAGTATACCATTTAGAAGAATGGATGGTATACCGTCAGATTATTATATAAGAAAATTTACTTTGTTAACAGGTAATGATTACGAAGTTAATAAAGCAACTTCATTTGGTACTAACATTTACCCAAAAACTAAAATTAATAAATTAGCTATAGCTAACGATACTTGGTTATTTACCTTTATACAAGACATAAATACTAAGTTTATATACAGTCATAAAGACGGTGAATTAACCCAACTATACCTAGGTACAATAAAAAGAGCAGGAGCAAATAATTTTAATTGGTCAGATGTAACCGCTAATTGGGATTTTGAATATAGTTACGCAGATAGTTCTAACAAAATAGAAACAATATCACTTAATAACCCAAGCGGTATAGGGACTATTGAAAAAAACATACCCAAAACTAGTGAGTATTTTGGTGACTTTGTTGAATATAATAGAGGGGATATTTTAGAAAGAACAGTTTCTAAAATAATACATAGATTTGCTTTAAATACTAATAACACACCCGAAAAAGGTTATTATATAGACCCTTTCTCTAAATTAGACATTAGGAAATTTTCTAATATTATTGAATCAGCATATGTTGGACAAAACGTTGTTGGTATTCCTGGTGATTCAGAATTAAGACCTAATGGTTCTCTTGAATGGAGGGATATTCTAGAACCAGGTTATATAGAAAATGGTGACAATGGCGTTAATTACCCATTTTTAAATGGTGCTAACTATATATATTTAAATAAATTTATATATGTTAGGAGACAAATACCAGAAATAACAATTGAACCTTTAACGGTGAACCCTTCAGCAACAGTTAAGTGTTAATGAGTACGTATAGATATAAAATAAGATTAAATTACCCCACAATAACAGGTGGAACAGTAGAACCGATGGTCAACGTAGTTACGGGTACACAACAGTTTACTGATTATTTAACTACTTATGCTATTAAACCTGGGCAATCTGGCAATCAATTACAAATACCTAAAAATATCGGTAAAAATTATTTTACCAAAAGTTCTTTTAGTAATTTAAAAACAGCATTAATTGAAAATATTGGTGGATATTTTGATGTATCAGAGGGTGGTATTTTAATTTCTTCAGGTAATACAATAAACCCTGATTATAATTACAAAAATATTAACATACCTATAAATGTTAAATTTGAGGTTGTAGATTATTCTGATGATATCGATAATTTTATTGAAAGAGAAAAGAAAAAAGCCATAAACCCAATTATAGATGGAGAAAAAGTTAAATACATCCCTGAAAATTATAATACTGTAACTATAAATTTTAGATTTTATAATAAGGATAGTGGTATGTATGATACCCCTAATTATATTACCGCTGGATTTGTACCACAAGATATTGGTGTTAAAAATAACTTTAAAAAAAGTTTTTTTAGGTTATATTTTTATGACAGTAATAATAATAAAAAACAAAATTTATTGTCATCAGAAGATATATCTGCTAATGGTAGTACAATGCCTTCGTTTAATTTAAATAAAATTTATTGGTTAATGTCCGACAACCCAATTACAGGTACGGGTAATAAAAAAATTTATATGGAGGCTAGATTTTTTAACGCTAAAACAGGTAGAGTCCATAGATTTTTTAATGTACCAATTTATATTGCGTCACCAATAACTGTAAGTGATTTAGCTAATAACCAAACTTGGAAAACAAGCCAAATCACTATTTTAAACCCTACTACTAATAACGGTAATCGTTGGTTTAGGGTAGAACCAGGTATTGGTGCAAACACACAAAATACAATAACAATGACAGAATTTATATTAAGTACATAATGAGTTTTTATGATAGAAAGATACCTTATTATAAGTCATTTAAATTAATTGATAGTGATGGGGATGGTATTAAAGATACCATTGTCTATCGACCTATTTCCGATTTTTATTATATACAATTTGGTTTAGAACAAGATATTAAAAATATTGGTCATTATATAAAAGGTGAAGGAAAACCTAAATTTGAATTAGTAGATTTTAGTAGTATATGGAATGAAGGTCTTGTAATATCTAATCCAGGTCATAACACGAGTAGTTCTGGTAACACCACTACTACGCCAACACCCATTTGTATTGACATAAGAGATTGGAGTGTTTTTAATCCTTGGCCACAAGGAGACACTTTACCAATATCTGAGGGTAATTTAATTTGGTTAACAACCACAGACATAGACGCAGCAAATTTACAAGTTGGGCAACAGATAATTTTATCTGGTATGGATGTAACCCCAGTCAACCAAACATGTAAAGGTGAAACTAATTTAACAACCCTTAATTTAACAACTGATATTGTTGCAATATGGGGACCATATTTAGGTAGTTGGAGTATAGCTACTTCAATATATTTTAACACACAGACAGGTGATTACACAAATGGTTTATGTACAGCCGCAGAAAATTACGGTGTTATAAGTGTCTTAGGTAGTGGTAAAGCTTGTGTTACTACATCATCTAATGGTGGTGACACACTACAACCAGTAGAATTTTGTAATGACCCAAGTGCGAGTAATTATGATGTTTCATTAGTTGGTGTTAATGGATACACACCATGTTTTGACAATACTTGTTGTACTTACAATAGTGTAGAAAATTATAAAAAATCGGCTAACAGTGGTTATGATGAATTAAATTGCTTAGCATTTTATACTGATTGGGGCCCTTGGAATGATAATCTTTTATTAAACGATACACAACAATTATTTATTAAAAAAACAGATTGTACCTTAACATTAAGGTTAATAAATCAATTAGACGGTGAGAATAACTTTACTAAAGGTGGTTGGTATGGTGCTTCTGTAAAAATAGAAATCGATGAAGGTAATGGTTTTATGCCATTATTACCTGGAAATACTTTAATACAAAATTTAGATAACGATATATCTTTTAATCAAAGTAAGGAATCTTATACGTTAGATAATAAAGTTAGAATATGGAAAGCAAAATCAACAACTACTATTCCTAAATATTATACAACAAAACCTTATAGGGATATTATTTTAAAACCAAATACTAATACAAAAGTTAAAATTACTTACATAAATTCTGATGAAAATATCAGTGAATACGAAAAATATGCTAAATATTTAAGACTACAACTAATAAAGGGTAGTACGTCATCACCCACACCTACACCACCTACACCAACAACAGACGTGAGTAGTTTTGTATGGTCACAAAATATATCAGAAATAAATACTTTTTTAGGGACACCGAGTAACAGACAAAATAATGGTGAAACTTTTCATTATATATCTAATGGTTCGGTAGAGGTTAAAGGTAAAACGTGGTCAGATTATTTAATGGGATATAAAAACCCTAGTAATATAGTTCCTTGGGCACCATCAACAACAGGTATAGCTGTTGGTACATTTTATGCTAACCCTATAGTTACTGTTCTAAATGATTTTGGTGATTCAATTAATACTACAGTAATCGATAATAGTAGTAATAATAGTTTAAATTATTTTAGTAATCCTAATGAATTATTAAAAGAATTAACTTTTACCTGTTCAGTAAAAGAAAATTATGTTTCTTATTTTGATAGAAACGGTGATGGGTTTATTGAATACAGTAAAAGTTATCCTAAAATAAATTCAGAAAATAGTAGTTCAGTAGATATTGGTTTATTTAGTAAAACTAGATACGATTCACCTTATATATTTTTAAAACCTGGAACTAAAGATAATACAGAATTTTTAAATGATAATCCATTAACAAAAACTACGGTACAACAAAGTGACGCACCAGTTGGACCTAGTTCCCATGGTGGTTGGAAAAACTACGCTTATGTTGCCACAAATTTAATAAACACATTAAATAATAATCTTACATATTCTTTTACAAATGTCTCACCGACATGTCAATTAGGTGGATTTAATAATTTAAGTGAGATTGATATTAATTTAGTAGACCAGTCGAATAGTAATATATTTTTACAACAACCTTATTTTACGTTAACAACATCAAATCCAACGAAAGAAGCTACTTTTGGTACTGGGACAACAGTACCACATTTATGGAATTATGGATTCAGTAATGCTAAAGGTGGTTGTTGTGCCAAATCTTATAGTAGTTCATTAGATATATCGACATCAGGACCTTATTTTAATAGTAAGTGCTCAAGTTGTCATGGACAAATGACACCTAGGTCAGCACAAACGGTTTTAGATAGAGGAACTAAAATAGCTATGCAAACAACAGACAGTGATGTTTATTACGGACCTTTTTATGACCCACAAAACCCAACCTATAATGGGTATGGATTAGCATTCTCTAAAGCAAATAAATTTTGTCGTGATGTAAAAAACAAAAATGGTGTTTTAGTAGATACATCTGAAATAGGTGTTAGTACAGACGCTTTATATGTTGGTGGTATATTACATGGTGGGGCTGTACAATATAAACCTAACACTGATTTCACTAATAATTATGGGGTTACGGAAGCAATACAACTAGGGTTTGATGAAATTGGGGTTACAGAAGCTAACAGTACTTGTTTAAGCGGCACCAAAATACCCCTTAAATGTAGGAGAGTTGTTAATGACCCTAACTGTCCCAACAACAATTGTATGAAATGTCTTTTTTGTTTTAAATGTAATTCAGAAGATAAACAACCTGGCATATTTACAGGTAATAACGGGGACTCAAATGGACCTAGTGATGGAATAACTTATTTAGGATGATAATAACAGGATTTACAGACTCAAAATTAAATTTAGTTAAGACATACGACGATAATAATCCATATCAAGTAGGGATTAATGGAGTTACAGAAGTTGTTACTGAGGGTGATAGTTTATCTTATGTAGAATATACCATAAATGGTATCAACTACAAGACTTCAGTATTAAAACCTTTATTTGAAGATTCTGACCTTTTCTTTAAAACCCAAACAGTTTATTTTTTTGAAGCTAATGGTTTAACGCAACAAAACATTAATGTTGTAAAAAGAGAAGCAGAAATGGGTATAGCTTTTCCACCTAAAATTAAAACAGAGATATTTATTGAAAGACAGTCAATATCTGTTTTTGAAAGACATCTTAGAATGGAAGAAATAGAAACAATTGAACAATTAACTGATTATAAAAATGGGTATTACAATATTTTTAATATAGAATAACATGGCTACAGGCAACTATGGAACGGTAAGACCGGCTAACGTATCAGCAGATGATATAGATATTTTTTATACCTATTCACCTAGTAGAGACGTACCGCCATCTGTACCTGTAAGAGTTTTAGACGCAAACTCTTTTTTAACACAATTTAATAACCCATTAAATATTAATGGGGTACAACCATTATTGAGTGGTTTATATAATTTAAATCTACCTTCGAATTTATTTTCGTCAAAGGGATTTTATACAATAATGATAAGACCAAAACAATATTACGTTACAATAGCGGATTGTGGTGTTTTATCAGCTTACCCCGACATTAAAGGTTTAGTATTTGATACTAATAGTTTACCACCTGTTTTGGGTCAAAATGACTCTATGGTTGGGTATCGAATTGAATATATTGATAACACAAATCAAATCATACCTAATTTATATAGAATAGTTACTTCAGCTAATTTAACTGAAGCAGTAAATCAAAATTTATCTAATACATCACAAAAAGCTATTAGATATAGATTTAATGACAACTCAAATTTATTGTTTTGTACATTAACACCGTCTTCACCTTCAGTGGTTACACCAAATAAAATACCTTTTATTGGTTCACCTGGTCAGGCTGTTGTTATTACAAATACCTTTTTTAATCCCGTAACAATTGAATTAGAAATGGTTGAATATGATGTTGAGACTCTTGCTTATGGTTTGTTTGGGAATCAAAGTAAAAGTATTGTTGATGGTAAATATACTATCTACGACTTTGAAAATAGAATTTACAAACAATACAATCTTTATGAGGTACAAGATACATTTAATAGTGAACCACTTTATGAAATTAGAGAAGAAGTTAATGAGATTGATGACACAAAAGATTTTGACACGATAACTAATATAGGAAATATTTAAAAATTAAATGTCTAAAAAAGTAGTACCTGGTTCAATAACGGAACCATATAAAAAAGGGCAAGGTGACTTTTCACCAAACCTAGTAGGACAACAATTTACTAATGGTGTAACACTTTTTACATTAGGCAATTTTGCTATTACAACAAATGCTTCAGCTAGTTTAAGTAAGGTTTATAACACCGGTAGTTTTTCTGACGCATATACTTTAAATGATTTAAATCTAACTATAGATGAATCACAAGTTCTTTCAAACGAGAGTTTAAAAATATCACTAAACATAGACCCTAATAGATTAGAAGGTTATGTTTATTTTGGTAGTTTTTTCCAATTCATTAAAAGTAATATCGAACAAATTTTATTAAAATGGAAAGGTTCTTTATACGTCGATAATTTAATAGACGATGACCCAGAAAGAATACCAAGAAATACTGTATTAAACTATAACTATGATAGTATATCAGGAACCTCTACATTCAAAATACCCGTATCATTAATAAAAAATAAATTTGGTTTAGTCTTTGCACAAAACCCATTATTTAATATTAATAATTACGGTGATATATCCGACTTAAATAATAGCTTTTTGGATTACCAAGTCACAAATATATTTGGTGATTTTTATGTTTTAGGTTTTACTGGTAGTACAAGTTTAGATAATTACGTTTATCTACAAGTTAATGGTAATCCATGGCCTAATTTAAATGGTGTTGGTTTTGGTAGTTTTGTCTACCACGTTAGACCTAAAGAGGAATTAATAAACAAATATTTCTTCAGCCGTTTAAATGAATTTGAGTCTAACATGTTAAATAGACTTATAACCCCACAATATACAATAGCTGTTAATTTACCTATAAGAACTGAATCAGGTACACTATTCAGTAGTAATAGAAGATTAACTTGGCCAACAAGTGATGGTTATAATCTTGATAATGGTTCAACTGAATTCACAAACTACCTTAATGATTGGATTGATATAGGAATTCAAATGGATGCAAATAAAACAGACCTTATTGCTAGAAGATTTGTTTCCGATTCAATCATAGAGTTTGATACTGAAGGTGATAACACAGACGTTTATGGTAGAAAAGTTAACAAACTTTTAAGAATTTACGGTAGAGAATTTGATGAGGTTAAAAAATATATTGATGGGATATCCATTTCAAGAATAGTAACATACGATAAAAAAGATAATACCGCAGATGAATTAGTTAAAGTTTTAGCATCTGAATTAGGGTTAGATGTGTTATTAAGTTTCTTTGACAATAATCTATTTAATAATACTTTACCTGGTAATTCTGGTGAAGAAGGTTATGGTAATCCATATAATGTACCTTTTTCAGGGTACTCAAGAAACCTTTCACCTAAAGAAATGGATTTTGAATTATGGAGAAGATTAGTTATAAACGCATGGTGGCTATTTAAATCTAAAGGCCATAGAAAAGTATTGGAATTTTTCTTAAACCTTTTTGGAATCCAAAAGTGTGTGGTTAGTCTTGACGAATATCTTTATATAGCTAAAGATAAATTGAATGCTGATAAGGTATATACTTTATTAGCCGAATATTTTGACCAACCGGTAGACGATTTTATATCTAGTTTAACCGCTGGTGAAATATCATACCCGATAGACCAATACGGATTTCCAAAAGTACCAGCAGACGGTGATGCTTTTTATTATCAGATGAATGGTTTTTGGTATAATGGTGGTAATTTATCCGAAATTGGTAATAACCCACATATTGGGCCTTACGATTACGGTAAAATGTATTTGGATAGGTTTAGGTGTTTCGTTGAAGATTTTCAAGGGACTACAACAGGAACTACAACATTTATTACTTTAGATAATTTATTTAAAGATTTTAATAATGGTGACATAGAAGACGGGGTTTCAAATTACGGTGGGGATTACGCACAAATACTAAACGACAATAATCAAATATCATCTAATGCTACTGTAGTTATGGCAGGTGGTGTTGGTGATGTTACGTATGGTCATAGTGGAGCTTCATTAAGAATAACATTTAGTTATGGTGGGTCTAATTGTGAATTAACTTGTCCTACAGATTTAATATATTACGATAATGGGATTATATTTGCCAACGATTTAACTCCAGTAGCTGTTGATTTAACAAATATCTATAGTTTACTAAATACAAACCAACAAGATTTAATAGTTGCCTCACAAATAACTGAACAATGTTGTTCTAATATAGGTGGTTATTATTTACCTAGTAGTGTGTCAACAATAACTACTATATGTCCCACAGAAGGACAAATTTCTATTTTACCTAGTGGTTTAGTCTTTGGAGTAGAAAACGAAACTTGTTGTACTAATATTGTTGTGGGTACTGATGTTTATTGGGATGGGACTAGATGTATATTAGCGGACATAAATTCTAACACAGTTGTAGATGTATTTACTGCTGATGAATTATTTTACGACCCAATAATCCAAACAAACAATACTAATTTTGTTTGTTATTGGTGCCCACCAACAAATGTTTATTGTGGTACAGAATACTATGATTTATTAATAAATTCAAATAAACAATTAAAAGTTCCAAGTGGTACAAACGGTAACGGTGGGGGTGGAGGTCCGATTAATTTTGGTTGTACTCTTGGTGTTGGAACCACTTATAACGATACTGATGGGTTTAGTTATATCATTAGTAGTTCTAGTGAACCTGCTCCGTCAGGATACCAAATGTGCGCTAGCTTTTACACAAGTCAATGGACACCGATACTTGGTACAAGTCCTTTATTATATGAAAAGGGATGTTGTAGAGGATATAGAAATAATAATAATACAGGTGGTGGAGCTACTGGTGGAGCTATTGGTGAAGTACAATTAGGTCCAGCTAGTTTAGTGTATTGTCCTAATATTTCAGACATTATAATTAATAATAACATTGTTTATTATAATTACACGGCTAACCCAAATACATCGACAGTCCAAAAATTAGGTGAGTTATGTTGTACACAAAGTGTGGTAGGCCAACAAGTTGTGTGGGATGGTACTAATTGTGTATTAGCAAATCCTGTTAATATTAAATGTCCAGATATAACTAATATAGCAATTAGCCCAACTGGGGTTGTTTATTATGTCAATAATGGCACAACACAACTATTATCCGCAGAATGTTGTACAAAAGACGTTGTTGGTAATGACGTAACAATATCAATTAATGGTGAGTGTGTTGTTAGTAATAGTCCTAGTAACTGTACCTTTACTATATTACAAACTGGACTTGTTTCAGGAATATCGACACCAGATTGTTGTACAGAAAGTGTTGTAGGACAACCCGTTATATGGAATGGTAATTCTTGTAACTTAATACCAAACGACTTTTGTGTTATAATGAGTGTTAGTGACGAGAACATATCAAATCTTGAATGTTGTAAAGCTAAAGGTGGTTATATTGGTTTAGATGCTTTTGGTAATCAAGTCTGTCTTGATTTAGCTGACACTTCTATAAGTGTTTCCACAACAAATTGCCCAACTACTTTTACATTTTTAGATAATTTAGTTTTAATAGGTACAGATACTTTTATACAAACAGAAGTATTGGGTTCTGATGGTTCTCCTTTAGATGCCAATTGTTGTAAAAATTATACAACAATTACTGGTGATTTAAATTATCATTATGATGTTAATACTAAAAAATGTGTTAAAACTGAAATTGCTGAATTTACTTCTTGTAGACATACTTTAATAGAAACTTACATGTCCTTATTATACCCACAATATCATGTTGGTAGTAATTATGGTATTTACGGTTTAAATGAAAGAGTGTACGTCAAACTTAAGAAATTGATAATAAATGGTTACGATTATTTATCGGGATATTCAAATTTACCGAGTACGGTATTAGACGCAAATTATTTACCACCTGATAAATGGAATTCAGTACTTTTCATACAAAAAACATTAAATGATTTAAGTATAGATTTTTCTAAAGCACAACTACCTGGACAACCATTAAATTTATCTAATACACCTAACACACAAGGTACTTTAACAAATATTTTTAATAATGGTTACGGATTCTATTTTATTGGTTTAAACAATTATTCATATAAAATTGAGTTGGAAGTCTACACAATATCTAACCCTAGTGACGTAAAAACAATTTACTACTCATCAAGTTCATCAGGTATTGTTGTTAGTGACGTTGATATACAAGATGTCACACTAAAAACAGAGTGTGGTTACCAAGTCAAAAGAACAATAAATACTTCAAATGAATCATGTTATACTGTAGGTATGAACATAACGGCAGGAATAGATGTAGAACCATCACAATGTTATCCATATATTCTTGGTGGAAATACTTACTTATAAAATATTTAAAATAAATGGGACAAAATAATAATATAGCAATAGGTGGTGGAAAAGGAGGGGGAGGTGGAGGACCACTAACACAATCCTGTACACTTACATACCAACCAGGGATAGGTAATGTAATCCCAGGACCACAAATTATTAACCAATTACCACCTTCTTATCAAAATCAAGGGTACTCTACAACTACCGCAACTCTTAGAGTGTATGGTGGTACACAAGCTGTATCTGGAGATATTATGTGTACTTCATATAGTACCGCAGCACAATGGACGTATGTGGTAGGTTCAGAAACTACAGCAGCAGGTCCTACTTATACAAAAGGTTGTTGTACAGCTAGATGGCTTCCTGGTGATAATAATGGAACGGGAGGTTCAACAGGAGTTTCAGCAGGTGGTGCAATAGGAACATTACCATCTTTAGAAATTTCGAATGTTTGTCCAGATGCCACACAAATATACATAACTTTATCGGGTGATATTTTTTACACCACAAACGGAAATCAAATACCGTTATCACAAGAATGTTGTAACAGGAATATTGTTGGTTCCGATGTTATATGGATTTCACAAGGTAATACAGGTTTTTGTAAAGTATTAAAAAACTCATGTCCACCAAATATTGCTATTTCAATAAGTAAAGATACTGTTATTGGTGTAACTAGTCCTGATTGTTGTACACCTGAAGTTACTGGTATACCTAATGTTTATTGGGATTCTACCCATAACTTATGTAAAATACCTTTAACAAATTATGGTTGTTTATATAGTGATTTTACAACACAACCAGCCAATATACCTGACAGACCTAATGTAGAACAAGTTTTCGGTACAATTTCAAAAATTAATGAAAGTTTAAATGAGTCTTGTTGTACTAAAGAAATTGTTGGTTTTGATGTAGTTTGGAACCCAATCCTAGGAATCTGTGAAAAAAGTCCTGATTTAACTATTGGTGGGCCAGACTCCATCAACATCACTTTAAATAGTGAACCAATAAAACCCGATGGTTGTGATGATTTAGTTGTTTCAGCTAAAATATTTTTTACACAACCATCAGAAATTTGTTTTACTGAATTTTTAACTGCGTCGTTATTAACAAATAACCCGAATGTTGTAATTTCACAATTTGGGGTCTTTGATTCAAGTGTAGACGGTTTTAATACTTGGGTTGATTTAAGTGCTAGATTTACTGTTAATTCTGGTGAAACTTTTAATTTAATGTTAAATATCGGTGGTGGAATAATACCTTGCTGTGAATATGATGTTAGAGTAGATAATATTAGGATTGATTGTTATAAAGAAGAAGATAGATTATTTTTTGATACTAAAAAATGTGTTGGATTTGATTTAGTAAGAGTTATTGATAATAAAAGGTCTTGGGTATATAACCCAGGTTTAGAAAATATCGGGGAATCAACACAGGATAATTTAATAAGAGATAGGGGTCAGGTAGGGTTAATACAAGGTTATGGTTATGTGAATAGAACATTCGCACCTAGTGCTGATGCAGATATTCCGTGGAGATATACAGATTATTTTGAACAATCTAACATATTAGAACCACATAGTAATTCCGTTATTATCAGTAAGGAAATGGAACTTACATTTAACATGTGTAGTGATTGTTGTGTTGAATATAGTAAATGCCCTGATGGGTATTCACTTGTAACAACTACAGGTGGGACTGAATATTGTACAAAAACTGAGACTTATTGTCCTAGTGGATATACTTTAAGTGCTGGAACTTGTTATAGTGGAGTCACTACTGCAAGTACGATAGTAGAAACAGTAACAGCATCAACAGGTTCTTATTGTGTAAAAACAGCCACACTATTACAATTAGAAGAGTACAAAAAAGTTTTCCAAAGTTTTTGGGTTAGGATGATTGAACAATTTGTACCAGCAACCACAATATTTGTCTCAGGTGAAAAATGGTGTAATAATGATTCATTTATTTGCCCACAATTTGATGTGTGTGATTTTGATTTTGAATATGTTGAATCTGAAATAACAGTTATTGAATATGGCACTAATTTTGTTCCATATACAGGATTCACACTTAATGGTGGGGATGTTGTAACTAGTAATGTTGATAGTACTGTTTTATCTGGTACTAGTTCGGGGACACCACACGATTCAACTAACGGACCTATAATTACTGATGGTACAGTAGTAATTTCAACAACACAAGACCCGACAGGGGGTGGTGGAATCGTGGTAGTAAATGTTGTTACATTAACACAACCACAATTAGAACCTTTACTTAAACAAAAACAAGAATATTATAATAACTTAATTAGAGGTGGAGTAAAAGAAGTATTTGTATAATGTGTATATTATGTAAAAATAAAAAAACAGATATCCCTACAGTAAATTTAACTTCTGTAGAACAAACTAATGTTGATAGGTCTTTGGGTTTATCTAACATTTACAATATTAGTAATAGTTTAGCTTTTTTAGAAGAAACTTTTTTAAATCCTTTATATAATTTAAGTGGAACAACTAAACCTACATCAGGATTTACAACAATAAACTGTAGTGGTTTTACTACGGGTAGTTCTTATTCTACGTCAGCTTGTACTGCCGTTTATAACTTATCTGATGTTGATGAAATAGACTTAGTATTCCAAATTACGGGTAATACACAGTATAGTGCATACACTGGTAATTTTTGTTACCACACATTCCAATTAGCTAAATTACCCAAAAATCGTGATTACGTCACAAAAATAGATTCAACATATTCAAATTGTTTTGGTTATTCAACAATAACCGCTAATACAATTTATGAAACTATAAATAAATCATCATTACCTGTTATTGATGCTGAATATATCATAAAAGATTATAATATATTCCAAACACAAAATCTTGTAGATAATCTTAAGGTAAACACTTTTGATATGTCTACACAAACAAAAGAATCTTTATTTGATGATGGTTGGTATTTTGTAACAACAGTTAATCCTGATAAACCCACAATTGGTCAAATCAATACTTTTGATATATTACAAAACGCTACCTTAATTACAGAAACCCCTAATTTGTTAGAAGGTTACACATCCGTGTTTAAAATTGGTGGATATGCTTTAAATAATAAATTTATTGTATTTGTTAATGGTATTTTATTGACAGAAAATTTAGATTGGGTTTATTTAAGTAATTTGGGTAATGGTTATTTTGAAATCATTTCAGGTGAAATAGAACCAACAAAAGATGTAATCCAAGTTGTTTATTTAAACAATCCAGATGTAACTGTTGATAGTATTAATTTATATGAAAATTATTTGAATATAGATGCGGGAATTGTTAATACTATAACAACTGGTATTACATCAGGGGTGACAAGTTTAACAGTAAATTACAACCCTGTAAAAAACAGACAAGAAATATTATTAACAAAACTAAATAGAAGTGAGTCTAGTTTAATAATTGTAATTAACGGGGTTAAACTACAAGAAAATGTTGAGTACTTTCTTAGTTCTACGGACAACTCAAAATTAATAATAAACCCTTTAAATCAAATACAAATAAATGATGCTATATCTATTTTTTATTTTACAGATTTAGGTTCTAAGTATTTTGACTTAGGGTATTATAGAACATTAACACCAACTATTTTATGGGAAGCCCCACAATCATATTCTTCTATTAAGAGTGAGGATGGTAAATTCCTAATACAAGTAACTACTTTTGATGATACCCAATTTTTAAATTTAGTACAATCCAAATTATATGGATTTGATAGATTACAATCCGAATATTCTACAACATTAGACCAATTACCTACAAATGTAGGTGAAAAATTTTTACTTAGGATATGTTTTTTCAAAAATTACCATATATTATTTGATAATGTGGTAACAACTAGAAGTGTAAGTGATACAGTATCATTTAAAGTTAACATTGACTATGCTAAAAACAGTTATTAATAATGGAGAATAAGAGTATAAGAATAAGAACAACACCTGGTGTAGATAAAAATATTAGTTTTGAGTTAAAACAAGACTTTGATTTTATTGAAATCTTAAGTTTAAAAATAACACAACAAGATGTTTATGAATCTTTTTGTGCTGATTATGGTGTTGTAGTTGGACGTGTAATATCTAATGAAGGTTTTGGTGTCCCGAATGCTAAGGTTTCTATATTTATACCTGTTACTAGCGAAGACCAAAAAAATGATTTAATAAATACTTTATACCCTTATAAAACAGTAACTAGTGTTAATGGTGAGGGATATAGATATAATTTATTATTAGAACAGTCAACTTGTAGTCTTAATCAGGCCGTAGGAACTTTCCCAACAAAAGAAACGTTATTAAATAATGAAATTTATTTAGAAATATTTGATAAATATTATAGATATACAACAGTCACTAATGACGCAGGAGATTATATCATATTTGGGGTTCCACCTGGACAACAAACAATACACATGGATGTTGATATAAGTGACATAGGATTTTTAAGCCTTAGACCTTATGATTTAAAATCACAAGGATTCACTGATTCTTTATTTGATGGTAAAAATTTTAAAAAATCTACTAACCTAGATAGTTTGGCACAAATTAAAACACAAAATAAAGGTGTTGAAGTTGTTCCTTTTTGGGGTGATGAGGAAAGATGTAATTTTGGGATTACTAGAGTTGATTTTAATATTGGTAACGATTTAGTTGCTAACGCTATTTTTATGGGTTCAATCTTTACCGATTCTGATAAGAATTATTTAAAGAAAAGTTGTAGAATTAAAAGATTTATGGGAGACCAAACACAGTTAATTACCGCTTCAGGACAAGTAGATATTCTAAGATTAGAAGTTAATGATGATGGTGACCCCATAAACATATCAAGATTACCCTCGAAAGAAATTGATGAAAACGGTGTTTATGTATTTACATTACCATTGTATTATGATAAGGTAGTAACAGATGAATTCGGTAATTTAGTTAAATCACCAGACCAAACCAAAGGTGTACCCACTAAAGGTAAATATAGATTTAAATTAAAATTTAATGACAATTCAGCCACTTTTAAAGGTAGAAAAACTTTTAGAACAGCTAGTTTAATAACACCTAGTACAAATAGTTCTGTTAGATTTACTGACGACATTGATAGTTATGCAATGATTAATGTTAATACAGATTTTCATACTTTTGAATGGAAACAAGTTTATACTACAACACAATTTATAAGAAAGTTAAAGAAAAGGAAATCTGGTAGATTTGACTTTATTGGGTTAAAAAATTGTGGTGAATTTGTAATTACCCCAGTTTCGTTAAGTAATGAGGATGATGAGGATGATACACAATCTGAAGGTGGTAACAAAAACCTTGATGTCCCTTATAATGTTTTCATAAAAAGACCTTTTTCAGGCTTTTCTAAGAGAAAAAAAGTTAAAGCTTGTTTTTATGATGCATGGTTAAATGGTGGGTGTTACTTACCAAAATTTCAAGTAAGAACAAAAAATAATGGCGATTATGATTGTTGTGGTTTTGGTCATAACGCTAATGTTGACCGTTACTTTATGGTGGAAGGGGATATCCAATACACCATAAACACCACACAATACCCAAATGTACTAGCCACAAACCCGAATTCTTGGGCTAATGCTCAAGCAAATGGAACTGAAATGCCAGAAGGTACTAGATGTACATTCATTACACCAAAATCAATTCCAGGTGTATTAAATGGTGCTAACGACACAGAAGAATTTGTTTATTGTAAATGGGGTTCGGACACAAGAATTATGAATATTGGTTCTATGTTAATGTGTCAAGAAATATTGGATACGTTAAAAGATAGTTTATCTAATAATGTTGGTAGCGTTTTAAAACCTTTCTTTAAACCGACTGGTGCTAGATTTTGTATGACTACTAATGTTGAAAATGGAATTAGAACACAAAATCTAATACCATTTTTATCACCAACAACTTACCTAGACCCCAATGATTTTTTTCCTTATCAGAATAATGATATGAATAATTTACCCAATAATTTACCTGGTAAATGGGGTAAGAACCTTTCAATTTGGGCAACAGACGCTTTTTTAGATGCACAATACGCTGATAAAGAGTTAAAACAAAATCACGGAGGTTGTTGGTTAAAATATTACTGTAGGATAGACTTCCAGCCAATATACGGTTCGGATGGTAACCCAGTAGTCTCACATTGTAACAACACAAGTCCAGTTATAGCACCAACAAGTGGGGGTTATTTAGATTTAACACTTAATAGATTGTTTGGTTGTCCCTACAATTGGAACGCTGACCTTTATTACGCTTCTCGTTACGATTTGGTATATTTTTACTTTGGTATAACGGCTGGTAGTACGGCATTGGATAAATTAAAAAAAGATTTTTTTGAATAAAATAATAATTTAAATATTTATAAAAAAACATAAGAAGTGAGTTATATAGATAAAAATTCAAATATTGTAGTAAGTGCAAGACTTACAGATAAAGGTAGAAATTTATTGGCTAACGGAGCGTTAACTTTTAACACCTTTAAATTAGGTGATTCAGAGATTGATTACACAACTTTGGGGCCAACATATGATATTACGTTAGAGAATATCTTAAGAGCCAAAGCCAATCAACCTGAGATGAAGACGGTTTTGTTACCAACATTAACAAGTTTACCTAACCAAGCGGCTTTAGGTCTAACACAAGTTACGGCATTAGAGTTGGTTACAATAACACAAGCACCTGAATTGGGTTTCTTTGAAATAACATCAGGTGGAACAGAATATAGTGCTTATACAACCACTAATTATGTTTTACAGACTGATACGATTGTTCCTTTAAGTGGTTTAACAGGTTCAACAACCGTAATACCTGTCTTACAATCAGCAACTTATGGAACTAACACATATGAACCATCTATTGGTGATTTTATGTTAGTTAAAATGAGTAATGATGAATTGAGTGTTACACAAAGAGATGCTGTTATCGACCAAAATATACCTGTACCTTACTTATGGTATAGGGTACAAAATAAAACTGGTTTATTATCAGCAAATACTTTAAACGTAACTTTAGATAGAAATTTTGCTTACTTCCCTGGTTATACAGGAACCAATTATTGTTGGTCAGCATTTTACCCAACAGGAAATACTTTTAGTACTGACGGAATATATTCAGCAGGAACAGTATGGAACCAAAACAATGTATGGTCATATCCTATGGCAGGTATTGATGATGGTATTGGTACTTTTGAGAATTTTAATCTATACGGAAGTGAAAGTTATGTTGGTTCAAAAGAATATTTTGGATATACTTCTGAAATAACTAGTAATTGTGAAGATGAAAGGTCAATTGCTTTAGTTCACTACACTAACGTACAGACTTGTAACAACCAATCTGAAAGTGTTTACGGACAAAGACTTTATATCGATACAACAGTACCAGCATCACCGATACTTAATATGCCTACATTGATGTGGCATGGTAGAGTATTCTCAGGTTCGGGTACAGCAGATATGATTGGTGAGACATTCTCAGGTACTGGTGTTGAAAAATACGTAACCTTTAGTGGTGTTTCTACTGAGGTTAGATATTATGATTTAGTTGATAGTAGTGGTATTAATTATGTTGGTAGGATTTTTCCTGACCAACAAGTTATGACAATAGACGACCAAGAATTAGTGGCAGCAATGTCATATAAATCTAATAGGAATTGGACTTTACCAACTTTAGGATATGGTTTAGTTACGGCTACAGATGGTTTAATTGGCCAAACACAAGATTTATATGTATCATACATGTTGGCTAGTAGTTCTGGTTATACAACAGGTTTACACGCACAAAATTATACATGTGTTGTTTTAACTGAACAAGAATGTCCTGATAACGCTAAAAAAGACGTACAAATCACATTCCCGACTTCGGGACTACCGTACATGACGGTTAGTGGTGGAACTGGATTTGAAGCTGATAAATTATATTTAATCGCACAAAGAGTTTCTTCAGGTGAAAAACCTGTTTCTGATGGTTGGGTAATTATGGATTACACAAACCAAATTAATGGCCAAGTAGTTGGTGATACTATTAACCCGTTAAATTTAGAAAACACAACATTTACAATTAATAAAAATATGTATTTGTCAGCATCTACACAATATATTGTGAACAACTATTTGACAGTACCAACAACAATACAACAAAATTTACTACAATTTGGTGACGAAAATTTCTTCTTCGGTAATGTTAGTTCCGCAGGTACAACAAGAAAATGGAGAACTAAATTTAATATTGTTGTACCACCTACCTTATTTAACTCAACAACAAACCCAACGTGGTTTAATAGTGGCCAAAATGTCCACATTTCTGAAGTTGGTATTTATAGTACAGGTGGTGAATTAGTTGCTATTGGTAAACTAAACCTACCGATAGAAAAAAATAACACAACAACGGTTATAATTGAAATAGCTTTTGATTTATAATGGGATTTTTAGATAACAATATTGATGAAGTAAAATTAATCTTAACTCCATATGGTAAAACAAAGTTTTTAACTAATGGGTTCAAAGATACGTTTAGATACTTTAGTTTTTCGGATGATACAGTAATATATCATTTATGTGTTGAACCACAAGGTATTCTAGAAATAACGGGTAGTCATAAAAGTTCTACAACTAAAAGTGAACCAAGATATAAAGTAAAAATAAAAGAATAATGGCAAATAATGTAAGTTTAAAATTAACCAATTACGGATTACGTAGAGTAATGACTAATGGTGCTGAACAGAGTTTTAAGTATTTTAGCTTATCTGATATGAATGAACTTTATTACGTCACTACGGACCCAAATCTGGAAGACATAATGAATATAACAGGTTCTAAAAATTTATTTACAGCAAGAAAATCATGTACTGACGCTATCCCAACGGAAGCACAAGTCACACCACCACCAATGCAAGAAATGGTAAAGACTGCACAGAGATGGGTTGTTAATTTTTACAAACAAGACTGTGGTGTTAATGATTACACTAGTAGTAATCTAACAATGACAATAAACTTACACGAATACTTTGCTTGGTTAACGGATGTAACAACTTATTCAGCTTATACAGAAAATCTAGAAACAAGTTTAAAATTATTCCAAGGGATTTATTTAGTAAAACAAGAACAAGACTTTGTGACTAATGCTTGGTCTAATTTAGATACAACAAATAACTTTGTTACTTCATATGAATTCTTTGGTGATGAGGATAAAAAGAACTACGTAAACTTTAATAGTAAGTATATAAGTTTTGATAACGGTGTTAGAACCCAATCAGATAAATCTTTTGATAGATTCTATACTGGATTACTATTTGGTTTTGGTGCTAATATAGAAGGTAATAATTACTTAGAAGGTCATAACTCATTTTTAACATTTAACGCCCCACAATTTGGGTACGTTGTTAATGGTTTAACAAACTTTATTCCATTTAACAAAATGGGTACAGCTTCTAGTTATAAGGAAATTAGACCGGCAGTATTACTTGGAAGTAATGGTTCTAAAGATGTTTATTATTTAAAAGAACCTAGAACATATAATTCAGTTGATTTAAATGGTTTTATGGCTCAAGCCATTTGGGGGTACCAAAATTCAGATGAACAATCTTTAATTATCGGTATGATTGAAAAAGCTAAAAATCATGTTGAGTTTTATTTTAAAGAAACTTCATTTGATAAATGGGAGATGCCAATTAATCTTAGACTAAGACTTAACGATACTGGAGACCTACCGATTATAGGTGGTAATGTAAGTTTAAACTTCGTTTATGAACCTAATGCAACAATATTAGGATATAACAATATATTAATAGTTAACTAATGGTAAAGATATATTACAATACTTTAAGTGATTATAATAATCAGAATAAATTTAATGACTTAGTTGAAGGAAACAATAATGCTGAATACAACGCTTTCCTTTCGTCAAGTTCTGTCGACCTTTACTATAAAGTTAATGATAGGTTACAAACAATTAATTTAGGAGCAGCAGATGTGATACCTTTAGGTCTTAATGGAATGAGGTTATTACCCGTTTCATTCACTGTTCAAAAAGTTAATAATAGTGGTATAGCTATTTCATACGATAGTACCACAAACACTCAAACAATAACAACAATTTAAATAAAAAATTAATGAGTTCATTAGTACCTGTAGAAAATGTTAACATAAAAACAACCGAAGAGGAAAGTTCATATTTTTATGCAATCCCTGGTAATGAAATAGAATGGACATACGTACCATCTTCTTCAAATTCAGGATTTACAACTAATGTGTGGTCACATTTCTACGCTAATCTTGGTTTATACACAGATGAAATAGCTGATAACTATAATATATCTTTTAATAATGGTGGTTATTTAGGTACCTCATTAGAAAAACTTTATGAAGCTTATAATAGTACTGGTATTATTGTTGGTTTAATTAATAACGAAACATATAGACAAGCTTTAATTGGTAGAGATGGGGCACTTGTAATACCGACATCCTTTACGGGAAGTACTTTATCAGGTATAACCGCTTTAACTAATTATTTTACTTTTTATAATACACCTGAAATCTTAACTAGAAACACAGCTGGTGTTTGTGCTAAAACTGTTGGTGATACTAGAAAATTTGAGTCACTAAAAGAGGCTGTTATTGATACAGGTATGGGCCAAGAAACTGGTAGGGGTAATAACGGACCTACTTATGAAAGTGGAATTGTATTTTTATTTAATGATTATACAAGTTTAACTACAGGGTCTACTTCAGGATTCAGTCAGGCACATAAAGTCACAAATCCTTACGCAAACGGTAAATTAACTGCTAGATTTAATGGTAGTGGTTATCATTTAGCGGCTGGTATGGTAGATTGTATTAGTGGTATAGTTACTCTTTGGGACCCAACGATTGTTCAAGGATTTAATTTTGCTTTAGCAACAGGAGGTACGGGAACAACAAGAGCAACATTCGCACCAAATATTTCTTACACAGTTGTTACAGACTATGATAGTAGTGTATCAGCAGATGTTAGAATTAATGCTTCACCAGATATTTTAAAATTCACAACTAACCCATCTAGAAAACAAGCTATTGCTAATGGTGAGACTAATTGTGAGGAAGTGGTTAAAGTAACACAAGTGTGTCTATATGATACAGCTGGACAAGTTACCGCTATTGGAACACCAACAAGTATTATTGAGAAAACTGACAACTATGTTGTATTGAATCTTAGTGTTAAATTGGATGGTGGAATTGGAACTGTATGGGGTACATCAGTAAATACTTCTGTATACCCATCATAATATAAATAAAAAATGTTTTAAATGTCAAGAATACTCGGACTAGATGTGTCAACAAAAACCATTGGTATGGCTTTATTTGAAGCTGACGGAAAATTGTTAGAATTAACGCACATCACACCAAAAATTAAACCTCAACCTGAAACAAAACTAGAAGAATTGTTTAAAAAGGTTGATGCTTTTGAAAGATTAATAACTCGTTATATTGAGTTTGATATTGAGAAAGTTATAATTGAAGAACCTTTATTGAATAGTAATAACGTATATACTGTTGCCACATTACTTAAGTTTAATGGGATGATATCTAAGGTAGTATCAGAGGTATTAAATGTCATACCAGACTTTGTATCATCAAACGACGCTAGAAGGTACTCCTTCCCTGAATTGGTTCAATTAAGAACACATAATAAGAAAGGTGAACCATACAAACAAAAAGATATTGATAGGGCTACACCTGTTTTATTTGGTGCTTTCTCTTGGGAGGTTGATAAAAAACAAATTATTTGGGAAAAAATAGCTGATTTGGAACCACAAATTGTTTGGGAGTATGATAGAAACCAAAAACTTAAAAAAGAAAATTTTGATATGACGGATAGTTACGCCGCTGTCAGAGGGTTTATGTGTAAAGAAAACCATTGGGATTGTACCAAAAAATAACCCACATTATATAAAAAATTATTAAATATCGGCCAATTTTGACCGATATTTTTGTTTTATTGAAAAAATATACTATATTTGTATTATGACTGAAAATAAAAAACTAGCATTAGAATGTTTATGGGAAGAGGCTAAGATGTATTCTAAATTATATTATGAAACAAAAGATGAATATAAAAAACATAAATACGTTTCACACTTTAGAAGTCCAATCTATGACGAAACAAACACAACATTCTTTCAAAAAGAATTTATTTCTTTAAGAGCCTTTAACAAAGAAGGTAGAGTTACAGAGGAACACTGTAATGGTAGAACTAACTGTTCTAAAAAATTATTAGAAAAAATACATTCAGAAGAAATCGTAACTTTTGATGAGTTCATTAATTTCCTAAAAGACTATTGTTATACAATAAAAATATTGTCAGAGGAAAATGTTTCTGTATCAACGTACCTTAAAAAACATAAAGAAAAAAACTTTATAGAGGCTTATAGTGACTTGGGTATTATAATTTGTGACCAAGAAGGTACAGTAATCGAAGAACTTAACTTACCTATTATTTAATATGGTTGAAAACTCACTCATTTACGGTATAATTTTGGATGTCTTAGGGAAACCTAAAAAGACAAATGTTTCTAAACAACAATATAGTTTTGATTGTCCTGTTTGTTCTGCCGAAAAAGGTGAATATGAAGGTGATGGTAAAGGTAATTTAGAGGTTAACTTATCTGAGGGTGTTTATAATTGTTGGGCTTGTGGTGAGGTTAATGGAACCAAGGGTAGTCTTAAAAAATTATTCAGAAGTTTTGCTAACAAACAACAAGTTAAAAAACTAAAAATGATTGGTTACACTTTAGATGATTTTAAATCTAAAGTAAAAGATGCCAACGTTATCGAAGACTTAACCTTACCAAAAGGATTTATTAGTTTTGAAGAAGGTAACCCTAAATCACTGTTATATAAACAAGCTTGGAATTATCTTACTAAAGAAAGAAAAATTAAAAAAGAAATAATCCAAAGATATAAAATGGGTTATGTTAGTGGGGGACAGTACGACTCTAGGGTTGTAATTCCTTCTTATGATATTAATAATGAATTAAATTATTGGGTAACAAGAACTTATGTTAATGCAAAACCAAAGTACTTAAATCCTGATTCGGATAAAGAAATTTTAATATTTAACGAATGTTGTGTAGATTGGGATTCAGATGTTTATTTGGTTGAAGGACCTTTTGACCATATTGTAGTTCATAACTCAATCCCACTATTGGGTAAAAAAATTTCTGATAAACTAATGCATTCTTTATTCCATAAAACAAACGGTAATGTAATAATTCTCTTAGATGATGATGCATGGGAAGACGCTAAAAAACATTATGCAAAGTTGAATGTTGGAAAATTATTTGGTAGAATTAGAATTGTTAAAATGAAAGAAGGTTATGATATAGCCAAAATTCATGAAGACTTTGGTAGAGAAGGTGTGATTGAATGTATGAAAAGTGGTATTATTCTTAAAGAAAGTGAATTGTGATGGGATTTAATAAAAGAATTATTAAGAAAGAAATTTTATTAGAAAGATTTAGACTTGAGGGTTATCAAGGAATTATAAATTATATAGGTAATGCTGATGCATTACTTGGTTTAACTGATGAAATAAGGGAGATATTGGATATCACTTACTGTGATAATTGCCCAACTAAAAAGAATGTTGAGATTAATAAAGTAATAAATGGCAAATAAATGGGAAACACAAGTTTGGTTAGAACCGATAGAACATAAATATTATCATAAGGAAACTAACGAAGTTTTTAAATCAGTAACAACAATTTTATCATTATTGGAACCTCATTTCGATAGTGACTCAGTGGCTTACGCAATATCCCAACAGTCGGATGATGTAAAAAAACCTGAGTATGTTGGTATGACCAAGGGTGAGATATTAGTAGAATGGGAACGTATTAATCGTGAGGCAAATGAATATGGTACTGAAGTCCATGAAATATTGGAGAGGTACCTATTGGCTGATAGGATATACATACCTAAAAACGATTATGAAAGAGAGGTAATAAGTAAATTCCAAGAAGTAGATGATATGTCTGGTACAGTTTACCCAGAAGCAGTTTTATTTAGTGAAAAATATAAAATTTGTGGAACAGCGGATATTGTAGAGGATTGTGGTGATTATTTTAATATATTGGACTTTAAAACAAATAAAGAACTAAATTACATATCAAAATACAATCAATGGTTAAATAAACCAGTATCACATTTATCAGATTGTCAATACAACGTATACGCTCTACAACTATCTATATATGCATACATGATACAAATGCAAACAAGAAAAAAAGTTGGTAAACTACAGATATTTTATTTAAACCCACAAAAAGATTATACCTTTGAAAAAATTAATATGCCCTATTTGGGTAGGGATGCCAAAGCAATTTTGGACTATTGGTTAGAAAAAAATAAAAAATAAAGTCTTTAGTGTTTAATATTTTTTGTCTATTATTTATTAAATAAACAGATATATGAGTGATAAAATAGAATTCGAACCTAAATTAACTTTAGAGGAGACAATTGGAATAAAAGATAGATTTATAAATTTTTACCGAGACCTTGAGTCAATCCAAGACTATTTTTTGGCTAGAAAAAAAGAAAAAATTGTGGATATTAACCACGATAAATACACTAAAAACATGTTTGATGATTATAGTGTTGAGCCAAAAAACATGGAATTTGAAATCGAGGTGATTGAGGGTAATTTATTTAATCCTTCTACACAGATTATCACTTCACTACCTTTAGAATCACAAATCGGTAGACAAATCATGATGGGTATTAGAGAAAAAACCACTAACAAATATGTTGGGTTTATTCGTGTGGCTTCACCTGTTTTATCTATTAAACCTAGAAATGATTTCTTTGGTGAAACAATTAGAGCTACAGCTGTTAATAGACATATGATTAATGGGGCCATTATTGTTCCTGTACAACCTTTTGGGTATAACTACTTAGGTGGTAAACTATTAGCTTTAATTTCATGTTCACACGAAATTAAAAATATGTTAAAAGAAAAGTATGGTGATAAAATCGATACTTGTTTTTTTGAAACAACCTCCCTTTATGGTGACATCAAAGGTATGAGTCAATACGATGGTTTAAAACCATATATCCGTTACCAAGACATGACAGAATCAGATTTGTTTTTATTCCCAACAGAAGAAGTTTATGGGCCGATTAGAGCTAAAATGAGAGAGTTATACGGTAACCCTGAATGGGGTGGAAATACTGTAGACCCTGTACCATCAGGACCAAAGATGAGAGAGTTTAATAAGGCAATATCAGTCCTTAAAAATCACCTTAAACATTATGATATCGATGCTTATAATGAGTTTCATTCTTTCACCAAAACACATATGAAAGCCAAAACCAAAAAGAGATATTATTATTCAAACTTTGGATACGACAATGTTATTGAACATGTTAATTCTGGTGGTGAAATTCCTTTAATTGAAGGACAAAATTTCCATAAACACAAACTTTCTCATATGATTGAGTGGTGGAAAGGGAAAGCACAAAAAAGATACGAGAAACTTGTTGAGGAAAATAAACTAAGACACGAAATGGAAATCTACACTCTTGAAAGAATAGAGAATAACGATATAGACATGGTGAGATAAATGTACGTCGAAGTAAGTGGTAGACAAACAGGTAAATCAACTAGGATGGTTGAGGACATAGTTCTTTTTTTAGAAGAAAATGGTGGAAAAACAGCTTTAGTGGTTTCACCAACAGGGGCTAGTAGAAAACTAATAAAAGAAAAGATATTTCAAAAATGTGGTTACTGTATAAACAGAGTAATTACATCACATAAGATGTTACCACCCATGAATACCATGAAACAATATGTAGATGAGTTTTTTTATGTAAAAGAAAAAGATTTATTTATTGACGGAAGTGCTTATTATGCTGGTACACCTAAATTAGAAGGTTTCACTGGAAAATACCAAGATATAATAGACCTATTTAACCAAAAAATGGGTAAAATGGTACAATTAAAACCAATAAAAAAACATGGATTTGGAGGAAGTGATTGAAAAGTGGGGTAACTTAGGTTTTTTAGATGGGTTAACCGAAGAGTTTAAAGGTAATACAGCTATAACCTATGAAAAGGCTGCCACTATATTAATTAGTGATGGTCCTTTATTTGGTAGTGGTGATTTTTTAATAACTACTATATTCCCTATAATATATAGAATTTGTAAAACAGGTTTAATTATTAAAAATGTCCCAAATTTAATACAAAAATTTGACCAGTTTATAACTGATAATAGAGAGGTTATTAGTGATTTACATGGAACAAATTTTGATGCTGAGGCTGAGTTATGTAGTTTTTTTGCTGAAGACTATTGTGAATGGATTAAAGACAATCCTGAAATGGACCCAATAAAATATATACCAAAACATAAATTATAATGAATTTATCATACACCACATTCAAAAATTGGTTTTTAGATAATTACGGACATTTAGGATTTGATTTATCACCACTTTACCAAGACACACAAGATTTAAAATTTTATTTTGGTGTTTTATATAATAACAATAAAACACAGATGGTTAGGATAAGTTTGGAAAGAGTTTTAGATTTTACTGTTGGTGATAAGGAACTTAGAAAATTAATATTTGACACATTATTAACAACTTATGGTTATAGATTAGATGGTGATTTTATACCAATAAAAAAAATTAAACAATTTGAATTGTAATGGATGAAATTTCACAATGGTTTGAAAATGAGTTTGGTCATTTGGGGTTCACGGTTACACCTATAATGTATAACCCAGATAACTTTTCTCCCGTTAGGGGAGTTTTATTTAGGCATCCACGAGTAAGTAGTAATTATACTTTTAAAACTAATATACAAATTTCAGTTCAACTCACAGATGACGTATATCATTCTAATTTTAATGTTGAAACTGAATATAAAGAATTACTTACAGAGGCAGTAATTCAATTTTTAAATATACACGGATTATCAATAGAGGATTTAAAAGACTTTAAACCTATAAAAAAAATTAATAAATTTAAATTATGATAAAAATAATCTATCACTGTGCTGATTTACACATCAGACTTTATAAAAGACACGATGAATACCGTGAACAATTTCAAAAGTTCTTTGATTCAGTTAAAGAACATATGGAAGAAAACAACCTTAACAGAGAAGAGGTTAGGATTGTTATTGCTGGTGATGTGGTACACTCTAAGAATCAGTTAACACCTGAACTAGTAGATTTAACAACATGGTTCTTTAAAAATTGTTGTGACATTTGTGATACCATAGTTATTTTGGGTAACCACGATTTCTTAGCCAATAACTTAGATAGAATGGATGCGTTAACACCCATTATTGATACAATGAATGATGATAGACTTAAGTTTTTAAAACACACAGGATGTTTTGAGGATGAGAATATTGTTTGGTGTTTATATGGTCATATCGAAGGTTCACAGAGACCTGAAATAGAAAAGGCCAAAGAGGACTTTGGTGATAAGACATACGTTGGTTTATATCATGACCCTTTAATTGGTTTAAAGACAAATGTTGGGTTTGAATTTGAGGACGGACAAGACATTTCTATTTTTGATGGTTGTGATTTTGTTTGTTGTGGTGATATTCACTTATACCAAGTGATGAATTATCATGGAACTACTATCGTACAACCCTCATCAATGATACAACAAGATTTTGGTGAGTCTGTAGATAAACACGGGTTTGTTATATGGAATGTAGAAACTAAAAAACATAAACATATTAACTTAGAATCCGATTATGGGTTTTATACTTTTAAAATAAGCTCAATAGAGGATATTGAAAATGAAATAGAAAGGTTAGTATGATAAAACCTAAAAAATATATAAAAAAATACCATTTTGGTGATTTTGATTATGAAAAGGAGTTAAATAGACTTTTAAATGAATTATCTGGACAGATTCAAAGTAGTAATAGAGGGGGACCTGCCAATTGGATTGTTTGTTCACCACAAGTAGCTGATTCAATAAACTCAATGATTATGGAATCCCAAATAGGTGATTGGAGGATAGAAGATAACAGTTTTATACAAGATATACAATTAAGACCTAGAAGAGTACCTCAGTATCTTAACTTGGATATTAGTATCACTAACACAGATAATAATTATTTTTTATAAATAAAATGGCAAATTTTTCAGGATTAACAACACAAAGAGAAGAAATTATTAAAAAGTGGATGGACTCTGGGTTGTTAGATTGTTTAGACACTAATAATGAAACAAAAATAAATATAGCCTCATTACTTGAGGGTCAGACATCACAGTTAATTAATGAAGTGGATGAAGTACCTAGCACTGGTGGTTTTGATACTATAGTGTTCCCAATAGTAAGAAGGATTTATCCTAGAACATTATTTCAAGACTTACAGTCACATTACGTGGAATTTAAAAAAGATGGTTTAACACCATATAATTACGTTAAAAAACATAAATTATGACAATAGGGGATAAAGTAAAATATGAGAATTCTTTTTCAGATACTATGATAGGTACTATAGTTAGTAAAGAACAACCTACTTGTAAATGTAAAGGAATGGGTAAATGGGTTATTGACTTTAGTGGTGAAATTAAAAAAATAAAAATAAGTGATGAAAGATTAAGTCTATATAATATAGAACCAACTATGACTAATTTAAATTTTAATTTTGGAAAATAATAAAAAATATCCTGATAATATTGTCTTTAATGAAAAGACAGATAAATTTGATGCTAACCTAAAGCATTACCCAACAACGGTGGGTGCTCAAAAGTTTGAAATTTTACAGATAGATAAATCAGATGCAATAAAGGCTGATAAATATTTTAATAAAAAATTAGAAGAATTAAAGGAAGAGTATGATAAGTTGCTGAATGAGTATGAGTCAACCAAGTTATTATACAACACCAAATATTCATTTCAACCTATATTAGGTGAGATTTATTATATCTATAAGAATAATAATGATGAAAACTTTTTAAGTATCATAAAACCTAATGAATGGAATAAACCATGTTATGGTAGTTATAAACTAAATACTAATGGAACATGGGAAGAGATAGAGTATTAATAATAATATGAATAGAAATTTAACCCTACAAGAAAAAATAGTAAAATTAACCACAAATAGTTTTCATAACATAGATAATAACATAAGACAAGGTGAACAAATTACTCGTGAAAACTATGAAACTTTAAGAGAACAAATAATTGGTCTTTTGGAATATCTTGAAAATGAAAAGGTATATGTTTTAGATTTACCAGGTAATATAATACCACACCCTGAAGCTAGAAGAAGGATGGTAGACCCTGAGTTAGCTAACACACCAACAACAAAAACTTTAGTAGTTGGTACTCAAAATTTTAATACTTTTTATGATTTAGTTATAAAAATAATGGAAGATTTAAGTAGTAATAAAGAAGTTTTTATATACACAATAGACACCGTTAGGATATTCAACCCGATAAATTTTGAACCTGATTATAGATACATAGTTAGATATAGTACTATCGATATGGATTATTGGTATAACCCACAATACGTAGAACAAATAAATAACCCTATACAACCTGAACAATATTTTGAAAGGTATTCAAATACAAGAACAGATGAAAAATCTAATAAACCAAAATCTATTGGTGATAGTAAATTGATACACAAATTTTAATGGAACTACCTAAAGATTTAAAAGATGAAATATGGGAATACTGTAGATTAAACGATATAACCGATTTGAATGCTTTTATGGTTAGGATGTTAAAACAAGGTTACAATATTGAAAAATATGGTGCCACCCCTTTTAAAATGGGGCAAAAAGAACCTGAAATTATTGAAAAAGAAATCATCAGGGAAGTGATTGTAGAAAAAGAGGTGATTAAAGAGGTTATTGTCGAAAAAGAGAAGATTGTTGAGGTAATTAAAGAAGTCCCTGTTGAGGTTATAAAAGAAATAATCGTAGAAAAAATTGGTGGTATTACTGAAAATAGAGTGGAAGTACCTGTTGAAGTAATAAAAGAAGTTATTAAAGAGGTTATAGTAGAAAAAATTGTTGAGGTGCCAATTAAAAACGATAAACAATTTAAAGAATTAGAACAACAAGTTGAAAACCTTAAAATAGAGTTAGAGTTGGAAAAAAATAGAAACTATAAACCAACTAAAACAGAAAAACCAAAAGAAGAAAATTCAAAAACACCAACTAGCAACGTTATTAGTTGGATATCCAAATCTGAAAGGGATACTGATTTATATGGAGAGTAAACAAGTCTTTATTTAATCAAAAATTTAAAGTATATTTTTATAAATTAAAGAAATATGGAAAACTTGGTAAAAGAAGTTAAAACTGTTGTGCCTGAAAAGGCTAAAATCAGAGTTATATGGGATGATAGTCCAGAAAATTACACCCAGGAACGTGCAAAAAGAATTGCTAAATACTTTACTGAGAAATATAACAACCCTAATGTACAGGTTATTTTTAAACCTAAAAAAGTACTCACTGAAAATGGTGAAGTAGAAATGACCGTTGCTGATAATGTAATGGATACTAATTATCAAAGAAAGTTATTTAAACAATGGATTACTGATAATAAAGTAGATGTTGATTGGGATAGACTCTTACGTTTAGATGATAAAGTAAACGAAAAATTATCACAAGAAAGAGAAACAGATTATAGATATCGTAATTGGTATATAAAGGAGTTAGAGTGGTCTAATTTCCTTTCTTATGGTGATGGTAATAAAATCTCTTTTAAAGAGTTAGAGGGTATTACAGTGATTACTTCAGACCCGTTAAATATGGGTGGTAAAACAACTCTTGCTTTAGATTTACTTTTATTCCTTTTCTTTAATACCACCACAAAAGGTAGTACCGCAATTAAAATGTTTAATCTTTTTAGAGAAGATAAAAATGAAGTAGTTGTTAAGGGTAAAGTTGCTATTGATGGTGTAGATTATATCATCGAGAGAACTGTTGTACGTAAAGCTAAAAGGACTGGTGATGAGTATACCACTAGAACAGACTTATCTTTCTATAGAACCTTACCTGATGGTAGTATTGAAAACTTAGAAGGTGAACAAAGAAGAGAAACAGAAGAATTTATAAAAAAATCGGTTGGTTCAGTGAATGATTTTTTATTAACAATTATTGCTGATGCCGACAATCTTGAGGACATCATTCACACCAAACCGACTGAAAAAGGGCGAATCCTATCTAGATTTATTGGATTAGAAGTTATTGAAGACAAAGAAACTATTGTCAAAGAAATGAAATCTAATTGGTCAAAAGGATTAAAATCAGACCAATACAATATTACAGACTTAAATTCTGAGATTGGTGAACTAAAAAGTTTAATTTCTGAAAATGAAAACTCGATTAAAGAAAATGAATTAGAAATTAAATCCCTAGAACTTAATATTGAGTCTTCCACAGTCAAAAAAGAAAATTTAATTGGTAAAAAAATAGAGATAGATTCTGATGTTATTAATTTAAGACCCGAAGATATTGATAATGAAATTGATAGAATCGAATTGTACGGTAAGAAGAAAAAGAGTGAGTATGAGGATACTAAAAAATCTTTTGATTCTATGACAGAACCAGTTTATGATGAAGATTTACATGAGGAATATGTAAAACAAGAACGAGGATTTAGTTTAGAAGTAGAGAGAGCTAAATCTAAAATAAAGGAAACTCAAAAAACAATTAAAAATTTAGAAGAGGGTGAGTTCTGTTCTTTATGTAAACAACCTTTAGCTGATGTAGACCATTCAGATGAAATTGAGGAAAATAAAGTATTATTAGATACTTTGGGTAGTGATTTATTGTCTTTATCCGAAAAATTAGTTGAGATTACAAATCTAGTTAAAGAACAAGATAACATTAAATCTTCTGTTTGGGAATACGATAGAACTTCTTTAACGGTTTCTAAACTAGAATTGGATTTAGAAAAATTAAGATTAGAAAGAAAAGAAAAATTAGACCTTAAAAAACGTTATGAAGATAATCTAGACAATATCCAAAAAAATAAAGATTTGGAGAGTCAGATAATAGGTTATAATTCTAAAATAAGTGGATTAGAATTGGAAAAAACTAATAAAATTAAATTAGGTGAAAGATTATCTAATGAAATTGAAACTTATAAAACAAAGATAAATAAGAACGAGGAATACATTAAAACTATTAAAGCAGAAGAAGAAATTAAAATAATTTTTGATGTTTATGCTAGAATGGTTGGTAAAAATGGTATCCTTAAAATAATAATGAGAAGTGTTATGCCTTTAATTAACTCAGAATTGGATAGATTACTAGTAGATACGGCATCATTTAAATTAGAAGTGGATATTAACGATAAGAAAGAAGTTGAATTTTTAATAGTAAAAGAAAACGAAAAAGGTGAGGCTATCAAATACCCTATTAATGAAGGTAGTGGATTTGAAAAAACAGTGTCATCATTAGCTTTACGTTGTGTAATGTCAAAAGTCAGTTGTCTACCAAAACCTAACATAATTGTTTTTGATGAGGTTTTTGGAAAGGTTGCTAACACTAATTTAGAGTTAGTTGGAAACTTCTTTCAGAAATGTTCAGAAATGTTCCCTAACATTTTTATTATAACACATAATGAAATTGTTAAAGATTGGGCGACTAAAATAATAACAATTAAAAAGAAAAATAACATATCATCATTAATGGTACAATAATTTTTTAGTATCTTTGTTGGTATATATTTATAAATAAAAGAAGTTATGGATGCAAGATATATGATTGTTATCCTAGGTTCCTATAAAGGAATTGAGGAAGATTTAAACAACATAGCTAACGGTGAGGATGGTGTTAATTATGTCGATGGTAACGGTATATTTATGGGTACTTTTTATAGTGTTTATAATACTATAGAGATATACGAAAACTTAGTTCATATACCAGCTTTTTTATTGTTTGAGATATCTGACCCCTCACATAGTGCTATAAGTCTACCAACGAAATATCTAAAGGGTTTGTTTCCTGAGATTGAAAAAACGTTAAACGAACTTACAGGTGAACCTAAAGTCAAAACTAGAAGAAAAGGTAAGAAAAAGGTTGAGGTTGAGGAATACAATAATGTTGATGATATTTTGGATAAACTTAGTAGAAACAACTATGATAGAGGCTGTTTGACAGAGAGTGAAATTGAAATTTTAGAAAAAAGTTCTTAATTTTTTGATTTTTAAAAAAGTATTCATTATATTTGTAAAAAAATTATGAATATGGAAAGTAAGGAATTAAAAAATGAAATGAATAAATTACGTCAAGTAAAAGACGTAGTTTTCAAAAATGAGGTTAACAATAATTGTGTTTCTACTCTCAGTGAGATTGAAAAATTAATCAAAAAATACCCTAACGATTACGACTTGGGTCAAAATTTAAGAAAATTTTATTTGGAATCGATTAAATAATTATTATCTTTGTATTTAATGGATAGGGAAAAATACACTAAGATATTAAAAACGGGTGAACGGGTAGATTGGCACGGCGCTAATGTGCCCAATGAACTAATAACTAGTTCAGTTAGACTTTGGTCTGACGCGTTATCACATGAAATAGACAAAATTGAGAGTGAGTTAGACGACTTAAAAGGTGTTTCTTTAGATAAACGTAAAGCTTATTTACAATCATTAAAAAACAATTTAAAAGATTGTCCTTATACTTTGAATGGTGATTTCTACCTCATCAAAAAAAGAGCTATTGAGAAAGAAATGGCTGAAGATAAAAAAGTAGAGAAACCTAAAAAAACAAAAGAAAAGGTAGTTAAAGAGACAACCAAAAAAGAAATAGTTAGTTCTAGAACTAAAAACAGTGATTTAATATTCGGTAAAAAAACAAAATAAATATATGGTATCATACAAACGTTACATTGACACAACAGAGGACTCTATTTCTAACTATTTAAAAGAGGTTAGAAAGATTGATTTGGTAACACCCGAAGAAGAGTTGGAGTTAGCTAAAAAAATTGCTGAGGGGGACAAAAGGGCATTAGATAAATTGGTTAAAGCTAATCTTAGATTTGTTATCTCAATAGCTAAAGAATATCAAGGACAAGGGATTCCTTTGGTAGATTTGATTTCTGAAGGTAACTACGGATTGATAAAAGCTGCAGGTAAATTTGACCATACAAGAGGTTTTAGGTTTATTTCTTATGCTGTTTGGTGGGTTAAGCAATCGATTCTACAATCTTTGTGTGAAAATTCAAGAACAGTAAGACTTCCTGTTAATATCACAAACCAGTTATCAAAAATTAAAAAAGAGATTGCTGTCTTCGAACAAGAAAATCAAAGAATGCCAATCAACGGTGAGATGGATTTATCTGTACTAAATCACCCTACATGTACTTCATTGAATGATAAAATAAATGAAGAAGGTGATGAGATTATGGACTTAATTCCTGATTTAACATTTGCTAGACCTGACGAGGACACTATGTCTGATGAAATCTTAAAAAACGAATTGGAAAAAACTTTATCAATTTTAAGTGATAGAGAAAGAAAAATTGTTGACATGTATTTTGGTGTTGATGGTGGTGCTTTAACTCTTGAACAAATTGGTGATGAGTTTGGTCTTACAAAAGAACGTATTCGTCAGATTAAAGAAAAGGCTTTAAGAAAGTTGAAGAATAATAGTGAAAATCTTTTTGAATTTGTACAAAAGTAATGAAAATAGTTGTTTTTACAGGGGCAGGAGTTTCTAAGGAATCAGGTATTGATACATTCAGAGATGCTGGTGGTACATGGGAAAATGAAGATGTTGAAGCTGTTGCCACACCTGAAGGTTGGAGAAAAGACAGAGAAAGAGTATTGGATTTTTACAACAAAAGAAGGCAACAGTTACTTGGTGTCGAACCCAATGAGGCACATAAACTTATTGCTGAATTAGAAAAAGAACATGAGGTAACCGTTATCACACAAAATGTAGATAATTTACATGAACGTGGGGGTTCTACAAACATCTTACATTTACATGGTGAGTTAACTAAAGCACAGAGTAGTTTAAACCATAAGAAAGTTATTGATGTTGGTTATAAACCAACTAATATTGGTGACAAACATGAAGACGGTTCACAATTAAGACCACACATTGTTTGGTTTAATGAGTACCCCAATAATATAAATGAATCTGTAATAGCTCTTAGAAATTGTGATGTTTTATTAGTTATTGGCACCACATTATTTATAAGTTATACACTTGGTCTATTGAGGTCTTGTAAAGATTTACATAACCCTAATATGGGGGTGATAGACGTTGTTTGCATCGACCCCAACCCTCCTAAAGGTGAACTAGATGGTATGTTTAGAGATGTTAATTATATTGAAAAACCTGCCACTGAGGGTATGAAAGAATTTATTGAAAATTATTTGCCTAAATTTATTGCTAATTAAAATAATACCCTTATATTTGTATTATAGATAAGGAAATAAATTAAATGTTCTTATTGTCAGAATACATTAAGAACAGCCACGGTCAGAACACCGTGGTTTTTTTTTGCATAAAATTTTTTTTATACTTTATTCTTGCATATTTATTAATAAAAAAGTAAATGAGTGTAAAGTATATTATCGACAACGCCGACAGTTTATTATCAGAACAAATAATAACGGGTGATTTATTAGTGACTAACATAATATCAGGAGCAACCTTTTATGGTGATGGTTCTGGTTTAATTGGTGTTAGTGGTTCTTTTACTGGTGGTACTGTAACAGGACCTACTGAGTTTACAAGTGGTTTATCAGCTGACACAATTTACGCCAATTATTTTATTGGGGACGGTTCTCAGTTAGCTGGGGTAGTTGGTCTTACTTATACCGATTTAGGGTTTACAGTAACATCACCGGCACCCTCAACTATAAATCAAAATGTAGTTTTACCTTATAATTCAACAGTAACTTATCCAACACCTTTAACAGTTGACCCAGGTTTTTCTGTTACAGTACCATCTGGAACAACATTATCAGTAATCTAATATATAAAATAATAATAAAATAATAATAAAATAAAAAAAAACAAAATGAGTCAAATTAATGTAAATACAATAAATTCAGCTGGAGACCCAAGTATATCAATAAGTGTTCCGTTTAGATATTCATCATCAGTAGCTACAGGTGGTAGTTCTTCAGCTATAGGAAGTTCTGTTACAGCAACAGGTTCTGGTTCACATGCTGAAGGATGGCAAACTTTAGCTTCAGGAAATTTTGGTTCACATGCTGAGGGGTATCAAACTTCAGCAACAACACAATCATCACACACTGAGGGTTCACAAACTTTAGCTTCAGGAAATAACGCACACGCTGAAGGGGAACAAACTATAGCTTCTGGTGCTTCTTCACACGCTGAAGGGGAGGATAGTGTAGCTTCAGGTACTTCTTCACACGCTGAAGGTAAAACTACAATAGCATCGGGAAATTATTCACATTCACAAGGATACCAAACAACAGCGGGAGGTGATTACTCACACGCGAGTGGTTCTGCTACTATTGCTAGTAATACATCTTCATTTATTCATTGTAATTCTGGTACTGTTGATGCTATTGCTGGAGCCGTTTTGGGTGGTACAAGTAATATTTTAACTAATACAGCTACAAATAGTGCTATTATAGGTGGTAATAATATTACAGGGTCAACATCAAACACAGTTTATGTACCAGAACTAGAAGTGACATCAGTTGGTTTTGGTATAATATTACAATCTTCTAATGGTACTAGATATAGAGTAACAGTATCGAATGGTGGTGCATTGACTGTAACAGCAGCATAAAATTTATTAATAAAAAGAAAATTATGTCTACACAATACATTATTAATAATAACGACGGTCTATTATCTGGACAAACAATTAGTGGAGATTTAACGGTAACTAATTCTTTATCAGCCACAACATATTATGGTGATGGTTCTGGTTTAAGTAACATAGGAGTTAGCCAACCTTATAAAGTTTATACGGCTTTATTAAATCAGGGTGGTGTTGGTATTGCTCCGACAGCTAGGGTATTAGAGAATACTTTAGGTGTTATAACTTGGGAGTATATCGATGCAGGTATATATTATGGGACATTAACTAGTGCTTTTACACCTTCTAGTAGTGCTTTTACTTATGACAAAACAGTTGTGTTTGTACAAAGGTATCTATCTCTTTCTGCCGCAGGAGGTGGTAAAGATGTTGTTGCGTATAGGGGCAGTGATGAGAGTATTACTGTTGTAACAATGGACAATGTTGATTACATTAATAATGTTTTATATGAACAAGGAATAGAAATAAGGTTGTATGATTAAAATATAAAAAAACCACAATTAATGTTGTGGTTTTTTTTATTATGGAACAAATATTTGTAATTGTCCAGCACTTACAGTAAAATCAGGTTTTTTCATCACGGTGATTGTGACCAGATTCCAATGATTTGTTTCTAATTTTTCAGGATTAATAATAACATTTAAATTATCACCACCTTCTCTTGAAACTATAAATCTTCTATTAGGTCTTATTTCATTATCTATAATACTATAAATTATTTCATCTTTAGCATCCTCAAGTAGGTTAATAATGTCATAATCATATATTTTTTCACCACTCCCGTGTCTCCATTTTCTTTGTGCTGTATGACCACCTGTATCATGATATAAGTCAAAAGTAAAAGTAATTTCACTACTTAACTCATGAAATTTTTCTTCCCTTAAGATAGTTTCTTTTATTAAAGATTTAATATTCATATTTTATAAATATTTATATAAGTATTAAACGATATACTTTTAAAATAAAATTAATTAAAATTAAAAATAAAAAGGCTATGAAAAAAATTATTGAGTTTGTAAAAAAATATAAAATCTACATTTTATCGGGATTATTATTTATCTTCTTTTTCCGTTCTTGTATTAAATCAGGTGAGGTAAGAAAGTTGGATAAAATTAAAACTAAAAATGAAAGAGTTATTGATAGTTTAACTTCTGTTGTTAACGGACAAAAAGACACTATTAATAATATTTCTGAAGTAATTAGAATGGAAAAAATTAGAGTCCATAGAAATTATGATAATTATATTTCTTCTAAAGACAGGGGTGACCAATTAATGGAACTCCATATGGTTGTGAAAAAAAATATTAAAGAACTAGAAAAATGAGAAAAATAATTAATTGGGTTAAGGACAACCCAAACAGAAGTATGTTCTTGTTACCTATTATATTGGTAGCAGGAATTTCTATTTCACACGTTGTTTCTTGGTATGATATTACTAACCCATTTAGTTGGGCAGTTTACTTATCAGTCGCTATTGAAATAGGTGCTATGACAGCTTTGGTCGCAGCAACAAATAAAATGAAAGGTGGGGTTTGGTTTATGTTTGGATTGATTACACTAATCCAAATGATTGGTAACATATTCTTCTCATTTAAAGAAATTGACGCAAACGGTTCTTTATTTAAATCTTGGGTTGAACTTACGGGTCCACTTTGGGATATGATTGGTTCAGATTCTACCGATGTTGTTTCCATGAAAAGATGGTTGGCATTTTTAGAGGGTGGATTACTACCTATTATATCACTAACCTCACTACATTTCTTTGTTAAGTATGAAAAATCTAATTCCCCAAAAAAGGAAGAGATTTCTCCAAATGAAGAGGTAATTACTGTAAATCAAGTACAAATTGAAGAAACCAATTCCCCAAAAGAAGATGAAAACTTGTTTCAAGAAGAGGTTTATTTACCTACAAAGGAAGAGGCTTTAATCGAAATAAATGAGACTCTTAATAAAGAGGTTAAAAAAGTTTGGGCAAAAGTTGAGGAATTAAGAGAAGAAAGTAAATTACCTGAAACAACAGAAGAGGATGATTCATCTGAACCTACCACTTTAGCTAATTCTGAATATAGACTAGAAGAAATTAATGAGGAGGATGATGAACAACCATTGTTAGTTGAAGAAGAAAATCCTGAAGATGAAATAATTATTCCCATGACAGGAGACACTAGAGTAGTTGAAGTTGGAACAGATATTAAAGCTGGAAAAACTTTGGGTGATGAATTAACTAAAAGTTGGAATAGAATAATCAAAAAAAATAACACTATCGATAGATTAGGTTAATGATTAACGAAATATCATATCTTTTAGGTGAAAATAATTACTACAAACAAACCTACGAAAAAACTCAAATAGTAGTTGGTCATAATAGTAGAAAAGATATGCGTCACTACCATTCATGGATTAATAGGAGAAATGGTGGTTATAAAAAAACAGCCACCTTCTCAATAGATAAGGATGGTTCTATTTATAAACATTACGACCCAAAATACTATTCAGATTTTTTAGGTTGTGAACAAGATAAATGTAATATATCAATAGTATTAGTTAACGAAGGTTGGGTAAAATTAAACGATATGAACGTGTTTGTTGACTGGTTAGGGCATACTTATAGTAAAAATAGTGATTTATTAGAAAAGAATTGGAGGAACTATAAATATTGGATAAAATACACCGAAAAACAGTTTGATTCCCTTAATTATTTAATAAATCATTTATGTGAAAACTATAATATTAAAAATAAATTTATTGGTCATAATGTTTATGATGAAAATATAGATTTATTTAAAGGAATAACTTTTAGGAGTAATTACTTTAAGGATATAACGGATGTAAGTCCGGCTTTTGAATTTGAAAAAATAAAATAAAATGGATGATAGAAAATTTTTAGACAAAATTAGAAAATTACAAGAAAGTGGTCAAAAAATTGGTCTAACAGAATCTACTGTAGGTAAATCTACATTAAAAGACTCTAGTTTTAGAAGACTTTTAAAAGAGTACGAGGAAAATACTAATATACAAACAGTTGAACCTGACGAACAAAGAGACGAAGAAAATAAGTTTAAAGATACTGTATCTAAATTGGTTAAATTTAACCCAATTAAGGTACATAAAGAAAACGTTGAGTGGTCAGGAAATCTTGTAAGAGAAAAGATTCAATGGAACTACTCACTAGATGAAAAAATTGGTTGTTATATTCAATCAATGACAGATGGAGGTACTTCAGCACCAATTCAATTAACGGATGATACTTTAGAAGTTATTAAAAAACTTAGAGGTTATTATGATGTATGGAGTGATGAATGGTCAGCAAGATTAACGGGTGGTTCAGCAGAAGAAACAACCGAAGAAACACCAGTAGAAACTGCACCCACAGAAGCAGGTACAGAAGGTAAAGAAACAGGAGGATTTGGATTTTAATTATGAAAGGTATTAATTTAAAAGACACCATTTTATTTGGTGGTATTATGTTTTTAATCATTTTACTTATGATGAGTAGATGTGAAAAAACTAAAATGGAAAAAGACTTGTATGAACAAGTTAGAGCAACAAATAAAGAAATTGTTAAAAACAGTAAACTAATAAAAGAAAAAGACGGGCAATACTCTAAGTTTGTCAATAATTTCAACGACCAAAAAGATTTACTTAAACAATTAAAGGAAGAAAATAAAGATTTATATAAAACAATCAAAAAAAGTGATGAAAAACTTTTAATGATTAATAATACATTGATTACACTAGAAGGACAAGTTTCGGAAGGTTTTGGTAAAATTAATCCTAGTGATAGTAATTTAATTGATTTAAAATTAAAATACCCTAACGACAAAGATTGGTTTATTTCTTGGGATGGTACAGTACATAAGAAGACAGCTTTCTATAAAGGTGACTGGACTTTTGGTAAATTACCTTTACAGATTATTTTAACTGAAACAGATAAAGGTATATGGAATAGTAGATTAATTGGACCAGAATGGTTAAAGGTTGATAAAATGGAGGTTAATGCTATTAAACCTGAAGACATTACATCACCATATGTACCACAACCACGTAATTTTGGACTTATGTTAGGTGGTGGTTATGTAAAAGGATTTGCTAATCCAACAACTAACGCACTTTCAATAGGTATAGGTGGGTTCTTTAAAAATCATTCAGTAATAGTTAATGGAACAACTAATAGTACGATAGGCTTTAATTATTATTACAGATTTGTTACTTTTAAGAAAAAATAATTGTCATGAGTAGTAATTTACAGGTTAAAAGATTAATAGAAGAAATACAAGAAAACAGTCACAAAAAAGTTATTGTTTACGCATTAGATGGTTGTCCAGCGTGTGAAGAGTTTAAAAGTAAGATTGATAAAATAGGTCTTGTTTTTGAAAATATCGGTATGGATGGTAACGACGTTATGTGGAAAATGTTAAGTGAAAAAGGTGGTAGTGACTTTGTTCCACAAGTTGAAGTGGAGGGTTATTTGATTAAAGAGGAAGAATATGAAACTGTTAATGAGTTGGTTAGTAAGACCTTATCGAGACTCTTAGAACGAAAAATTATAATTAAATAATTAAAAAATTAAAACCACTTAAAATTTAGGTGGTTTTTTTATGCTCAGAAGATATTTATCTAATAAATAATAATCGATTATTAAAAAAACACAAAATGGCAAAGGTATTAAGATACAATGAAGAAGAATTCGTAACTCTATTAGAGAACATCGTAAAAAGAGTTAAAAAAGAACAAATGTTAGAAGAGGCTAGAAAAAATAGAAAAGCTAACCTATCTGAAAATTTCAATAGACTTAGAGAAAGAAGAAGTCGTAATTAATAATGAAAAGTCTTATTAAACAAGTCCTTAAGGAAGAACTAACTCGTGCCGATAAAGCTGAAATTAAAAAAATAGCAAGGACCGAGTTTGAAGACATGCTTAAAAGTTCCAACATCAAATCAAAGATAGAGGATATTGTTAAAAAACAACTTAAAAACGATAAAGCAACCCAAAAAGAAGTTGCTGATATCACACAAAAAGTATTAGTACAATTCTATAAAACCCTTTGGACTAGAAGAAGTTTTTGGGCTAATAAATTAGATAACATATAATGTCATATAATTTAATTAATAGAGACCCAATAGCTAAAGTAGGGATGAGAATCCGTATGGGTGAATTTGATGCCAACAATCCATCTAAAAAAAATTCTGAATGGAAACCTGATGTAAGTGCAGTAAAAAAAGATTTAGAAGGTACTATATATAAAATAGATGACATTGGTACCTTACATGTTAAGTGGGACAACGGGAGTACAATGGGGATTATACCTAATATAGACACTTATACGTTATTACCATCTTTAAAAGACCAGGTAGATTTTAATGTTTTTGAGGCTGAAGATAAACCTATTTTAAATAATAGTAAGGCAACTCCAGCAGGAAAAAATCTATCAAAAAAGTTTAAAGCACCAATGAAAAAACTTGGTGTAAAATCTGAATCTGAGGAAAAAAATCTATCAAAAGAGGTTGATTGTGAAATGTGTGACCATTCTTGGGACATAGAACCAAAAGAAAAACACCCATACTTATGTCATGATTGTGGTTACGATAACAAATCTAAAAAATATAACTACAAAGAACTTGAAAACTTTCGGAAGAAACATAAAAAAGAGGGTGAGTTAGAAGAAACTATGACAGCCGGTGGAGGAAATGGTTTAGCTGGTGCATCAGGTTATGCATTTACAGGTTCATTAGGTGGTACCAAAAAAACAAACGAAAACAAAATCATTAAAGTAAAAGATTTAATGAAAGAAGAAACTACCACAAGTGCTATTTCAGCAACGGTAGATTTTGTGGTAGCTAATTTATTGGGTTGGGGTACAAAGGAGGATATGAGTCCACCTTGGCCTTCACCTAAAAGAAAAGCTGATAATAATGAAATAGAAGATTGGTGGTGGCAAAAAATACCAACATACAATGGTGGTGTTATAACAGACCCTTATGCCAAAACAAACGAAACTTGGGACGACGACCAATTAGAGGTTCATATTGACGGTGATATGACGCAATTTCAAAAAGACGTTTATAAAAACCCTAAAAAATATAAACAATCTGTTATTACAATTGACAAGGGGTTTGACCTTAACGTTAGTCCACCAAATAATGATTGGAAAACATCATTACAAAAAGGGGTAACTTTAAAAAACCAAAAATCAGAAGAACCCGCTGAACATTTTCGTAATAGACACTATTCAAGAACCATCAAGAAAGAAGAGGTATCTAATTTTGTAAATGATTTACTTTCAGAATCTAAGAAAAAAGAAAAGGAAAAAGAGGATTTAGAAGAAACAACAACATTTGGTTCTGTATTTGGTGGTGGTTTCCCTGTAGGTCCTGCTTTTGCAGCTAAGAAAGGGAAATGGACACCATCTAAAAAACCTATATGGAAAGGTGGTAAAATCATCCAAAGATTAGATAATACTGGTATTCTAGGTGAAAACACTTTATTTACTGAAATAAATAAAATTAAGTTTGTCCCAAAAGGAGGTAAATTTGTTAAGATTAAAGACAAATGTGCTAAATATAATAACCAACCATGGTGTAGTCAGGGAGCAATAGATAAACCTTTAGAACTTAGTAATAATACCTTTGAAAGTATTAAAAAAGTCTCTAAAGAAACTGGTTTACCTTTTAATATTATCTTAGATAAAATCAAATTAAAGATACTAAACAATAAATAAAGATATTTATAATAAAAACATAGACATGTCAAATAAGATTAATAAACTAGTTAAAAAGAACTTAAATACTTTACTTGAAACTAAAGGATTTGAGGATATGGAAGTTGCTTTTGGTGTTAAACACAAAAGTGATAACCTTTCTGACGCTGAAAAAGGCCAATTTGGTTCAATGGAGTCAATCCAAGACAAAGAAAGTGGTGTTGTTAAATTAGGTACTTCTACTGTACAACCAGCATTAAATAAAGTACATAAAGAAGATGTGAAAGATGCTGAAGAGTATTACAAAATGGTTTTGGATAGAATGAGAAACTTCCAAAAGACAGATACTTCTGAACCATCACAAATTGGTGAGGCTTTTAAACCTAAAAAGGTTAATAGAGAAGATGACCAAACAAAAGATTATGATGTATATGATACTGAAGCTTTAGGACCTGGTATGTTAGCACTAAAATATGATAATGAAGGAACACCTGTTCACGATGAATTCGTGAAAAGACAAGATGAGTTAAACGGTAACGACTCTACATATCTAAAATTAAGAGGTTATTCAGAAAAGTATTTAAAACACAAATACGGAACACCTGATGAATACCACTACTCACCAAAAGTTAGAACAACTGATAAACCTATTGCTGAATCAGATAAAAAATACTCTGACGTTATTGAAGAAAATATATTCAAAACAAAAAGTAAGATAACATCAAAAGAACAGGTTATTAGATTAACAGAAAAGTTACCTTCTAGAGTTAAGATTGATGAGACAGTATTTGCTGTTACTGACGGTAATAACTATTATAGATTGATTTGGGAAGGTGAAGAAGACGGTGAAGCGGTTATTACACACGAAAAAAATACTAAGGTAGTTAGTGAGTCGATTGATAAAATGAAACATTTGTGGGGTTATAAAGCATCGGATTCTATTTCCACTAAAAACATTGTTAAAGAAAACGAAGAAGATAAGTTTAAAACATTATTTAGACAAATGAAAAAATAATCACTATGGCAAATGAAAAAAAAATAAACACGGAACCAACAAAAAAGAAGTGGTATTCAGTAGCAGCAGAAAAAATTAAATGGTTTTTTACTGAAGTTATGAATATGTATTCAGCTAGTGATTCTTATTTTTCTAAAAAAAGAATTGAATCTGGTGTAGCTTTTGTTATAGCTCAATGGGGGATGATATTTTTTTTAATGGAAAAACATAGTAAACTAAGTATGGGTGAATTTCTATTATGGGCTTCAGCGGAATTTGCGGTCGCGGGATGGATGATTACTAAAATACAGAAAGAAAAAAATACAAATCATAACGAAGAAAACCCTCAGTAAGAGGGTTTTTTTATTTATAATCATATTTATGTAATATGAAAAAAGTAATTAGACTTACAGAATTAGATTTAACAAGAATTGTCAAAAGAATTCTTAAAGAAGAGGCTGAAGAAAAAGTTGAGGTAACATATAGTACTTCACATGGTGATATAACTTATATTGGGCAATTAGGTAGAAACCCTAACGAAGATTTATATTATTTTAAACCAGAGGAAGGTGGGTTTGAATTTATGTCTAATAGTAGTATGAAACCTAATTGGGGTCTTGAAAAAGAATTTAATAGATTAGTCGGAAAAAAATTAACTGTTGATTATGAATATGGTCCTTCTATTAAATTAGGTGGTCAAATAAATCATGGTAAAATGTTTATTAAAGGCCTCTTAAACGGTGAGGAGAATGTTAAAATAAAAAAAATTTAATTTATTAAACCCCATCTTTATATAGTTAGGGTTTTTTTTATGTCTAAGAATATTTATAAATAAAAACATTATGAAAATTACAAAAACAAGTGAGAAAGGTATTGATTTAATTAAATCTTTTGAAGGATTTATGTCAAAACCTTATTTATGTCCAGCTAAAATCCCAACAATTGGGTATGGAGCAACTTTTTACCCTGACGGTAAAAAAGTAACCTTAAATGACAAAGCGATTACTGAAGCGGAAGGTGTTGCGTTATTAAAAAGTATGTTAGTAAAGTTTGAACAATACGTTGATTCTTACTGTGTGGATACAATTAATCAAGGTCAATTTGATGCATTAGTTTCTTTCGCCTATAACTTAGGTCCAGCTAACTTAAAATCTAGTACATTACTTAAAAAAGTTAATACTGACCCTAACGACCCAACTATTGAAGTTGAATTCTTAAAATGGACTAAAGCTGGTGGTAAAACACTTAAAGGTTTGGTAAGAAGAAGAGAGGCTGAAGTTAAATTATATTTTAATAAATAAAAAAAAATGAGTTATACAAGAGAACAAATTGAAACAGCAGTTAAATCAAAAGGATACGTTTGGTTTGAAGGCACTAAAGATTACGATGTGAACATTGTAGGGGTAAGAAATTCCGCTACTGGAGATAAAGTTACTAATGTATTTGATGATACAATGACTATATCTTATAAAGAAAATGGTGAATGGAAATTCCGCACTTGGTCATGTACAACAGACCCAGGTAAAAAAGGGGTTATGGAGTATCATAACGCAGCTGGTGTAGCTAGATTAGTGGAAGGTCAGTACAGAGGTTCACACACAATTAGATTACACCAAGGTAAGTATGAGGCGTTAGGTCAAGCAAAGAATGTTAAAGTTTATCGTGATGCTAATCGTGATATGAAATATGATGAGACTAAAATTACTGAAGGTGTTTACGGTATCAATATTCATAAAGCAGGTGCTGATTCTACTTACGTAGAGAATTGGTCAGAAGGTTGTCAAGTATTTAAAAAATCAGCTGATTTTGAAGAATTTATGAAAATCTGTAGAAAAGCTAAAGATATTCATGGAAATTCATTTACCTACACTCTTATTGAGTCAAAAGATATTGTTTAACAATATTTAAACAGTAAACCTATAAATCTAAGAAATAGTCATTAATATTAATAAATGGGTAAAATTAATAAGATATCAAAGACTATAGATTTTATAGAGTACATATCAAAAAATATGGAAAAAGACGATTTAATGTTGTTATATAAAATTAATAATATAACACAAGAAAAATTAGAGTTATTTTTCGATTTTATATACTCACTAAATGAGTTAGTTTTAACTACATATATGGGTGATGATGTTACTATCGGTGAAGAAAAGAATAATCATTTTAAATGGTGTTGGTCAAAAGTGATTAGTTCCTTTAAAGAAGAGAGAATCTACTTCATCGATGTAACAGAATTATTTAATTATTTTAAAGAGTTTTATAAAGAATCTTTTTATTACGAAGAAGATAAAGATATTGATAGTACAAAAAAGATAACCGAGTTTTGGGGACAGTTGTTTGATTTTAGTAAAGGTAAAACAATGTCTGAATATGAAACTCTTTTAGAACTCTACAAAATATTTAATAAAAGTTTTGTAGTAAATTAATATTATTTTAACCCAATACTGTTTAATTTTAAACAAATTAGGTTAATTTAAATAAAAATGTTTTATGAATTTTAAAGATTTAAATATTGTAAGTAACGAACTTATACAGGAAAAATTAAAAGCCGAATCCAATATCGAACACTTGATATTAGATAAAAATTTAAATCCAGAAGAAAAAATAAAAAGCATAATCAAGGAATTAGGTAGACTAAAAGACGCGTCATTAATGATTACGTATTGGGAGTCTTTTATATCTAATAATTTAATAACCCCTAAAAACGAAGGGGAAAATAATAATGAATAAAAAATAATTAAAATGGAAAAAATTATTGAACTAGAAAATCTTGTAAAATCTTTTAGAGATGATTACGAAAAATTTATTGAAAAAGGTAATAAAACTGCTGGTACTAGAGCAAGAAAAACTTTACAAGACATTCGTAATGTGGCTAAAGACACTAGAGATGAAATTAGTAACACTAAAAAACAAATGGTAACACCGTAATGGGAGAATTTTTTTTAAATAAAGTTTTATTAGTTATATTCATAATGGGTGTCTTTAATGTACTTAAACACTCTTGGAATATAATAAATGGGTTGAGGTCGGAAGTACCCACTAAATACGAAATCTCTACTTGGGACAGGTTTTTATTGGGTCTTTCTATCTCATACATTATCACAGCATTACTCACAGGAATTCAATTATAATGATACAAAAAAGAATAGACAAACTACAACCTTTTTTTAAGGGGTTAAAAGTTGCTGAAGGTTATAGAATAGTTGAGGTTAACTTAAGAAAGACTTGGGAAATAGAGGAAACAGATGAAATTCAGGTTTCACAAAAAGAAACCAAAGAACAAGGTTCTCTTTATAATATGTTTTATTCAGATACAAAAAGTTTTGATGAAATTTTAGATTATATTGAAGAAAAGGTAATTAACTATAATCTAGAAATTGAGGAAAAAGAAAGATTACTTAAAGCTAAGGTTGAGGAACTTAAAAGAGTTTTTGAAACAAAAAGTTTAGATGAACTTAATCACCTTAAATTCACTACAGAAGAGAATAATCTAAAGTTGAACGCAAAAAACATTATCGCTAATGTTACTACAACAAACGAACAACAAGATAATAACAAAACAACAGAAAAAATTTCTTAAAATGGGGGTTCCTAAAAATTTTCACCAAACAGTTAATCTACCTAAAATGGCTGAGGCTTTAAATGAACTAAGTTTTTATGATTTTGAGTATTCAGTGGTTTTAACCGAAAATTATAATAAACAATTACGTGAAGCCGAAATCCTAGGTCACATCATTGAAACCGATTTAAATGTTATTGGTAGAGGTGGTGATTTAGAATTTAGATGTACAAAAAGTTTTAGTGCTTTAGATGACGAAACCGCTAATAATAAAATTACAGAATGGTTAGACACTAAAGTAGATAAGGGTGAGATATCACACTACGAAATAAATGGGATGAATTCTAACACTTTTTATGAAGAACTAGAAGAAAGACATTTGGATAAATTATTTGTTAAAGAAGAAAAAGGGACTAATTAAGTCCCTTTTTTTATTCCTCATTAAAGGCTCTTTCAGCCATTTCCTGAAATGTATGGATTAACCAAGTAGTACCTGAGGCTAACATACCGTCAAAAAATACGGAAGTAACTTCATTAGGTATTGTAAAAAATCCAAGATTTAAATCTCCTAAACCATAGTACAAACTAGGTGAGAAAAATGTTAATGAAAGGAAGAATCCTGCCCATGTAGGAAAACACATCATACAAGAAACTAGTTTACCCCAAAAATTAGGGCTCTTCTTAGTCAAAAACTCTCTCATACTGCCAAATATTGTTCCATAAACAATGATATTTGACAATCCATAACAAACTAAAATAAATAATAATGTATTCATACTGTATTGTTTTTATATTTATAAGTATAATGAATTTATATATATAATGAAAGAGTCTGTAGGAATTTTAATAATAGCAAGAGATACAAATAACTTTCTTTTGTTACATAGGTCTGATAGGCCAATAGTATGGTCCATTTTAACGGGTACTATGGATGTTGAAGGTGAGACACCATTAGATTGTGTTAAAAGAGAGATTGAAGAGGAAATAAGGGTAGATTCTAGTCAAATACAAAACATTAAGTTATTAGATACAATAACAAATGATTACGGTCTTTTTCATGTCTTTGTTGGGTTTGTTGATGAAGAATTTAAACCTAATCTAAAATTAGATGAAAATGATGATTATATGTGGTCTAATGAAAATAATTTACCAAAACCAATACATAAAGGTTGGAATAAAACTTTCCAATTAGTAGAACCCATATTAAATTTAAGAGAATCAATTAACAGAAAATTAAACAAATTGTTATATGAATAGAGAAGAATGGGAAATAGAACAAGAAAGAAGAAAAATTGTACAAGACCAATTAGTAACTGAACATAAAAAAAATAAGTTCATTAATGAGATAATGGGTGGTTTGGGTGAAATCATTAAAAAAGAACCAAATACAGTTCAAAAAAAACTCACTAAATGGGAAAAATTTAAAAAATTAATAGGATGGAATTAAAAAGTTTTGTTGATTTTGCTTACTCCATGGTCAATATGGATGAAGTAAAAGCAGGTAAATTCCTTTTACCAAAAGAAATAGTATATGATTTACGTGATGATTTACATAGAGAAATCCATAGAGAAATCCAAAGAGAAATTAAAAAAGATAACAACACTAATTTAGACCAAGAGTTTGAGGTAGAAATTTATAACATAAATTTTAAATTCTTAAAAAACACTATATAATGGGTTTAAAATCATATTTACACACAGATTTAGTAGAATGTGGTGTTGATGAGGTCGGTAGAGGTTCGTTAGCTGGACCTGTTTTTGCGGCAGCAGTAATCCTACCCAAATATTTTACATCTGAACAAATTAAAGACTCAAAAAAACTAACAGAAAAAGGTAGACAAAGAGCTCTTAAAGAAATTGAAGAAAATGCGATAGCTATTTCAGTTGAGATGGTTGATGTGGAAGGTATCGACACCTACAACATCCAAAACGCAACATTTGGTGCAATGAATAAAGCTATTACTTCTTTATCAGTTAAACCTGAACATATCTTGGTTGATGGTAATATTTTTGATTCTTTTGAAGAGATACCTTATACTTGTGTTATTAAAGGTGATAATGAATATCTTTCTATTGCTGCTGCTTCAATTGTAGCTAAAGTTTATCGTGATGAATACATGAACTTTCTCCACGAAAAATTTCCTTCATATAAGTGGGATAAAAATAAGGGGTATGGAAGTAGTCACCACATTCAAACTATAAAAGAAGAAGGTATAACTAGTCACCATAGAAAAAGTTTTTTAAAGAAAATTTTAACGACTACTACTTCTATATAGTCTATTGTAACCTACACCAGTTACTGAATTCAATTTTTTGTACCATTCTTTTTTATTTTCTTTAGGTACAGAACCAAAGAAAATAATGTGTTTAACTCTGTTGTCATAGCAATGGATACGTAATCTATTGTACAATCTAGTGGCCTCACTAACATCCTTACAAGTAACCATATTTAAAGCTAAACCTTCTATAACAATTTTATTATTTAAAATAACAACCTGTTTAGGGTTTTTATCACTTAATTTACTCAACAAAACGTAACTAATAATCTCTTGGGTGTTTAATTTTCTATTTGCACCCGTTACCGAAAATTGTTCCTCTATTTGATATTCAGAACGGCCTAAAACAACCCAATCAGGGTCCTCCATAAATGATTCTAATAATTTACCATATTTATCCCGTAGAATAATACTTTTATCACCCTCACCTCTTTTCTTTAAGAGTAAGACATGATAAACTACCTCCGTTAAAACTTTGTTTTTATAAACTTGTTTTTTCGGATATTGTATTTGTTTATTACTTACGTTTGTAAAACGATAAAGAGCATCATATTCCCGACTATATTTGTATAGTGTTTTGACTTTCTTATCATTTTCTGTTAATATTATTTCGTACATATTACTTTTTAATATTACATACGTTTACAAAAAATGTCCACACTATTATTATTAACAAATGAAAGAATATTATGATATTTTAGGTTTAAATGAAGGAGCTAAAGAAGAAGATATAAAAAAGGCATATAGAAAAATGTCTAAAAAATATCACCCAGATTTAAACCCAAACAACAAAGAGGCTGAAGAAAACTTTAAAAAGGTTGTTGAAGCTTACGAAATATTAACAGGGAAACAAAAACCAAAAAACCAAGGAAATCCTTTTGGTGGTTTTAACCCTTTCCAAGGAGGTCCACAAAAAGCTAGACCTTTAAAATTAGTTATAGAATTAACCCTTGAGGAATCTTATTATGGTTGTGATAAGATTATTAATTTCCATTCTACCGAAGCTTGTGACAAATGTCATGGGGAAGGAGGTTTTGAACCACAACAGTGTAACCAATGTGGTGGGAATGGTCATATACAACAAGGCCCATTTTTATTTATGTGTAATAATTGTGGTGGTAACGGTAAATTATTTAAATCTGTTTGTTATCACTGTAATGGTAATGGTGCTGTTAAAACGATTAGAAGTGTTGAGGTTAAAGTACCTAGTGGAACAGTTGATGATTCTTTCTTTACCTACCCTGGTTTAGGTGATTGGGTTAAGAATGCCCAAAGGGGGGATTTGTATTTTATTACCAAGTTAAAACCACATGATGTTTATACTTTAGAAGGTTTAAATCTTAAAAGAAAATTAGACATTCCAATCCTAGACATTTTATTAGGTATTGAAAGTGAGTTTAGTACTTTAGATGGTAGTGTTAAAGTAAAGATACCTAAGTTATCTGAGACAAATAAAACGTTTAGATTACGTGGTAAGGGTTTTGTGGATGGTTCTACTGGTATAACCGGTGATTTATACGTTACATTAAACCCAATAATACCAAAAGAATTATCTGATATTGAAGAATATAAGATAAGGGAGTTAAAAAATATGCCCAACTTTAGTTAAAGGATATTTATAATAAAACTTTAATGAAAAAAGTAGAATTACTTAACGAGATAATGGGTGTCCCTAAAGATTTGGACCCATGGGTTGAATCTTTAACAAAATTACTATTGGATGAGATTAAATCTGAAATAAGAGGTGGTTGGGCCGAAGAAGGTAGATTTAACTACACAGACCCAAACACAGGAGAAGAAATAGAAGATTTTGCTAATAAATCAAATGATGTTGAAATATCTGGTGGTGAGGTAATGGATTTTGTTATGAAAGACAATGGTTTTAGTGATATGAAAGATTTCCTAAATTCAAAAATGTTTCAATCATTGCCAATATGGAAACCTAGGATAACTTTTAATGTTGTAGGAATACCTTCGATAGTGTTAAAACAAGAGGATGGGACAATACAAGCCTCTGTAGGTGGTGAGATAACCCAAAAACTAAGTAAACTAGGTAAACATATGGTTTTATCAAAACTATACCTAGATTTTAATGTAATTATTGAAAAAGAAGGTATGTCTACTAAAGATGTTAATGAATTAAGAGAAACTATAGCTCACGAACTTTTACACGTTTATCAAAAATGTAAACAATTAAAGGCTGGTAAAGATGTACATTTTGGTAAAGAAACCGCTCTAAATGCTGTGGCTAATAACCATTATTTTAGGGAAATAGGTATTGATTGGTGGCGTGATTTTCTTAATTTAGTATACCTACACTTATCTTTTGAGATTAACGCTAGAATTGAACAGTTATATTATAAATTAAAAAATAAGGACATTAAAACAACTGATGATTTTGTAAGAGAATTACATAAATCAGAGGTTTGGCGTCAAATGAAGATGTTGGAAGATTTTAACGCTGAAGAATATTTAAAAAGTTTCCAATTACCGTCAGCTGGTAGTAAACGTAATCCATTATATATGTTACATAAATTAATGAGAGATACACAACTTAAGTCTATGGGAGTAGACACAAGTTCCAAGGATAGTGCTATAAAATCTTTAATAAACCTTTGGGATACTGTATTAGAGAACGGTGTAAAAGGAATTCAATCTGTTGGGGTAAATATTAGTATGGATAAAGTTCCACAAAAAGCTAAAGAAGACCCTTACGTATTTTTTAAATTCTTTGAAAAACGTTTTCATAAAAAAGCTGAAACATGGAAGAAAAAAATGTACCGAGTTGGTGCATTAATTTTACAAGAAAACAATGAAGGTACTTTACAATAAGTTTTTTTAATAGTAGATTTAATATATAATAAAAATAAAATATTGTTAAAATGATTAAAGAAGGAAGTAAAGTAAAAGTACATTACACAGGTAAATTTGAAGATAATAATGTTTTCGATTCATCTACAGGTAAAGACCCAATCGAATTCGTTGTTGGTGAGGGTAATTTGATTCTTGGTTTTGAACAAGGTGTTATGGGGTTGTCGGCAGGTGATAAAAAAACTGTTGAATTAGAACCAGAGCAAGCTTATGGACCATATAACGAAGAACTAGTTAACCAAGTACCTCTTGATAGAGTACCTGAAGGAGTACAAGCAGGTCAAATGTTGGAAGCACAAACAGAAGCGGGGCCAATTCCTGTTGTTGTTACTGATGTAAACGAAGAAACTGTTACCATCGATGCTAATCACCCATTGGCTGGTAGAAAATTGATTTTTGAATTGGAAATTGTTGAAGTAGCGTAATTTTTAAAAAAATCATAAAAAAAATAATCCTATATGTTAATCATGTGGGATTTTTTTTTATCTTTGTGTTATGAAAAAACCCTGTAAAGAATGTCCTCACTTTATCCGTAATCGTCATAATGATATGATTGTGGAGTTCGGTGAAAAAACGGGAAAGAAACACAATTGTCACATGACGGAAGGAAAAAAAGATTTGTGGAATGTGACGGATAAAAAACTTGAATGTTATGGAAGTAAAAACTAAATTTGGAACATATATAGAAATGGAAACAGAAACTAGTACAAAAATAAGTACAGATAAACTCGGAGTGTTTGTTGAACGACTTAAAAAAATAGGAATTGATGTAAAACTATCAGGAAATTTTCCTTGGGTTTATCTTGGTAAAATCAATGGTGTTAGAGTTACTGAAACATTTTATGCTAATCACGGGTTTACTGTGATGTTTCTTCCTAGTAGAATGGATAGTCCACCATCCGAGTTTACAGACATTACGGAGATTTTTAAATTAATTAGAAAATATACAAAAAAACCTATTGACAAATCAGAAAATAAATAGTATAATTTATAACTGTTTTAAAGAAACCTAATTAAAAAAATAGAAATTATGTCAAGATTAACTGAAGCATTACAAACTGAAAACACAACCACTAAGAACGGGATGGAAACTAATTCATCTTCTCTTAATGAGTGTGTTAACCTTTTCTTCTCCATTGGAGCAATGAGAGGTAAAAGTTCTGAGAGTGTTGTAAAACTTTTCTCAAAGGCTTTCAGTGAAGAACCAACTACAGCATTAAGAATCCTTTTTTGGGCAAGAGATGTTAGAGGTGGTGCTGGTGAGAGAAAAATCTTTAGAGATATTTTATCTTACCTAGTTGATAACTACTCAAAAGTAGTTAAAGTTAATCTTAACTTAATTCCTGAATACGGGAGATGGGATGACGTTCATATCCTTTTCGGAACTGAATTGGAAAATGACGCCATCACACTTCTTGTAGAAGGTTTAAAAAGTGGTAATGGTTTATGTGCTAAATGGATGCCCCGTAAAGGTTTGGTATTTAATAAAGTACGTAAAGCACTTAAGTTGGACCCAAAATCCCTTAGAAAATTACTTGTGTCTTTGTCAAACACGGTAGAACAAAAAATGTGTTCGAAAAGTTGGGCAGAGATTGAGTATTCAAAGACACCATCTTTGGCTATGTCAAGGTATACAAAAGCTTTTGGCAGAAACGACCAAGAAAGATTTGGTCAATTTATTGAAGCCCTTCAAAAAGGTGAAACTAAAGTTAACGCCGGAGCTTTGTATCCTTACGATGTTACCAAGAATCTTAGATTCGGTAATAAAGATTTGGCTAATGAACAATGGAAAGCCCTACCAAATTATATGGAAGGTTCAACAGAACTTGTCCTACCTTTGGTTGACGTTTCAGGTTCAATGGATTGTTCGGTAGGAGGTAATCCAAACCTTACATGTATGGAGGTGGCTATTTCTTTGGGTATGTACATCTCTGAAAGAAATGAGGGAGCATTTAAAGATATGTTTATGACATTTTCTTCAAATCCCGAAATTCAAAAATTGATGGGTCCACTTAGTGACCGTTACAATCAATTAGCTAGAGCTAAATGGGGTATGTCAACTAATTTAGAAGCAGCGTTCAAGACTATCTTGAATCAAGCAGTTAAATTTGGTGTTCCACAGGAAGAGATGCCAACAAAGATTCTTATCCTATCCGATATGGAGTTTGATTCCGCTACTAGTAGTGGTTGGGGAAATGAATCTGATTGGAATCCCTCGGCTATGTCGATGATTGATGAAATGTACACTAACGCTGGTTATGTAAAACCTGGAATTATTTTCTGGAACCTACATTCCAACGGGGGTAATTTCCCAGCAAGATTTGATGAGGTTGGAACTGCTTTAATTAGTGGTTTCAGTCCATCAATCTTGAAATCGGTTCTGAATAATCCTAACAGTTTAACACCTGTTAATATTATGAATGAAACCGTACATTCAGAAAGATATGAACCTGTAAAGGTTTGGATTCTTTAAAATATTGTGGTATTGAGGAATAATTGCAGCAAAATTAAAATCTTAAATTTATAGCTACATAAGAGAGGGCTTTGATAACCCGTCTAACCACAAGGGTGTAAAGGTGAAAGCCGGGGACCACTCAGAGTTAGACAAAAGAGTCAAACGATTCTGTTACCACAAAATTATTAAAAAGGTGTAATGGGTACGTCAAACGAGACTATAAGACCCAATAAACGAATGGTTTCTGCAAATTCTTCTAGAAACTTGTAAGAACGACGAGGGGTTTTACCGATTTACCCCAAATTAAATTATAAATTGGCGACCATAGGAGAGTTTAAACGTGGGAAAATCTCACACTTGAGGTCGTAAAACATACCTCTTGATTATCACAAGTAAAAATGGTAGTTGGATTTGTCTCAATCAAATAAAAGACACCCGAACCAAAATGGGTTAATAATATTGGGGTGGTTACTCAGCCACCGAAAATAACAAAAGGACCACCATTCCGACACCTAATTTTTTAAAGGGAGCTTGTCTCCCTTTTTTTATTTTACTATACTTAATAATTAACGGTTTTATTATATTTATTTAATATTAAATTATTGGAAATGACTAGAATAGAAGAGATATTTTTTGAGGCTTTTGAATTGGGTATTCAAAATAAAATGTACGACACAGTATCTAAAATGGTTGGTAGTGGCGATTATAAATACGTGGAACTCCGCCAAATTTATGAAATTGCTTTTGAAAAAGAAAAAAAGGTTTTAATTAATAATAATTTATATGAACAAACAAACAGTTCAGAAGTTTATCAACCGAGAGCTTAAGGCTAAAGATATTTTCTATTTAAAAGAAGTTACCAAAAAAGAGGCTTACGATTTTGTTAAAACTTATCACTACTTGGGTGAAGCTAAATTTTTTGCTAAATTTTCTTATGCTGTAATTGATAGGGAGACTGAAGATATCATTGGTGTTGCTACTTTCTCTAATCCACAAGGTAATGTAGCTTTAAAGGGTTGGTTTGGTTTATCCAATGATAACCAAACGGTTTTAGAACTTAGTAGACTTTGTGTTTTACCTGAATTAAATGGTACAAACCTAACTTCATACCTATTAGGTGGTAGTATTAGATTACTAAAAAAAGAAGGTGTTAAGGCAGTTATAACATTAGCGGATGATAGTAGACATAGCGGTAGTATATATCAGGTCTGTAACTTCACCTATTACGGCTTAACAGATAAGAAATCAGATTTTTTTAGATGGGATGGTAAGGTTAACCCTAGAGGTTCAACAAAAGAAGTCCAAGGTGTTTGGATTCCTAGAACAAGGAAACATAGATATGCTTATATTATTGATAAATCTTTAAAGTGCTTATATATTGAAGAAATGAGACCACAAAAAGGTGATACAAATGAATATGATTGTTGTGCCGGTAAAAAACAAATTTACGACAATAGATTTAAAAAATGGTATTCTTGCCCCAAATGTGATGAAATAACTGAATTAGCTTTTTAAAATGAAATATTTTTTTGAAATTAAAGAGATAGATAAAACTCTTGCTATAGAATTTGTACAAGAAAGACACTATTCAAAAGTAATGCCTAAATTAACCAAACATTGGTTAGGTTGTTTTTTAAACAATGAGTTAGTTGGTGTTGTTACATTGGGGTGGGGGACACAACCCTTACAAACAATTAAAAAGTTATTCCCGAACTTAAAATCAGAGGATTATTACGAAATTGGTAAGATGTGTATGGATGATTCTATGCCTAGAAATTCAGAGTCACAGATGTTAGCTCAAGTAGTTAGATGGATGAAAACTAATTTACCTGAAAAGAAATTTCTTTATACATGGGCAGATGGAATTGTGGGTAAAGTTGGGTATGTGTACCAAGGGTCTAATTTTTATTATGGTAATTTTATTTGGACCGATATCTACATATCACCTTTAGGGGAGAAAATACACCCAAGAAGTTCAAAAGCTTTATTGAAAGAAAATGCTGAATTTTCGGGTAAAGAAAAATTATTTTGGATGACCCCTGATTTTATAAAAATAAAAGGTATTCGTAGAATTAGAGGAAAACAATTTAGATATATATACCCCCTGAATAAAAAATCAAAAGAACTTTTAAGAAGAGAATCTACGGTAGTATGGAACAAAATATACCCAAAAGAAGTTGACCTGTTATGGAAAGAACAAAAAGGTAAAGGTGATTATGTTTTATTAACGAGTAAACCTGAAATGAATTTAAGTGTTGTTGAATATAATCAAAACAATGTTAATGCACATAAAAAGTTAAAGAAATCTTAGGATATTTATTATTGATGAAAAAAACTATTAGAAAAGTATTAAGAGAAGAACAATTATCATTGTTCGATGATTACGAAGACACCAGTTATAAAATATGTTCCCATTTTAAAGATGAGGACCAGCAGAACCTATGTTCAAATTTAAATTCTCTTGGTAAATTTTTATATTCAGAGGATGGTTTAGGTTTACAAAGAATCATTGATTTTAAAACCAACCAAATGAAAAAACTTGTTGATTTAAACAATCAATACCAAGAACCACTAGCTATTTTATGGGAAACAGGTAAATACAATCAATCAGGTAGATATGATTATATCTCAAAAGAAAATGACTACTATCAAAATGAGGCCATGAAATCTGTTAATAGAGTTTATGATGATAATGGTAAATGGGATTCTATTAATAAATTAAACACAAATTATTCTGATTTAGCTGAACTATTAACAGAATTATTTATCAGAGGTAATATGGTAGGTACCCTAAAAGATAAAAACGCTTTAGGATTAAGGAAGTATCTTATATCTATTAAAGATAAGTTAGAAAGAGTTATAGATAAGTATATAAAATTAGATGAGTTTAAATCTTTCGTAAGAAATACAAAACACTTATCAAAAATAGGTGAAAAAGCTGAAAACGATGTTAAAAACATTTTAACAAAGGCTCAAATAGATACAGTGTATCAGGGGGGTGATGGGGACTTTGTTGATATGATTTTTGGTGTAGACCTTATAGTGAATTCTGGTGGTGAGGTTTATACGATACAAGTTAAGAGTAATGAGATTCAGGCAAAAGAATCTAGAGGATTAAAAAAATATGGAAAGATTGACTTTACTGCTTCACCTACCGATTATGGTATTATTATGTTTGATATAGATAATAACGAATTAAAATTCGATAAAAATGGTGATGAAATCTAATAAATGGAACCAAAAAAACTTTTAAAAATACATAGTTTTTTATATGGTATAAATGAAATCTTAGGATATAAGGGTAATACTATTATAGAGACTGATTATATCTACGCACCATATTTACCTATGTTTATAGAAGAAGATTTTAGACCTAGGCAAGGGATTGCTTCAAGGTATGCACGAAAAATCGTGAATAACAATTTTTATGGGAGAGTTACACTTGGAGCCGATACGCAAAATACCTAAATTTAATTTTGACAATTCAATAAATTTTAATTTTAATTCTTACACTGTTAATGCGGGTGCAAGAACAATACGTGCAACATGGTCACCCGAATTAGCACAAGATTTACAAGCATACCACGGGATAGACGCTGAGGCTGAATTAACGAGGTTATTATCTGAGGAATGGGCTAGAAGTATTGATAGAGAAATTATTAATACTCTTCTTGCTCAAGATTTAATAACCGTACAACCATTAGGCCGACCAATCGGTCATCTTTTTTATTTCGATTCCCAATACGAAACATTCGAACCTAAAGTTTATGACGATGGTTCTTGGAGTCTAAAAAATATTTTTGAAAGTTCCATTGGTTTTAAAATAGAAATATCCCCACATAAGTTTATTTAATTAATTTTGCCGATATTTATTGTTAAATGAATTTAACGTGCAAAATAACCTTTTCAATAGATTTTTATTGTTATTGGGATTTTTTAAATTTAAAAAAACTGAATCAAAAGATGAGGCTTTTAATAGATTAAAAAAATTAGTTCTTTCTGTTAAAAATAGGGAGGATTTAATTAATGCTGTTAAACTAATAAACCACTTTAATAAAACTTATGAAATAAATCCTGAATCAGCGGAATTTATTTATTTTAACAAAATAGTTAATTTAATGAGATTGATTATTCGTAAAAAACATAAGAAAAGTGGTGACAAAAATGACGAGGGTCAGTGGAAATGCGAAATAGAATTAGAAAGATATTAAAAGAAAATTCTGATGAGTTAGGTAATTGGTTTAATGAAATCGAACCGACCTTTAAAAATTGGAATTTTGAGTTTGATGGTAAACACGAATATTGGGTCGATTTAACTAAAATGACTAAAGATGAAATTAGTGTTGTTGCTGATTACATTTTAAAATGTTTACCAAACATTAGTGGGTTACGAAAAACTAAGTTTAAAAATTTAGGAGATTATGATGGTGTTGTCATTCATTGCGGTAGTGAAGATAATGATTATTATCCCACAGAAAATTATGTATGTTTTATGGAGTTTTCTTTTGATGATGACGAAGAAAAAAATAATAGTATTTATATTGACGGTAGAGAAGTGTATGAGTACATCAAAATCAAAGAAGAACAAAATTTAAAAGAAAGTTTAAATTGGTCTGATAAAGACACAATTAATTGGGATAAAGACCCTAATTGGGGTACTGATAACTATTATGGCCCTGACACTAACAATTGGACAACCGATACAGCAAAAAGCCAATGGGTACAAGGTGATGGAGGTGGTGTCTCAAAATCATCAGAAGATACAATGTCAGAAGAAGATGAAATAGAATTTGGTGACGATTTTGATTGGGCTAAAAATACTGGGGTACAACCAAATTATAATGGACATCCACAAGGTGTGGTTTATCTTCGTGACCATGATGAAATTGATGAATTTTGTGATATTATAGAAACTTATAATGGTGGTGAATTACCTAGAGGTAATGTAAGAGAAAATTTACATAGTGGTTTAGAAAATAGTAGGGATGAATTAGAGGGTAGTGACTATAACCCTTCTAATGCTGTAATATCAGTCTCATTTTTTGTAGAAAAAAACAAACCCAGTTTATTGTCCGTTGGTTATTGGGGTTATGATGTAGCTGACAGGTCAATTTTTGAATGGTTAGAAGATGGTGACACATTTAACAATGAATATGAATTATATACCAATTTAAATCAAGTTAAAAAGGTTTTTGAAGATTATCAAAATCCTGAATTAGTGAAAGAATCTACTGACCCAGAATGGGAGTGGCTAAATGATGTACCTGTTACAATCCCATTTGAAATGGTTGAATTACATAAAAAATATAAAATAGAAGTAAAAGAAGATTTACGAGACGCTATTGAGTCATGTGGTGATAATTCAAGAATATTTGTACAAGGGTATTACGGTGTTGTCACCAAAACTGATACAATATCTTATAATCGAATACATTGTGATTCAGAAATAGAAGATGAAGTTTTTACTTTACAATTATATTTTTATGATATAGATGATAATAAAATTAGTTACTTTTGGGTATCCTCTAATATGGTAGATTTTTACGAAATATAATGAGAAATTTAATTAAAAAAATATTAAAAGAATCTACTGACCCAGATTGGGCATGGCTAGATGAGATACCACCAATTATAGATGGTTGGGATTTATATCATAACAAATTAAAAGGTGAATCTTTTACAATAAATCTTAAATCTGAAGTTATGACTGATGATTGTGTTGATGAATACTTCCCAGATGATGTTGATTATGAATCTGAAGTAAAAGTAATATTAGTAGAAGTGGTACCAAAAATGAGGGTAAAAACAAATGGTTGTTATACTAAAGAGGTAGAAGTATTATTATTAAAATTTTATGAAAGTACTAATGGACATGATGGGATTAGTGACAATTTTAGTGGTGAAAAAAATGGGGAGATTGCTAATATGTGTGATAATAGATGTTGGTGGGTTTACCCTGGGTTAATAAACGTAAATTATTAAAGATTTCTTAACATTAGATATTTGTCCTTTTTACTTTTATGACCTATATATTGTTATATGAAAATAATATTATTAACACTAATAATAACAACAATCACATTTTTATTACTGACAGTCTCAAAAGACAGAAAAGAGTATTTTGATTATTACGGAAAAAAGTAATATCTTTGTCTTATGGAAATAATTGATTATACTTGGTTCACAACATCCCAAACAGTTGGTATTGTTTTAGTTAAAGACCCCTATGATGGGTATAAAGCATATATTGGTGTGGCGAAGGGTGGTAACGAACTTGACGATGTTACCCATATTACAAAATGGGGGAGTAGTTTCCCTATCGAAGCGGCAAAAAAATTATTTACACACATAAATTTTACAAATTAATTGACAATTTAAAAACTTTTATTATCTTTGTAACATATTTAATTAATAAGAATAAAAAAATGATAACAAATAACATACATATCAGCAATCGTAATCAGTGGTATCAGCCGTGTTTTATTAACAATGGTAAGGGTATGTTATGTGTAAATGGAAGTGAGGAAATAATTTAATCACAGAAGTAAATAAAAATATAACAAACCCAATTCCAAAAGAGTTGGGTTTTTTGTTTATAAAAAAAAACGATGTGTATATCAGTTGGTTAGATAGACACTCTGATAAGGTGTAGGTCGGAGGTTCGAGCCCTCCCACATCGACAAAAAAGAAAAAGTTCTTTGATGTATTGGTATTAGTAATGACTCAGTAGCTCAATTGGTAGAGCTCCACACTGTTAATGTGGCCGTTACAGGTTCAAGTCCTGTCTGAGTCGCTGAGGTTGATTGGGGAATGATATAACGTTAACGTGTCAGTAGTCGTGGTTATATCGGAGTTGTAACTGTCCGAGTAAAGCCAATCGTAAAAGGGGATGTCCACACAACCATCTTCCCCTTTCCTAACTTGGGAACTGAAAGTCGTTTGGATACGGCAGCGAAACTGTAAATTTCGTCCTCGCGGGAGTGGTTCGAGTCCACCAGGTCCCACAAAAAAAAATAAATGTAATATAAGTGGATTTTAACTCTGTTTGTTATATTTATAATAAAAGAATATTATGAAACAGAGAGAAGTTAAAATTACTGATGAAGAAATAAAGTTGGCATATGACAAATACGACACACTACATCAGGCATCCGCAGAATTAAAAATGACTACTGTGTCATTATGGAGAAGGGCAAAAAAAATTGGTTTAGCCTGGAAAGATAAAAACTTTAAACCTGAACAACAAAAAATACCTTTAAACGAGATTATAGAAGGTAAACATCCGTACTACCAAACCTTAAAATTAAAAAAAAGGTTATTGAAAGAAGGGGTTAAAGAAAATAAGTGTGATATTTGCGGTATAATAGATTGGAATAATATAGAGTTATCAATGCAATTAGACCATATTGATGGTGACTCACACAACCACAAATTGGATAATTTAAGGATGGTTTGCCCTAACTGCCATTCACAAACAAACACTTATTGTGGTAAAAATAAAAAAATCAAAGCGGAAATTTGAAAACAACATGTCTTCCTGTATATTTTATACGCGTCTTTGGTGTAATTGGTAGCACGGCTGGTTCCAACCCAGTCGGTCAGGGTTCGAGGCCTTGGGGATGTGCAAATGGTGATGTAGCTCAGTTGGTAGAGCAAAGGACTGAAAATCCTTGTGTCGAAGGTTCAATTCCTTCCATCACCACCATTATAGGGTAATGGACTAATTGGCAAGTCACCACGTTTGGGACGTGGGCATCGTGAGAGTTCGAGTCTCTCTTACCCTACTATACAATGTCCTATGGTGTAATTGGCAACACGTCGGTTTTTGGTACCGAAGAGTCGAGGTTCGAACCCTTGTGGGACAACAATATGGTGTTTGAAGCATTAAGGTGATGTACTAGTTTGTGGGACTAGGAAAGACGGGTCGGTACCGTCCTTACACCCAAAAAGGAAAGGTGGGTGAGTGGCTAAAACCAACAATCTGCTAAGTTGTCGTACCTGTAAGGGTACCGAGGGTTCGAATCCCTCCCTTTCCTCCATATGTGGATGTGATGTAACGGTTAACATGAGACTCTTATACAGTCTTCTCGGTGGTTCAACTCCACCCATCCATACTATTACACTCTTAGCTCAATGGATTAGAGCACAACGTTACGGACGTTGGGGTTGGTGGTTCGAGTCCATCAGAGTGTACAATAATAAGGCACCATGCCCGAGTGGTTAGGGGTCGGTCTGCAAAACCGCTTACATTGGTTCGAACCCAATTGGTGCCTCTATCTTTAATTTCTTTTATATTCAATATAGGCCCAAACACCAACAAATATTGGGGTTAGTATAGCAATAACTATTTCTGTATTCATCGCATAATTGTTAAATGTCCTGTTATCATTTTACGTGAGTCATCATACTCAGACCCATACATTATTCTCCAAACATAAATCCCATCAAAACACATTTTATTATTATAAGTACCATCCCAACCAACGGTATGATTGTATGATTCAAAAATTGTTTCACCCCATCTATTGAATACCAATAAATTATAATCATAGACATCAAACCCATCAGTAAATATTGGTAACCAAATATTGTTGAAAGCATCACCATCGGGGGTAAATGTATTAGGTATATAAATTAATTCTTGTGGACATTCTTGTATTGCTATATTAGCTTGTTCTTCATTAGAAACACAACCATTAACCGTTTGGGAAACGCTAATTGTATAAAAACCAACATTATTCCAAACATAAGGTAAACTATTATCTTGTATTGTATCACCTTCAACAACCCAATCAAACAACCCAGATAAAGATGAATAAGCTGTATAGATTCTAAAAATACTATCACCTTCACAAAGTTGGTTAAATTCATATGAAGGTGTTACAGATGTTATGATTGGTTGTGGGTTTACAATAACGTTGATTGTTGTATCAAATGGGCAATTACTTTGTGTATATGTATAAGTTACATCATTGTTTGTTATGATACCTTGTTGTGGGCAAAATTCATCAGTCTGAACCCCATTGACTAAGAAAGTACCATTTAAAGGTGAACCCACTAAATCTACACAACCATCATAATCACAAAAAGGACCAATAGGGTCTATTGTAGGGTTTATGTTTAAAATAAATGTAGTGAAGTAAGAGGTATCACTATTACAACCAATAGGACTAGTAGAATAAACACTTATAGAGTCTTGATATAAACCACTAGGTTCTAATGACCAATCCGTTGTTATATTATCAGTACCTTGACCATTTATTATTTGTGGTGTTGTAGACCATATGTAGTTGTAACCAACACCCATAGAAGGTACACTATAACTTTCTGATGTTGATAAATAACATACCGTATCAGGACCACTAATAGGTGTCATTATTATTTGTGCTGGGTTAGTGAGTGTTGCATTACCTGTTACGGTACAACCTATACCGTCTGTAATTAAAAAACTATAATTACCATAACAAAGGTTAGTGGGGTTAAAAGTTGTTTGTAGAGTATTCCAAGAAATAGTAGTGACACCATTGGTTCCGTTAGGGATTACATTAATACTACCATCACAATAGTTATAACAAGTTGGGTCAATAAAAGTAATTGTAGGTTGTGGTAAGTTAGGTGGACCAGGTTGTACAAACACCGTATCAGGTCCTGGACCGGCAATACTATTACAAGTATTCCATCCAACATTACAAGAAGGATATACTAGTTGACAAGTATAATTAGCTCCTTGTACAGGTGGTGTAACCGTAATGGACGCACCAACCCCAATTGGATTTGGGTTACCTACAATATACCATGTTGGTACAGGTAAAACAGTTGGTCCACTTGGAGTGTATCGGTACGCATCATTATTTGCTGTCCATTGTGTGGAATTCCTACCTGGTACAGTTATCGCCACGGTTCCTGTGGTATTATGTAATCCTTGAACCGCGGTACCTCCCGCCCAAGCTAGACAGTTTGGTTTTGATTGAATATAATTTTCTATTACGTTTGTTGATTCATAAATCACTGTATGAAATGTCCCCAGTAAATTTGTACATGAAAACATAGGGACACCAACCCAACTAACAACTAATTTTCTACAAGGTGCTGTACCTTGAACTTGGTACCTAATTTGCCCACCTAAACCTGGGTGCCAATCTTGCCAAGGACCCATGACACAATTTTTTGGTACTGTACCCGCACCATTAGGTATTGTTGCTGAAGTAAATGTTGTTGGTTGTGCCGGTGAAAAAGAAATCCAACCGTTAGAACCAACCCAAAATTGATTGTATGTTTGTCCAAAGAAACAAAATGTAAACCCAATATTAAAAGGACCTTGTTGTGAATCATCCGACATAAATAATTGTGTACCAGTATTTGTTTGTGTTACATAAGGAATATTTGTAACACCGTAGTTTGTTGTTTGATTTGGATTTGAACCTGGTCCACATTGACTAAAATCGGCAGTTAATGTTGTTGACCCAACACCACAAGGTAGTATTTGGTCTGGTCCTAAATAAGGACAGTATTGTGAATAGGTCACAAAAGAAATTAGTATAAAAAGGTATTTAATTAAGTTCATTTTTTTTTTATTTATAAATATAATATTAAGACGTATTTAAATGTAAATAGAAGGAACACTTATCCCAAAAGGTGGGATTGGAGAATATCTAGTACTTTTGGCTTATTTTTTAAATTTACGATTAAATAGAATATTTATATTATATGAAGTTAATTAGAGAATTCGATGATTTTAGTTGGACTAATATGGGTACACTTAATCCGTTTATGAGTGATGACCCACTTGTTGTTGTATGGTTAGATAAATCTGCCACTGAATCAGAGATTAATAAATTATATGATATGCTTTTGGAAGTTAATATAGAAATTAGTACATCAAAGTCAGATTTTGTAAAAAGTTTATTAACATATTCTAGAAATGGGTCTGCATATGTTAAATCTTACATAGCTCAAAATGGTGAAAAAAGAGCTGGGTATGGTGATACAAAAGCTTTATTTGATGAACATAAATATTGGAAAGCTATGGAAGATTTAGACGGTAAACCATATATAGAATATAAATTAGGTGATATCTTTAAAGATAGATTAAATGAGTCTGAAGAGTTAAATTGGATTATAGAAAGTAACCCATCATTTAGAAACAAGATAATTATTTTTGAACCACTGATTATTGAGGATGAGTATAATATTGTTATAGATGGTTTATTAGAATTTGATGAGGACCTTTATACCTATAGTGGTAATTTAGAAGAATTAAGACCTTTCACTTCTTATGATTATTTACACCATTTAGTTATAGGTTTAAATGGTGTAGTAGCTTATGGTGGGGCCAATGAACATAACAACGAAGACTGGGGTGGTTTTATGGATAACGTAGAAAATTACATAGGTAATTATTATAAAAATTTTAACAACCCAGAAGTTATTGATGGAAGAAAATATTTTAATCTTTAATAACTCCAATTAATACTTATTGATATGGATAAAAATTTTTACATTAATAAATTAAATAAAACTTTAATTTCACAAACACATAACCCTCTTTTTTATAAAGGGGATATAGTAGAAGGTTCTAAAATTCTAACTAAAGAAGTTGTAGACTCAATTAATGTTGATAGATGTTCTATATGGTTATACAACAAAAATAAAACATCTATTGTTTGCCAACAATTATATGTTAAATCTGAAAATATGTGGTATGATGGTTTAGAAATCTTTGAAAAGGATTTTGGACCGTATTTCGAAGAATTAATAAAGAACCCAATAATAATAGCTAATGATGCTGAAAAACATCCAGCAACATCTTGTTTTACTGATGGTTATTTAAAACCACTGGGTATTAAATCTATGTTAGATGTACCTATCATTTATTTTGGGGAAACTATTGGTGTTATATGTATTGAAAGTTTTACATTACGTGAATGGGATTCTTTTGAGGTTGATTTTACTCAATTATTATCTTCTTTATACACTTTTGCTTATTCAATAAAAGAAACAAACAATTTAAATAAAAAAATAGAAGAAACAGAAAAATTTATTGACGTATCGACAATTATATCTACTGCTGATAAAAGAGGTAAAATTACATATGTTAATAAAAAATTTGAGGATGTTTCTGGGTGGTCTTTGGATGAGGTAGTTGGTAAAGACCATGTTATTGTTAATTCGGGATTACAACCTGATGGATATTGGGGTAAAATGTATGAAACGGTAATGAAAGGTGATGTATGGAATGACGTTGTTACCAATAAAGGAAAATCAGGAGAATTATATTACGTTGATACTTTTATTAGAGCAATTTTTGATACCGATGGTAAATTGGATGGATTTGCTTCAATAAGACAAGATGTTACAGAACTTAAAAAAAAGGAAGTTGAAATTCGCAATAGAATGAACGCGATAAATAAATCTAACGCAGTTATTGAGTTTGATTTAGAAGGAAACATCATTTTTGCTAATAATTTGTTTTTAGAAACTATGGGATATTCTTTACAGGATGAAGTAGTTGGAAAACACCATAGAATTTTTATAGATGAGGAATACTCAAAAAGTGAAGAATACTCTCTTTTTTGGGAAAAATTAAATGAAGGGGTGTTATTTACCGGTGAAATTACTAGAATTAAAAAAGACGGTTCTTTAGTGTATCTACAAGCAACATACAATCCAGTTATCGGTTTAGATGGTAAGGTTTATCGTGTTATGAAAATCGCGACAGATATCACCAATTCCTACGAACAAAAGAAAGAAATTGAAAAGAAAAACACTTACCTAGAACATGCGGCTAAAATATTAAGACACGATATGCATTCAGGTATTAATACTTATATGCCAAGAGGATTAAGTTCTTTAGAAAGAAGATTAACCCCCGAAGATATTAAAACTTTAAAAATTGAGGCCCCAATTAAAATGATTAAAGAGGGTTTAAAACATTCCCAAAAAGTATATAAAGGGGTTTACGAATTTACAAATCTTGTAAAGAAAGATGTTGTTTTAAATAAAACGGAATGTAATTTAAAAGATATACTTGAGGATTATTTATCAGCGACAGCATATAGTAGTCAAGTTATTATTGATGAGTTACCAACGATAGAAGTTAATGAACCATTATTCTGTACCGCAGTCGATAATTTAATTCGTAATGGGTTAAAGTATAATGATAGTAATACAAAATTTGTTAAAATATATATGGAAGATGGTAATCTAATTATACAAGACAACGGTAGAGGGATTACACAAAAAGATTTTATTCATTTATCCCAACCATATACCAGAAAAGAAGGCCAAAAAGAATCTGGAACTGGTCTAGGGCTTAATATATGTGTAGCTATTTTAGAAGAACATAAATTTAATATTTCGTGTGAGAAAAATGACATAGGGACAAAAATGAAAATTGAACTAAAATGATAAAACTAAAAAATTTATTAACCATATTTTTCATAAGTATGGTAAGTATAGTGTATTCACAACCAACCTACCCTATCCAGACACAATTAAAAGGTGATTCTGTGGTTATTCTTACAAAAAAACAATCTGATGATATTAATTCACTAATTGAGAATCAAAAAATTAGAATACAAAAATATAAAACAGAAATAAAATTAGTTAATGATACTAACACGTTATTAAATAACGATATTAAAATAAAAGATAGTGTTATTAACCAATTGGATAGTTTGTTAACCGTCCAAAACAATTATTACGATAGTTTAATTTCTAAAATAGATACGTTAGAGAATTGGATTTTATCGTCGTCGATAGATAATGGGTACCTATATTATTCTTGGCAAGACTCAACAGTTAAAGTTATTGATTTAAGTTTGTATATGTTAGTATCGCATAGAGGAAGTGGTAATTATAGTTTAATTACAAGAGGTGATGTTACTAATATATATTATTGGAAACAAATAAATCTACTTAAAGAAGAAAGTCCTGAGATTGGTTGGGAATTAAATATATCCCCAAAATATAAACCAAGAATAGTATTATTCCCATATAAATTAACCCCAAAATTATGATAAAAAATATTTTAATAACAATAATGTTTTTGGGTTTTTTTACTTCTTTAAATGTAAATTCACAGACTGATAATAACCCCAAAAAAACAGAGATTGAACCTACATGTCCTAGTGATAGTCGTATAACTAGTTTAATTAAAAAATTAAATTACGAACCAAATAAAAAATTAACTAAATACCAATCAAGCTTATGTCAAGAAATTGGTATCTCTTTTTATAATAAAGGTATGTATGATGAGTCAGATTGGTATTTAGATAAGGTTAGTACCTATATTGATGTTGTTGATTTAAAACCTGAAAAAGTTTTTGACACACCTAAAGAAGAACCCGTACAAGAGTTAAGTGACTCAGAATTATCTAGTATTAAAGCCGACCAAAAATTTTTAGATGACCTACCAAAATCATACGATAATTTATCTAAAAAAGATATAAAAAAAATTGCTGATGAGATAGAGTCAAAACTCCAAAAACTATTAAAAGAAAAAAAAGAATTATTAAAAAATAAAGCTAGTCAAGAAGTTATCAGTTCTAAAACAAGTACTATACAAATATTAGGTAAAGAAAAAAATATCATTAATCTTAGTGTTAAAAATGATGATTTAGTTACCGATAAAAAAACCTTAAAAAAATATTTATGGTGGTCCACAATTGTTCTTTCTGTTTTGGTTTTAGGTATTATTGTTTTATTACAAAGAAAAACAATTAAAGTCCAAGACATAGAAATCGAAAACCAATTAAAAGACATTAACAAGAAAAACACTTACCTTGAATATGCGGCTAGAATAATTAGACACGACATGCATTCAGGTATTAACACCTATATACCAAGAGGGTTATCGTCATTAGAAAAAAGAATTTCAATTGAGGAAATGAATAACTTAAAAATTACACCCTCAATTAAAATGATAAAAGATGGTTTGGCACACACACAAAAAGTATATAAAAGTGTTTATGAGTTTACAAACCTTGTGAAAAATACTGTAGTTTTAGATAGAAATATGGTTGATATAAAAGAATCTTTATTAAAATACTTAACAAATACATCATATAAAAATCAGGTAGAAATTAGTGAATTAGTTACACTAAATGTAAATGAAACTCTTTTTTGGAACGCTATTGATAATTTAATTAAAAATGGGTTAAAATATAATAGTAGTGAAAATAAAGAAATTAAAATTTACATGGATAATAATGATTTAATTATTGAAGATAATGGTGTTGGATTTTCACAAAAAGAGTTCGAAAGAACAACAGGTGAATATTTAAATAAAAAGAGTAATTCCGAAGTTGGTTTAGGTTTAGGTATAACCAAAACAATTTTAGAAGAACATGGTTTTAGTATGATGTGTGAAAAAATTAACACTGGTACAAAAATAACGGTTAAATTAAATAAAAATTAAAAAAAAAATGATTGATTCTATATTATTAGTTGATGACGAGGATTTATTCCATTTAGTATTTGAGGATGCGTGTTCCTTATTAGATATAAGTTTGTCTTTAAACGCGTTAAACAGTTCTGACGAAGCAGCAAAACTATTCCAAAAATGGTTCCAAAGTGGTAATGAAGACAATAAACCAGAATGTGTTTTTGTTGACTTAAATATTATTGGTAGTTCTTTTGATGGTATTGAGTTAATTAGAAAAATAAACTTTGAATATGGTAACCATGTGGTTATTGGTATAATTTCATCGTCTAATGAACCAGATGAACAAGCTAAAGCATTACAAGCTGGAGCACAGTTTTGGATTATTAAATCAGACGATATAGAACCAAGACTAGAAGAATTTAGAAAAGATTACGAAGGTTATAAAAATAGAACCGCACCATTTAAAGTTTACAAATGATTAAAATAGAAAGTTTTACTAAAAAAAGTTTAATAGATTTATATAAAGAAAAAAATGTAGGTCTTGAGGGTAATATCACAAAATTAATTGATTCTGAGGATGATGAAGAATTTAAAGATTATTTAAAAGATTGTGAATTAAGAGATACCGAAAAAAGGAAGAAGCGTCTTGATATGACAAAAAAAATACAAAAACAAAATCAAGAACTATCTAATTTAAATAATGAAAACGAAAGAATTCTAGAAGAATTACAGGAAACTTTAAAAGACGTTGAGGATTCCAAGTTGACGTATGAGGTTCAGAATAAGGAACTTAATGAGTGGAAAGAAGATAACCTTAGATTAACTGAAGAGTTAAAAAATGAAATGGCTAAATCTGAAAAGGCTAGAATAGATGCGGAAAAAGCTAAAGATATGGCCGAAAACGATTTAGATTTATTACAAAAAAGAACTCAAAATGAACTAATCTCCACCATTGTTAGAGTTGCTCTATGGATAATCATGGGTGTGGGTTTTGTAACAACTGGTGTTTATGTCTTCACATTATTAATGGGCAAAGACACTCAAGTTATTAGTGCTACTTGGTCTAACATATTTGGTATTCTATTAACAAATGCATTTTCTATTGTAGGTACCATTATGGGTATAAAATACGCAACAGAAAAAAAAGAATAAAAATAGTTTGACAATTAATAAACTTTTACTATATTTGTACCATATTTAATTAATACGAACAAAAATTTTTATAAATTCAATGAAAACAACAATGACATACAAACAAGGGACCGTTAAAACGGTTGATGGGAAAGTGGATTCACTTTTCTACGGACATGGGTTGTCATACTGGAGTTGTTGATTTGAATTTACTCTATATATAGAATAACCCTGGGTCCAAAAGATTCAGGGTTTTTTGTTCTTTGATATATCGGTTTAAAAAAAGGAAGGGTGGCAGAGTTGGTCTATTGCATCTGATTTGAAATCAGAAGTACCTTTGAAAGGGTACCGTGGGTTCGAATCCTACCTCTTCCTCATAAATGGTCCATTGGTGTAGTGGCCAACATACATCCCTGTCACGGATGTGCCGCGAGTTCGATTCTCGCATGGACCGCAACTAACCATAAATCCTAGTAACCCCTAGGTTGGTTAAACAGTTCCTTAGCTCAGCTGGGAGAGCAACTCGCTTACATCGAGAAGGTCACAGGTTCGAACCCTGTAGGAACTACAATAAATTGCCTCATTAGCTCAGCTGGCTTAGAGCGTCTGATTTGTACTCAGAAGGCCGTGGGTTCGATTCCTACATGAGGCTCAATTAATAACAAACAAATAAAAACGTCAGATTATGGAAAGTGGCAAGTATGGCAAACACAATCCCTCGTAGCAAACAAGTGTAGGCAACGGACTTTTAATCCGTGGGGCTGGGAGCGTTACCCGGCGGGGGAACAAAACACACCGAGGCTTAGTGGTAAAGAACTATCTCTCATAAGGATGGTCAAGTGGGTTCAATTCCCATACTCGGTACATTATATTGCGGCAAGGTGTAATTGGTTGCATGGGAGTCTCATAAACTTCAGGGGTGGTTCGAGTCCACAGCACGCTACTAATGGGGATATAGTTTAATTGGCTAAAACATCTGATTTGCATTCAGAAGATGTCTCGGTTCGATTCCGAGTATCTCCACAATAAAATAACAAAAGAAAAAGAAAGAAATTAATGAAGATAGTGTTAACAGGTAAATTAGAATCACATAGAGAAATTTTTAGAGGAGAAAGAGAAAAAAATAAATTGATTAAAAGAATAAAAAAATTTATTTTTAAAAGAAAAAACGCTTAATAGAACAAAGTACAAGTTCAGGGTGGGGTGCGGTTCCCACAAATGCGGGTGTAGCTCAATTGACTAGAGTACTAGCCTTCCAAGCTGGGAGTTGCGGGTTTGAATCCCGCCACCCGCTCCATACGTCAGTGGCGGAATTGGTAGACGCGTTGGTTTTAGGAACCAATATCGTTAAGATGTGGGGGTTCGACTCCCCCCTGACGTACTTTTATTTTGCCAATTAAACAATAACCCTTATATTTGTAATTATGAAAAAATTAACCTTTATTAGTGACACACACACCAAACACGAGAAACTTAACGGTTTTCTTCCTGGTGGTGATATGTTAATCTGTGCTGGTGATATCACTAGTAGAGGTTATAAAACTGAAATTGAAAATTTTCTTAAGTGGTTTGATAAAATTGATAACTATGACCACAAAATTTTCATAGCAGGTAATCACGACTTTGGTTTCCAAGACCAACCTAATGAAACTAAAGGTTTGTTAACTGGTTATAAAACAGTTGAATATTTACAAGACGAACTTTTATTGGTTGGTGATGAGGATTATGACGATATGGTTAAAGTTTGGGGTACTCCTTGGCAACCTGAATTTCATAATTGGGCATTTAACTTACCAAGAGGACAAGCTTTAAAAGAGAAGTGGGATATGATAACAGTTGGTACTGACATTCTTATCACTCACGGACCACCATTTGGCAAATTGGATTACGTAAAATACCCAAATCAAAATGTTGGTTGTGAAGAACTAATGAAACGAGTTGAAGTAATCAAACCAAAAATTCACGTATTTGGACACATCCACGAAGGTTATGGTTATGTGTTTGATGGAAATACTCACTACATTAACGCAGCTGTGTTAAATGGACGATATGAGTTCCGCAATAAACCTGTGAATGTTTTATGGGATAAAAACACAAATCATTTGGAATTTGTTGATTAATAGGTTATCTTTGTGGTATGAATAAAGTAAAAATATATTTGGATGACATAAGAACTCCTAATGACAAAGATTGGTTGGTTGTTAGGAGTTTTTATGAATTTGTAGACTTAATAAATAAAGTTGGTTTGAATAACATCGAATTAATTTCATTAGACCATGACTTGGGTGATACTGCTATGAATGAGTATTATAACAATGTTTCACCTAACTACAAATTAGATTATGAGAACATAGAAGAAAAAACTGGTTACGACGCGGTTAAATGGTTAGTTAATTTGTTTTATTCTTTGAATGAACATAGAATCAACATGAGTAGGTCTGAGAAAAAAAGGGATAAAAATTTTTATTTCCCTAAAGTTGTGGTTCATTCAGCTAACCCAATAGGTTCAGCTAATATCATGGGTTATATCAATAACTTTTTAATGAATGAAGGTAAATCACAAGATTGTATAAGAGTTAAAATTGAGTATTATGTATGATACTGAGGGACCAGAATTAACAAAACAACAAAAAAAAGATATTAAAAAAGTTGTTGACCGTTATCTTAGAATTAGATTCAAGAGAAGGGTTAGATTATTAATAGGATTAAAATTAAAATAATGAAAGTTTCATTTGATTTTGATGGTACGCTTTCTCTTAAGAGTGTCCAAGAATACGCCAAAGATTTGGTGAGTAGGGGTTTAGATGTCCACATTGTTACTAGTAGACATAGTGATAAAGCAGCCAAAGAAGCTGGTTGGTGGTGGATATTGGACCAAAATAAAAATCTATTTAATGTTGCTCAAGAATGTGGTATTGATGAAAAAAATATTACCTTCACAAACGGAAGGGACAAGATAGAATATTTGAAAGGTAAAGACTTCAAATTTCATTTGGACGATGACGAAATTGAATTAATGTTAATTTTTGAATCTGATGAAAAGTGTATGCCTTTGAACGTTGGTCATAGTGATTGGCGTGATAATTGTGAAACAGAAATTAAAAGTTAATATGAAAGTAATTTTTCTTGATAATGATGGTGTAATCTGTTTGGCAGATAATTGGGGTAGTAGAATGAAAAAATTTAAAAAATATCATTCTAAAAATCCTGATGTTAAATTTGATGATAGACCAATTGATTGTAGATTAGATAACTTTGATGTGAAAGCAATTAAAGTTTTAAATACCATCCTTGAACAAACAGGAGCTGAGATTGTGGTATCTTCTGATTGGAGATACCAAGCTTCTCTTGAGGAACTTGGGGACTACTATCAAAGTCAAGGAATTATCAAAAGACCTATTGGGGTTACTGACATGTTTAAAGATATCTACCCAAGAGAATGGCAAAGATTGAGAAACTACGCCAAACTTGAGTATGAGAGACAAGCAGAAATCAAACATTGGTTATCGCAACATCCTGAAGTAACTCATTGGGTTGCAGTTGATGATTTAGATATGTCAGAAAAGTTTGGGTCAATCTCTGGTAATCCTAATAGTGGGTTAACTAACTTTGTCCTAACACCAAAATCAACACAGGGAATTAAACAATCAGGGATTAAAGAAAAAATCTTAAAATTTTTAATGTAATATGGCTAGATTAAGTAGAGAAGAAAAAATGAACAAAGCTGTTGTCGACATTATTAATGAAATGTTTAAGATAGCAGGTCATGAGGTAACTTATGACGATATCAAGGACCGTAAGGATAATTGGTACGCCCAATGGACCATGACTGAAGCTCAATACGACGAATGGAAAAAATGGGGTAAAAAATATCTCCAAAAGAACCTTCGTATGTATGCAAAACAAGCAGAAAAAGAAATGTTATGGGTAGGTATGATGTGGGGATTAAAATTTTCTGACCTACAACTTGGTTAATTAGTGTTTTTATTTCTTTTATAGGATATTTATAATTAACAAATTAATTAGTTATGAGTAGAAATATTAATAGAAGTACTTCAGCTATTGTTGATGAAATTCTTAGAAAGAGTAGAATTCGTGAACAAGAAGAGGAAGAAGAAAACAAAGATACTGAAGAAAAGAAAACTGAAACAAAAGGTGAACCTGAACTTTATAAATTAAGTAGTAAGGTTATAGAAATTCTTAATAATAGAATTAAAGATGAGTATACAGCTCATTACTATTATAGAGCGGCTACTAACTGGTGTCAGGATATGAATTATAAGAAAGCTGCTGAGTTCTTTAAAAATGAGGCTGACGATGAGTTAGAACACGCTCAAAAACTACAAGAGTATATGACAGGTTTTAATATTTTACCTGAAATAGAAAAAACAGAAACAAAACACACTTTTGGTAATTTACTTGATGTTGTTTATGGAGCTTACACTATGGAGTTGGCTTTAATGAAAGATTATAATAAAGATTCTCAGGATGTTTTTTCTGATGATATCACAACATTTGATTTTTTAACTGAATTTAGAGAAATCCAAAAAGGAGCTGTAATTGAATACAATGATTTGATTAACGCATCCAATTTGATTGATAAAGGGGATAAATTCCAAATACTTTATTTTGAACAAACTTATTTTTAAGTAATTGTATCATCGAATAAGGACCCCTTTCAGAAATGTTAGGGGTTTTTTGTTTTTATATTGTTTAATTAAAAAAATAACTATATATTTGTGTTATGGAATATTTTAAATTGTTTTTAATGTGGTTAGCATTTATTGTTATCACAACTTATTACGGGGATTACCTTGTAAGTAGAGAAGTAAACGGGTTCATCCAACTTTTAGGTTTCGTTGGAATGGTTGCACTCGTAGGATTAGTAGGAAACGAAACCATCAAAGTTTTAAATAATAAAAAAGAAGAAAAATGATTAGTACAGTAATTTTTGTAGTATGTTTAATTGCGGTTATCCTTACCGTTCTAAAAACAAGAGGTAGTATGTTTACGGTAACCCAAAACCATTACGGTCATGATAGTAAACGATTCAACCCATCTTGGCTCATTAAACCGATTGGTATTTTTGTTGTAGGTATCGTTATTTCAATGACCCAACCGTTTGCGATTGAAAAAGTTGACGCAGGTCACAAAGGATTAAAGATTAATTTGGTCGGAGACCAACGAGGTGTATCAAGTTATCAGTATAAAACTGGTTGGGTACTTTATAACACTTGGACAGAACAAGTATTGGAGTTTCCAACATACCAACAACACATTGAGTATGAAGACCAAGGTGTAATCCTTAAAGGTGGATTCTCAGCAACCATTAAACCAACATTTAACTATTCTCTACGTGAGGATGCTATTGGTGATATGTTTGTTAATTTAAGATTATCTATTAGTGAAATTGAAAAGGGTTGGTTGAAAAACGCTATTATTGGGGCAGTAAATGACGTAGCTAACACATGGGAGGTAGATAGTATTTTTAATCACCGACAAGCATTTGAATCAGCAATTGTTGCAGAATGTAATGTTAGGTTATCTAAATGGTTTAACGTATCTCAGTTGAGAACTAATATCACACCACCTGAGGCATTACAAGAGTCAATTATCGCTAAAACAAAGGCTATCCAACAAGCTGAAGCCTCTGAACAACAAGCTATCGCAGCAATCTCTGAAGGAAGACGTAAAGTAGCCGTAGCAAGAGCGGATTCTGCTGAAACTATAATCAACGCAAATGCGTCAGCACTTTCAATTAAGATTAAACAAACTCAATTAACACCTATGTATATTGAGTACTTAAAGGCGTCTGCTTGGGATGGAAAATTACCAACAACGGTAGCAGGTGGTTCAGGATTGTTTTTAAACCTAAACAAATAATGAAGAATGGATTTATTGGGATGGTGACAGTACTTGTTACCATCCTATTTCTAACAGGATGTGGTTGTAGTGACGAAGAATATTACAAACAAAAGTTTAAATTCAAAAACGGTGATTTTGTAACACATAAGGTTAGTGGTAGTAAAATTTTAATTATTGATACACTAAGATTTAATAATGATTGTGGGTGTGAAGTTGAGTTAGAATATCTTGGAGTAAACTCAAAAGAACTTAATGAACGTTATAAAGAAATTGAATTAACTAAATAAATTTATTATATTTGTGTTATGGAAAAAAGAAGCACACATTACGGAGACGTATCAAAATGGATTGAAAAGGTAATTGATTCTTGCGAGACATACCAACAGACATTTACTGTTAAAAAATTGATTAGTAATTTTGCAAAACAATTAAGAAATAGTGCCCCTGATAAATATTGGAACAGTTATCAATACACAGTTATTTGGCCACTTGAACATAAATTAAAATATAAAAGACAATCATTCATAGATAAGATTGGGGAATAATGGGGAATAATGAAATTGAACTAGAAAAAAATTATCTACCCGAATTTATTGACCAATTTGGTGATGGTCCTCTCGGTGAATTAGACCCTGAAGAATGGGGAGCATTAGAGTTTCTCAGATGGTTAGAAATTAATAATTATAAAATTATAAAAAAATAATAAATTTATGGAAAATATGAAAAGAGTTGATTGGTTTTTGTTAATAATATTTGTAGCAAACTTATGTGCTAGCATTCCATTAGGGTCTTTACCAAACATTCTTGGTTGGTCTTGTGCGGCAATGGTACAATTAAGAATTTGTTTAACCAAATAATATAAAAGGTAATAATTGTTAATTACAAAATTTGACTTTTTAAGAAATACAACTATATTTATAATATAAAATGAAAAATACGAACATCATATCATTATTAGAAAGATTAGAGAGATTTAGTCTAATGGAGATGGTATGATTATTTTTTAAATAATATTTTAAAACCCGTCTCTTAAAACAGATGGGTTTTTTTTTTGAAAAAGATTTGGTAGATTAAAAAAGATTACTTACATTTGTAAGACAAACAACGGGGGTAGGAAGTTAGAGATGAGTGTCCTACTCCCGTGACAAAAAGAAAAAGTTCTTTGACATA